CTTTAGCACCATTATTTTGTATAACAACCAAAGCATTGTCTGTACCATCAGTTTTAATAACAGCCCTTGTATCATCGGCTGCATTTTTAAGTTCTACTGCACCGATTTCAATATCACCAGCTACCATATTAACATCAAGAGCTCGTTTAGTATCTACTAATGTTGATGTCAATACATTACCAGCACCATCTTTTAATGTAGCATCAGTTAAGATTCGCCATTTACTACCTATTGTTTCTGTTCTGGCAAAGTAAACTTTATTACCAGCAACATCTAATGCCATAATAGTAATGCCTTGAAATCCTCCTGTAATACCAGCAATATTTTCACCGTCGCCTAAGATTTCAAGTTTTTTGTTGCTGTTGGCATCTTCTATTTTAACAGCACCAATAGTAACTTCACCTATAGTAATATTTGTTTGTAATGTACATGTTCCATCCTCATTTTCTAAAACTTTAATCGGCAAATATGTTTCCTCACCTTCAACACCTATTTGTCCAAATAAAATTGCTGGTCCACGTAAACTTGCATCACTCGGAAATATTTTCTTCTCGCCTGCCATATTAAGCCTCCTTTAAGTTATACTCTTTCGAGTTCTAAAAGCCAATTTGTAGTTTCATTTCCATTATTCCATTTTACAGTAATTGAATTATCATTTTTAATATCTGTTATTTTTCCAGTCAAGATTGTTCCTTTTTTTCTGACAGATGCATTTATATTAAACACAGGTTGCATGTCACTTTCTTTATCTGTAGTAACTGGCGTTTCTTTTTTAATCCCAACGAATTTAATTTTATCAAGGATGATAGCAAGTATCTTCCTAGCAGCTTCACGTTTTCGCATATATTCTGCAAATGATACCTGTTTATCTTCAACAGTTTTCTTTGGGAGTTCTGCTATATCATCAGCTAAAATTAATTTTGAATAATGGTATCTAGATATTTTACGCGGAATAGTCCCTAAGTCAATTTTTAAAAATTCACCATGTATACCAACAACTTTTCCTGTTATTTCATTTTCATTTAGCAAACAAACAGGATCTCCTATTTTAAAATGATTTTCTATTGAAGCAGTAACTAAAATCCATTCTTGATCGTCATTACTCCAAGCCCATTTTTGTCCAACTGGTGGTATTGATGTTGGTTTTTCTTTAGAAATCTTAGACTCGATTTTATTCAGGGTCTTACTTTCTTTAATCCATTTCATAATTTATCTCCTTTTTTAATTTATAAATCCATTTTCAGTATAAAATTTATATTCCATATTATTTTGTTTACAATACACCATTGCTGCTTTTGCTTTAGCTATAACTTGTTTGTCTTTTAATAAAAATGCTGGTTTAATTTCTATTAATTGTTTAGTTCTGTCTTTAAAATAAACTAGAACATCTGGCATGTAATGATGAAAGCTGTTATTAAACCAATATTTTATTCCAAATGGTTGTACTTCATATTTTATTACATCATCTAAATATTCCAATGCCATATAAAATCCATACTCACCAGATGAAGTATAATGAATTAAACAATTATTCTTCATAGAAAAGAAATCACCTTTATATCCCCAACTACCAAGACCGTGTAAAGCACGTTTAATATTATTAGCACTTATTTTTTCTCTTTGCTCTGGTGGTTGCGCATATCCATTATATAATTTTCTTTTTTTATCATTAGTTATTTTAATTGATTTTATATGCTTTTTTATAGTTTTTGGTGAATTTAAATATCCTTGTTTTTTTAATAATATCTGTCTTGCTTTACTTAAACTTTTGCAATGTTTTTTAGTAAATTTTATTCCTTTAGTTTTACCCATAAGTCCTTTACTTATATTATCATTATGTTTTTTAGTTCTTTTATAAATTCCTTTTGGCATTATCAATCCTTAATTTTTCTGCAAGAAATTATTGCCTTTATATCATTTTCAGTATAACTGTCAAACGACCGTCCTTTATCAAGTAAATATGATTCTAACTCTTCAAATAAATCTTTATTATAATGTGAATATTTTTTCTTTAAATATTCTTCTGCTGTTATAGTTATAATATTATCACCATAAATAGCTTGTTTTTCACGAATAACTTCTACAAGCAAATTATAAGCTTGCTTTAATTTCGGATTTTTTACAAACCAACCTATAAAAGGACTGATTAAATCAACTATAGTCTTAATTGAATTCCATAAACCTGAAGCTTCTTTATATAATCCGTTTGCCATTGTTTCTAATTCAGCTTGCATTCTTGGATTAATAGTTTTTAGAAACTCTGGATAATCTTCCATAGTTTTCAAAGGTTCTTGCTGAAAATATTTTATTTTTTTCTTTACAGCTATGTCTGCTATGATTTTAAATACCTTATCATCAGCACGTTTTTTAATATCAAGTTTATCTGTAGTTGTTTTAGTTCCTTTTTTTGTAGTAACATAAGCTGTACCTTCACTGATATAGTCTAATGTATAAATCATTGAAGTGTCACTAGCAAAAGAAAATTCATCACCTATTTTAAGTTCATTAAATTTCATAACTTTTGCTTTTCCTTTTTCTATATCAGAAGATTTTTGAAATCCAACTATAGCATCTAACCATTCTGTTTCATTTATAACAGTCTTGCTATAAACATTTATAAAAGTATTTCTTGTATAATCATTAGCTGCAATAAACAACACTTTACCAGAGTCATCTACAATCCTATTAACTTTTAAACTAGTTTTCTTTTCCATTTTACTATCTCCTTTATGTTCTGTAATTAGGAATTTATCCCCACCAGTACTAATGATATTATATGTTCCTTTATGTTTCTTACCATTTAATTTAATTATCATAGATTCTTTTGAAGACATAATAACTTCATATGTTCCTTCATCTTCAAGTTCTATTCTACCTGCACCATATAATCCAGCAGGAATTTCCATTGGGTACTTCTGTTTTGTAATATATTCAACAGGATGATCTTCAACTAATACTAACATCAATTTTTCTTTATCCTTTGGTAAATGGTGCTTTGGTAATGCCCAGCTAACTAAAGTAGTCTTTGTATCAGTCCCAGGGTGCTCTGGGGACTCCTCTGTTCGTTTCTTTTTATATTCCTTCAAAGAACCATTAGGAGCCTCCAATCGAAGGTCCCAATGATGTCTTTTTGACTCATGGTCATTAATTCCGAATATTCCTTTATATCCTTCTTTAAATCGTTCTAACATTACACTTTCGCTCCCAATATAATATTTTTAACATCTCTTAAACTATCTGCATTAAATAAAGCACTGGGTCTATTATGTTATCTGGAAGAAGCCCTATTTCATCATACGTTATATGAATTCTATGTGATAAAACTTTACCATTTACTTTATTACAAGAAAATACATATTCATAATTACCAATATCATTGAGTACTTCAATATGATATTTTTCTGCATGTAACCGCTGGATTAATTTAATTCTGTACTCAAGCGATTTTATTTCACGCATTAACTTTCTCCTTATTTCTTTTCTACGAAATCATAAATCATAGTTACTAATTTCTTCTCTAATGGGAGAATACTCTTTTGAATATCATAAATCTCATTATCAGCTGAGTCTCGTAAAGAACTACTTTCAACATATCCATCTATTATATTATCTTCCCAGTTATCAAAATCAGTTACAATATCTGAAATTTCTTCATAATAATCTACAATGTCATCTATTATTGATTGCATTTCTTTAGTTGGTATATTTTCAGTAGCTTCTATTTCTTTATAATAGTCTTTATCAAATAATTTTTCTAAAATTTCAATTACATAATTATCTTCATTAATTTTGAAATCCCCATCAAAATCACTATCATCATATACAGTATCGCTAAGTTCTTTTCGATCTGCTGCTTTTTTGTTTAACCAACTTTTCTTTTCTAAATGATCTTGAACATATTTTAATAGTGCTGGGCTGAGTTGTGTATAGTCTCCTTCAAGAGTATTCCACATTATCTCAAGTGCTTTCTTTGGAGATACTTTGCTTTTAAGTATTAAATCATTATATATCCTTGCTTCTAATGGGTCTAAATCAACTACTGTTTCTTCAATGGTAACTTTTGCTTGTTTATTTAATGAAGATAATTTTTTCAATGTTTCTGGCTGACATTTTATTTCTTTTTCTTCTGTCCTAACTAATACATAATCATCTTCATATCTTATAACTGTACCTGCTTTTCCTTGATAATCCCCGCTGATTAATTCAACTTTATCTCCAGGATTAAATTTAAATCCCAACCATTTCGTTTCTTTTTTTAATTCAGCTAATGGTTTAAATCCTTCTGGTGCAACTATACTAATTACATCTCCAATTTTTATAGCATCACCAACACTCATTGATGTATGGTCTGTTTCACTATCACCTATCATTGTAAATGCTTCACCTCTTGGAGACCAATACTCACCTTGCATCTTCTGGAATATTTCATCTAAATCTGTAGATGAAACTTTCCCTAATAACATATGTGTGTCTTTAAATGTTTCTTTTGAGAATGGCATTTTTTCTTCATCATACATTCTGTTTGCAGTGCTAATACTTTTTGCGTACCATATTTCTGTATTGCCTGGTATAAAGATAGGATCGATTTTATCAGCATCATTTAATGATTTATATTGTTCGCCTCTTTCTACTATTCCAATTTTATGTAAAGCTGCAGTTTTGATTTGTGATTGTTTTTGTCCAACGAAGAAATTATCCCTAATGATGTTGCAAGCTTCTATCATACAATCATCTATTTTCTTATTATCATGTGCTGCTAATATTTTTGCAGTGTTTACAGTTTCAACTACATGCGATCCTGTAAAGCCTTCAGATAGATTAATGATATCGCTAGAAACTGTTAATCCTGAAAACTTTTTATATAGTGCTGTCAGATTTTCTTTTGTTGGAAGTGTTATCTCAACTTTTCTATCAAATCTTCCAGGTCTGTCTGCCAGAGCTTCATCAAGCATTGACATCTTATTCGTTGAAGCTAGAATAACTATTTGCTCATTATAATTTCTCATTCCATCAAGGTTAGTTAATAAATCACCCAATATTCCATTTCCAGACATTGACATAATATCTCTTGATGTCCCTATCATATCTATATCTTCAAAAGCTATTACCGCTTTTCCTAAATAAGGTAATAGACTAAATAAACTACTAGCACTCATCTGTCTGAATGACTCTGATGTAACATATACTCTGCTAACACCTTTTTCATTTAATTCATTGAAGATAGCTTTCACTACTGATGTTTTACCTGTTCCTGGCTGTCCATACATTACAATGCCTCTTTTAAATACACCAGTATCAGCTAGTCTCTTATCCCCAAGAAATGCAATTGTGTTCATTCGAATATCACTCTTAATATTTGCATCAAGAATTATATCATCCCATACAACTTCAGGTACTTGATGAAATGATATGTTTCCATTTTCTGCATATAAGCATTTGCCTCTGTATTGATTTTCATTAAGCATTTTTGTTTCAAGCTTTTCTATCCATTCATGAGCTTCATCGCGGGTAGGTGCATAACAGCTTATAGTGAAATCGCCATAATTTAAAGCAGCTTCTATAATCATATTTTTATAAGTAGCTGTCACGCTTGAAATTACTGGCGTTATTTTGTTTACATCTGTATGAATATCCATCAATGAAACTTGGCTATTATAACTAGCACTTGCAGTTTTTATCTGTGGGTCTTCTTCATTCAATAAATTTGTAAGAGCATATTGTGCTATGCCTACAAGAAGTCCTGAGAATTTTCGAGATACTACTGCAAGGTTCTCTAAAGCTGCTTTTCTTTCTAATGAAGCTACATTTTTTATAAATCCAGTATCTTTTAAATATTGTTTACCCTGCGCTGTTATTGAATATATGTTATCTTTTTTATTAATCATTTGTGTCTCTAAAAGATATGCCAATGTTCTATTTAATTCATCTATGTTTATATTTTCTTCTTTTGCCCAATGTTCTATCCCTTCAGGACTAAATTCTTTATTATCCTCTATAACTACTAATACTGAATTAGATATTCCTCCTAAATCTGATTGTTTATTTAATGAACCCTTTTTGGTCTCTAAGGGTTGTATATCCACCTCATCCCATGACCGCAGGGCGACTTCTACTCCATCTTTATCTTCAAATACTATATTTACTATATCCCTGGTTATTGGATGTCTGTGCTCATACTGGAATGTAAGTATTTCACCAGAATTTCTGTCTTTAAATTTTCTGCCCTCAAGTGTTTTTACATCTACTGCTTCTTTCTTTAATAAAGCTTTTGTTTCTGCAATTCTTTTAATCTTCAATGGTCCAAGACTCATTAATTCACCAATTTTCATTTCATCAACAAGCGGTCTAAACTTATCAGCAATATTATCAATAGGAAAATCTGCTTCTGTCCCATCATCAAGCACTTGAATAAATTTTTTCTCTAATGCTTTTTCTACAGCAATTGTTGGCAAAGAAGCTCTTTGTGGTACTGGTATTTTAAATAATCTATAATAATCACCGAACATGTCTTCATAACTCATTGTCATTACTTTAGTATCTATACCATCTTCTTTTAAATCTTTAACCAATTTTTCTGTTGAAGTTCCTTTAAGCGGCCATATTACTTGTTTATCTATATCAAAATCAAAACCATATATATCCCAGTTATTAGTAACAAATTCTTTGAATGTCATATATCTGTCAGGGTGATATACAGTTATGAAATCATGTTTGCGTTCTCTCCATTCTCTCAATGGTGGAACTCTTTTTGCTATAACGCCAATTCCCTGCAGCTTACTTTCTATCTTTTTAGATAACCAACTATTCACTTGTCCTCCTTTAATTAAGCGAAGATATTTTTCATCAACATCATTTTTCATTTCATTATCAAACTTCACATTGTATTGTGCTGAACCGAATTCAAATGGTAGTTGGATATTTTTAACAGTTCCAATTGAACTGTCCCTAATGTCCATTACTCTATCACCCTCTTTAAATGAAGGTTGTGTTGCTATCTTTATTATACTTCCATTATTATCAAACACAGAATTACAATGAGGACATCTTGTTGCACCCATTGCTATCTCTGGTGTAATATTCAAATCAACCTGCTTTTGGCAGTTCTGACAAGTTATAAAATTGTTTTCCATTATTTCTTACCGTTCTTCTTTTGTTTATTTGAAGCTATTACTTTTATCTTTGGACGCGAATCAATATGCGTTTTTATAGTTCTTAATCCTTCTTTAAACTGTAATAATGCGCATGTTGCATGTGGTGAATTCAACTAAGTCTCCTTTGCTAAAAATTAGAGGGTTAGTTGGAGTTAACCTAACCCTCCAATAATTATTTTAAATAAACAGGTATTGCTGAAACTCCAGTACCTTTTGGTTGTATATTAAAACCATTACCAAACTTTAAGGGAGTTATGCTTGGCATAACACTCCTTGTCTTACTTTTATTTGGTAATACACTTAAGGTAATCGAATTTGCCCCAGTAGCATCTGACAGTACTATATTACCCACTGTATAAGTAGATGTAGTTACTGCATAAATATCTAACAATATTAAAACCTGTTTAGCAGGTAGAAATGTTGTTACTGATGTTGTAGTAGTAATTACACTATAACTTCCTATATTCGTTGGTAATGCAGCATGAACCGGAACTGCCATTACTGCTAAAAGCAATACTGCGATTATAATATAACTTATTTTCACTTTGTTCACCTCCCTATTTACAGTTTTATTAAATTCAGTTACTTCGTTTTTCCATCGTCCCAATGCTTAAGAGCGTTAATAGCACCTAATATAAGTGCTGATAACACCATGCCGATTGTCGGGTCAAGCTTAGGAAATACATGAGTTATAAACCCTAAGATAGAACCGTCTGTAGGATTCAATGTTCCCAATACATTTCCTAATTGTGGAAGCAGGAAAAGTCCAAACGATTGAAGGATTTTTCCAACGGTCTTCCATAGATTAAATTTTGATCCTGGCATAATTCCCTCCTTTGGTTCAATTTTACTAATTATCCTGTGAAACCGAGTTTGCGTAGTTCTTCAGTAGTTATTTCATTTGTTTTAACAATTTCTATGTGCATTATATAATAAGCATTCCACAATCTTGCTTTGCCTTCTTTCCATTGTTTAAGCTTATTATCAACTTCACCAATTGAGTTTCCGTCTTCATCCTGCATAATACTAGTTGTGAGCTGACCATCATCTGCTGTATACTCTGATTTATCTTTTGAAAGTCCATAGTTGCTATAAAGATATTCGACTAGATGATCGATTGTATCAAACTTTTTATTTTCTTTTTCAAACATCGTATTTCGCCAATCACTTATTTCACCCTTTTCAAAACTATCTTCTACTACATCACAACTAGTACTTACTAAGAAGTATACTTCATCTTCTGCTTTTGCTTTCCTTGTTAACCAGTTCATTGTATTACCTCCATGAATTAGACTTGAAATTCTTTCATATTCATAACCGTTCTTAATGTTCTTATTAAAATATTTCCCTTTTGAAACTGCTTTTGCGAATGTAGTAAATTCTTCTTCTTCAACATTACTATATCTGTATTTCCCACCTGATTTAAATTCTATTTCAAGATTATGACTCTCAGGATCATATTTCAATGCTTTAATTACAGATGAAATAACGTACTTCCTTATGACTGCCATTATTCCTCTACCTCTTCTTTTTTCTTTTCTAATTTCTTTTCCATCTTGTTAAGTTCAGTGTAATAGATATCTGATTCTTTAAGATGGTCCTTTGCAATTAGCTCCTGATACTTTTCTATCGGTTGTACCTTATCATTTTCTACATCGTCAATAATCTGTTTAATAGTTGCTTCATGTTCTTTTTCTACTTTAATTCCCATTGCAAGTTCTTTGTTCTCTTCATCTTTTGCAGTTAACCATTTCATAATTATTTCTCCTTTGAATAAAAATGTTCGTATTTGTCATACAATGCTTCTACTGTTTCTGCTTCCTCTTTAACCATATTAAATTGTTTTATAGTTTCATCCAAAGAAGCATGAAGTCTAAAAGTAAGCATATTCAATACATCAAGCCCATGTTCTTTTAAAATATATTCTTCACAGTTTGGTATATTTATAGTAATTATATTTTCTATAGGAATACCTAACTGCTTTGAAATCTCTTCCATATTCAATTCTGCTTTTGGGTGAAGCTTTTTTCTTACATGTTCAATTACACTCTTTTCAGAATTTTGTTTTCTTGCTTGTTCAAGTAATTCTGGAAATACTACTTCGAGTGCTTCTATAATTGCTTCATCTTCTGGCATTCCTTTATCTGTAAGTTCTTTTATATGTTTCAGATATGATTCCTCATAAAGCTGAGATATATCTGCGCCTTCAATTATTAATTCACTTTTAGCAGGAATTCCTTTAATTAAATCGCTTATCATTTTATATTCATGGTCTGCTATCTTTTCTTTAGTTTCTTCAGATAATCCACCAAGTACAAATTCGACTATTTCTTCCATAGCAATAAGACCTGCTTTTTCTGCTGCATCTGCTAAAGTTAAAATACTTGATTTTTCGTTTGATGTGAGTGCTGCTTCTTTTTTCAATGAAGCTTGTTTTCCAGAAGCATCTTTAAAGTCTTTGCTGATTTCTAAATCTTCTAAAATTGTTCCATCAGGAAATTTTACATTGTATATATCATAATCAGGTTCAGATCCTTCATGAACATCTTCTATTTCACCAACATCATCTTTCTTTTTATTTTTAATATTTTTAAGTAGTACAACCTTGTCTCCTTCATATAAATAATCTAGCTGATGCTTAGATGCCTTAACAAATAAGCCTTCTGCAGATTCAATGATAGTTCCATCTTCTTTAAGTTCTATATTGATTAAATCATTTAGCAAAATTTCCTTGATAAATCCAATTTCTTCTTTTTCAATATTACGAATTTCATTTGAATAAACTGGTTCATCTGTAGTACTATATTGAATTACTTTATAATTTCCAGGTTTAACAAATACCTTATCGCCTATTTGAAGTTTATCTGCTTTTTTCTCCAATGAAGCCTTTTCAATTGGCGGTTTATTCTCATCGATTTCAATATAAGAAATCATTTCACTTGGAAACCAAGTCTTTCTTAATTTCTTTGTGATCGGGTCTATGTATTCACATTGTTTCTTTTTGCCATTGCCAAGCTCATCAACAACTGTGCATTCAACATTCAGGTCCTTTATCATATGCACTTTCTTCGCTTTTTTATTTAATGAACTTTCAGAAGGAAATCCTTCTCTAGTAATTGACCACCCTATCAATTCATTATCAGCCATATATCGTTTTGCATCTTCATGCGAATCAAAATAAATTGTATTACCATCATCATCTTCGTATATATCATAACCCTTACTAAGATAATATTCACCTTTCTCAGCAGATTTATTTAATGAAGAATAATATATTTTTTTAATTTTTTTATTAAGTTTTCCTTGAGCATAATCAATTAAATTATCATACTCTTCTTCTGTCAATCCTGCTCCTTCTGCTATTTCATGAAAATTCATTATCTCTGTTACATCACAAGTACCTTGATGTAAAGGAATACTTTTCATTCCTTCTAAAATTTCATCAACAGCTTCTTTTGCATCATCCATTGCAGCAGCTTCTTTCTTTAATGAAGATTTTGTTTCTTCATCATAATACTCTTTCCAGAATTTAACACTTTCCATTTCTTCTTTAAAACCTTTTAACATTGCTTCTACATCACTATTAATTTCTGTTAAGTTATCTTCAATAGCTTTAATCTGCTTTGAAATCTTCTCTGAAAGTATTATTGCTTCTTTAATATCCTTATCTAAATATTTTTGTACTGTTGTAATATCTTTATCTTCTACAGCTTTCTCTAAATCATCTACAAATATTTGATAACTATTAATATCACTAACCAATTCATTGAAATCAGCTTCAATACAGAACCAACCACCCATCCTGCCTTCTTGATACCAATCTTCTGCCCAAGAATATCCATCTACAATTTCATCGCCCAATGTCTTTACATTTAATTGCGCTTCATCTTGATATATTCGATTTAATTTATCATCATTGATTTTAGTTCTAACTTCATCAGGAATATTAATTTTTCCCATTTTAATATCCCATTCAAAGAAGTTTTTACCATGCGAATTTATAGCATCAGCAATGCCCTCACCTACTAGCATCATTATATCTCCTGTAGGTTCATAAGCATCGATATCAAGTATATCAACATTTTCTTTTTTCATTTTCTCAAGTATTTCTTTTCCCTTAGCGATTACAGTTTTATCTTCTGCTGAAAGTTCATCATCTGCTTTATGTTTTAATGAAGCTTTTGTTTCAGTCATAGAACTGAGTGCTTGTGATAGTGCAACATATAAACTAGATTTTTCTGCATATGTTAAATTTAAAGTTTCCAACCAATCTTGGTATTGTCTAAGTTCTTTGTCTCCCCAGTTTTCACGAATACCTTTAGTGTTTGCTCTTTGCTGTAATTGTTCTATTATTTTATTTTTACTTTTCTCAGCTTTTGAATAATCATTAGCTGCTTTTTTTAACCAAGCTGTCTTTTTATAGAAATCATTAACATTAACGTTTTCCCTTCTTTCATGCATGATATCGATGCTAAAGAACTCTATACCTCTTGCTTTGTCTGTATTTTTACTAACTGATACATAATATCCTGCAAGATATTTTCCATCTTCTTCAACAGGAATAAATATTTCCCAGTGCTTTCCACCAGTATATTCACTAATATCTGCTTTATATATTTCAAGTAGCTCATCTAATGCTTTCTGTATTTTGGCATCTACTTCTTGATATGTTCCTTCTTTATCCTTTGTTACTATTCCTGTATCAGCAGCATCAGGGTATATTTGTTTCTGGTCTTTGTTAAAATCTTCAAGAACTACTAATGCTTCTTTACCTGGGATAAATGCTTGTTTTCTTAATAAAGCCGGTTCAGGATATATTCCATGTTCTTGTTTATACATTTCAACTGCTTGGTCTGCATATGACATTAATTCCTCATCCATCCTATATAAAAATTCTTCATATTTAATTTTACCGTCTTCAATTATATCAGGAAAATTTTTCTTTAAATACTCTATAATTGTAGGATATGTTTTATTAACTACCTCCTGATAAAATTGTCCTTTAGGATCTATAGTTTTCCACGGTTCTATTTTTGTTATTTTTTTAAAATTAGCAATAACATCAGCAACTGCTTCATTTATTAAATCCCATTCTGTTCTATCTAATGCTTTTTTACTTAACCATGATTTCTTTTTTTTCATATGTTTAAACATCTCAATTTGTTGCAATCTTTCCTTTGCTTCTTTTTCAGTATCGTATGTTCCCATATTCCTGCCAGTTTCTGCCATTACTCGATATTTGCCATTGGGTAATTTCTTTATCTTTGCTTCTTTATTCAATGATGCTTTTTCCATCCAGCGATGCATTGGTGATTCTTTAGTTACACTTTGTACATATTCTAACTGTTCATCTAGTTTCTTTTCAAATTCAGATATACTCATAGCAGAAGCAACATCACCTTTCCATTTTCTTCTATCAGTTTCACCTTTAGGAACTACTATTGAATCCATTGAAATCATTGGTTCTGCATTTTCATCAAATTCATCAGAAATTTTAGATGCCATATCATGTACTTCAATAGTAAGAAATCCATCAAATAAATCTTTCTGTTCTACAATTACTTTTTTAAAACTTACTCGTTTAACAACTAAGTTCTTTGCTTGCAATATCTTAACAATATCATCCATTGCTTTAGTTGCTTGCTCTTTAATCTTGTTGTATAATTCTACTTCTTTTGGATCTTTAGAATATTTATAATCTTCCCAACTTGGATGATATGCTTTTTTATTTAATGATGCTTTAACTTTATGCAAGAAATTTCTTTCTACATCTACTATTTCACCAGAGTCTTCTAATTTCACTTCAACAATGGGACTCATTCCTCTACCAGGTTTAATTGATAATACTTTTCCACAATATTCTTGCATGTCTGCTATATCGTGTAATTGACTAACATCTTCTTTCCATTCTACTTTATCACCAATCTTTAATTCATCATCAGCATCCAAATGCAATGATGCCTTTTTAATATCACCCATATCTTGATAAGACTTTTCACCATTATCCCATTTTATTAATACTGTTCCTTCTGATGAAAATTCTAAAATCTTTCCCTTCCTACCAGGTTTGCTATACATATCTTCTACTTTATCTCCAATTTCATATATTGGAAGAAATCCAAATTCTTCTCTTTTTCTTGCTTTTTCTTTATCTGCATCTAAATGCAACGTATCTCTTGTGATAGCTGATGGAATATCATCAACATCTGCTTTAGTTAACCATGCTTTCTTTTCTTCTTTTTCTGGAGCTTTCTCTTTTGGTGCTTCTTTCTTAGATGGTTTTTTACCAGCTCTCCATGCTTTCGCAATATCTTTAAACTTTGCACCAGGATGAGACTTAAAATATTTACTTACAAAATCAGTATATGCTGAAGCTTCAATATTCAATCCACATTCTGGGCATGCAGCTAATTCTTTTGGTGTTTTACCTGTAGCCTTCTTTGCGAGTGCTGCACAGTATGACTCTGGTGATTTTGCCCAGCTACCTGCCTTCTTTACACATTTATCAAAATCTCCGCCATATGATTTCCATAATTCCTTTGCTTCATCTTTGGACATTTCATCTATTGATTTTGTAGCTGCTTCTTTATTAAATGAACCTTTTCTTTTTGGATATGGAATATTATATCTTTTCATTAATTCTATTCCGAAGCTAACTATCTCTTCAACTCTTGGATCATTCTTAAAAGCTTCTTCCCAATATTCTTTACCAGCTAAATCTAAAACTTTTTCTGCTTCTCTATCCCATTCATCTGTTGCTTGTTGATTATCACTATCCCAAATTGTTTGTTCAATATCATTTATTTTATCAGGAACAGACTCAGCACTCAACGTAAGATGTAAATCATTTCCTGTAAAATATGTAGGAAATTCTTCATAGTCTGCTTTGGTTAATCTCGATTCTACTTTTTTTAATTCGTCTTCAGGAACAGTTTCAATTCTTTTTAAGTTATCAAGTTTTGTATATTCAATATCATATGTATTATTTGTATTAACTTCACTAACATAACCTATGTCATTATTATCATCTATAACTTGATCACCTATTTGAAATTTACCATAAGCTTTGTTACTTAACCATGCTTTCTTTTTAGGATGCTTTATTTTCCATGCTTTCCATGCCTTGCCTATTTCTTGCATTGTTTTTTTATCTCCAGGCTTTGCACCTTCATGTTCCTTATAATAACTCTTTACAAAATCAGTGTATGCTGATGCTTCTATTTCTAACGATGCTTTTAATTCTTTTGGATTTAAATTTTTGACAATATCTCCATTATACTTTATCTTAATATTTATAGTGCCATCATCATTGAGCCGTAATATTTCTGCTGTTTCTGGATAGGATAATTGAACTGTAACTTCATGACCAGCCTGCGGGTCTTTTTTATTATAAGCAAAATCTTTAGGAAGCCTAAAAACAAGTCCTTGCGATACTTCTTCAGGAAATCTAATTGCAGCATATTCTGTATCTGGCCCAACTGCTTCTTCTGTTTCGAGCCAAGATTGTTTTAATGAAGTTTCGGTCTCTTTTATAAATTCTATCTTATAATTTTCATCAAGCCATTTCTCATATTTATCCAAATCAACTTCTGGCTGCGCATCAAACATAATATCATATGTCCAAAGCGTTAAGTTTCCAACGTATATGTGAACATCTTCATCTGAAAATTCTGGTAAGTCAGCAGAAATATTCTCTAATAAACTTTCAAAAAATCTGTCTGCTGTTTCTTGCTCTCCATCAATCTCAACTTTAGTAATTCCTGTGCCTCTCATTTCAACATGATCTTTATAATATATTTTTACAATTTGTTTGCCTGCTTCCACTTTCAATGAAGATACCTTCTTCAGTTTCTCGATTACATTATCTATCTGCTTGTCTGTCATCTCAATCGACTGTCCTTCTTTCTTAATTTCAGCCCAGTCAAAATCATATGTGACACCTTCTTTTGTTTCTTTTACAAATTTATCTTGCGCCCATTCTTTTAGTGCTTCTTCTTTTCCCTTATTAGCAAATATTGCATTACTTGCCTGCTTTATTAACCCAATTAGATTAAAATTCATTATTCCTCCCTTTATTCAAGTCCTTCTGCAAAATCTGTTATGTATTTTTCAGCCTGTTCAATAATTTCAAAAACTTTATATCCTTTTTCAAAATAATTCTTCCTTACTTCAGTATCTTTTGTAATTATTATTACAGGGATAGTATATAGAACTATAGTCTGTGATGCATATTGTTCTTTGGGTGTATCTATTCTGCAATCAATACGTGCATGAATACGAGTCATATCTTTCAACTCATCAGGATAATAAAAAGCTATAACTTTTGCTTCCCTTCCAAATATATCAATTATTTTTGAATACACTGTTTTTTCCTGTGCTTCTCTTTTATTCCAATTCATATTCAAACCTCCCTCAATTTTAATTCCCTTCTTTTTTAACCCTTCAACTACAGCAGATTTTATATCACCCATATAACCTAATATATATTTATCAACTGTTTCCATTTTAATTGGTTCTTCTTTTTTGTACCATCTTTCATGATACTTAATTATTCCCTCAATCATGTCTGCTGTTAGTTCATCAAAGACTTGTGAAGGTGTAACATCTGCATTTATCTTTAACCATTTCATGTTAATCTCCTTTACCAGTCAACATCTTTATCAGTAATATTATTTTCTTTCATATATAATTCAGTAATTATTTTTTGTGTTGTACCATCATCAAGGTTGTTCCACCAATTATATGCATCTTCCTGTAATTTTTCTACATGTATTTTCTTTTTCTCTTCGTCTGCTTTTTTATTTAATAATACAGCTTTCATTTCTAATCCTAAAAATTCTTTTGTATCTTCATCACTCATTTCATTAACTAAATAAATAAGGTTTTCTTCTAATTCTTCTTTACTCATTGCCTTTATACAATCTTTTATTTCTTTATTGCTTAGTTCATTTGCTTCTCTTTTATTCCAGTTCATACTCGCCTCCTTGACAATCTCAATTTTGACATCAGATTCCATAAGTTTCTTAACTGCTAATCCTATCATGTCTTTATTATAACTATTTCGATTGAACCAGAATATTCCATCAGTACTTTCTTTTATTTTTGATGCAACGAAATATCTGAATGCTTGGCTTTCAGAATCTGCACGTTTATAATATTCCTTACCATCGAATGTTATTTTATAAAGGATATCGTTCTTTGCTTTGATGTTTAACCAGTTCATATTATTCCTCTCTGAATGTCCAATCATTAGTATCAAAGTTATACCATGCTGTTAATAAATGAACACCATTAGACCCACCATTTTTTAATTCAAAACGAAAATCAAGTGTTATCCATATAACATCTTCTTTAGCACTGTATTCTGTATTGAATGTTTCTATTTTCAATGTTTTAAAAACTGGACTCATGACACCAGCTTTATTAACTAAGTCTTGACTTTCAAGTTCTAAATTTCCCTTATTGCTAAGAGATTTTTTAAATTTAACTTCTGTTCCAACTATTCCCATAACTTTTGTTTCTAAATCTGTTATATCAACAGAGTCTATTGTTTTTTGGTTTAATCCGCCTGCTTTAATATTTAACCATTCCATTTTGCTTTCCCTCCTTGTTTCAACGATATCTTTTACCTCATCTACATTTTCCATTGTTACTTCTTTATCTTCTCCAAGCAGCTCTTTCAATTTAACTAAAATATAATAATATCCATATTTCTGAAGGCACTTAAATGTGAGGTTCCCTATTCCGCCTTCTTCAAAATCATCTGCTAAGAATTCTTCCTTGTTTTTCTCATGGGCCGCTTCACCTGTTTTAATAAGATTATGAATTTCAGCTTCAATTTCATCAAGCTTCTTTTCTATCTTTTCTTTGAATAACTTCTTTTGGTCATTGCTAAATGCTTTAAGCGAATCATCCAAATATTCTACCTGCGTTATCTTCCTATCTATCTTACCCAATGAAATATCAAACTCTTCCATTGTTTCTTCTACAACAGGAATAAGATTTTTATATATTTCTTCATAATCATAATCTACATCTATCTTTCTTGCAGGCACTGTCCATTTATCATTCTTGACTGTAAAATCTTTTGGGTCAAAATTATATTCACCGTCCTTAACAACTGCTTTTGCTGCTATAAGTTTCAACCGTTTTAATTCAGCTTCAGTAAGGTCATCACGGTTTTCAAAATAATATTCTATTGGATGCCGTGTATTTCCCAGTGTTGGAACATTATGTCGATTAAGACTTTTCTGAATTTCATTCAATGACTCTTGAATTGTTTCTGTATCATGTGTTCCATTAAGTTCTACTTCACCAAACTTACCATAGCTTATAATGAAATGACAGTCAATGTCTGTCCATGAACTATATCTCCAACTTGTTAACGAACCAACTATTCTGCCTGTTAATATCCATTCATTATGATGTGTATATTTATTTGCTTCTAAATAATCATAGAGTCTTTTAAGAATTTGTATCTTATGTTCTGGATATAGTTTAAAATCACTCGTCGGGTCCCAGACTGCTTCGTCTAGTCCCGGCTTTCCATAATCTAGTATTGATGATTGCTTGTCTAACCATTTCATTATATACCTTACATTTCTAGATGTCGTACATCTTCAGTAATATCTTCTAATATATCTATGATTCGTAATCCTATTACATTTACTATCTGCTTTTGAAACATATCTGTTGTATTATACTCTAACCCAATTTCTTTCATTTGTGGAACCAACACATTTCCAAGTTCATACAAATCTTCCAACGATGCTTTCATCTTTTCAAGCGCTTTAAGAACATTAGCTCTTTCACCAGCTGCTTCTTTATTTAAACTGTTTTGAATAGTCTCAGTAACAACTACTTTTTTGTCCAGTCTTTTCTTAAGTTCATTAATTGCATCTTCAATTGATTTATCCCAAGCTTTATCCTGTTTAAGTGTTAATGCTAAATTACCAATAAAATCTGTAATGCGATTATATTGGTTTTCATTTAACATTACTGATGCTTCTGGCTGAGATTCTATTTTTAACCATTTCATGTTATTCTCCTTATACCATTTTATCTATATCATCTTTCAGCCATTGAATATCTGTTTCATCAAATTGTTCTATTTGAAAATGCTTATTAAGAAAATTTTGAACAATGATTTTTATTGCCTTATCAAAATTAATTGGCTTATTAGTAAGCTTTTGTAATTTAGTTATAATTTTACTAAATTCATGAGATGAAATTTCTACAGTAACAGTTTGCATTGCCTTTCTATTTAACCAGTTCATGTTAGCTCCTTAATATATTAATGCAATATTTATTTCAAATTTAAACCCATCTGGTGTTTCAACTTTTAAAATCTGAGGACCCTTTTTTGTAATTTTTAATTTTCCATCACTAAAATTGTCTAATGCGAGCATTATAATACCTGAAGCTCTTTCAGCATCAGTCTCTTCTGCTTTCTTATGTAATGATGCTTTCTTAACTATTGCTCTTTCATTTACATTCTCCAATTTTTTTCCTTTATCTGGGCCATCGAGTATTTTAAGATCATAGACATAAACAACTTTTTGCCATACTCTTTCAGATCGTATATCTTCTATTTTTCCTTGTGTCTTATCATCAAGAATTACAATGTCGTCCTTTTCATATTTTGCCTTAGCAATCTTTTTTAACCATTCCATCTTAGTACTCCTTATTGACTGAAATGTGTGAATACGTCAAGCACATTTAATAGTCCTGCTGAAATTCTCCCACCCATAGAAATAGGCAGCTGGAATGTACCTAATCCACTGCCCATTTGAATTTCACTCATCAGATCTAACTTAGCTGCTTTTAATAAAGGATTATATATTCCCATTAATTTATCTACAACAGTATTTATCTTTTCACCGCGTGCTACATTAAATGATAATCCACTATCAGTAAATTGGAAATCTTTAAATGCTATATACATATATTTATATAGTACTGTAAATACACATGTACCCAGTGCTAAAAATATTTCATAACCATAATAAGGATAGCCATTAATATCGAATTGTGTTATAGGAGGAACAACATTGAATGCATCAATTGCTAATTTTATACCAGCTCTGTAATCTTCTTGAACTAGTATTCCTTGAAGTTTTGTTGGCATGAATGTGTATGCTTGATTAATAATTCGTAACTCTCGCGGGGTGATTTCGAAGAATGTAAGGTATATATCGCTTTCAACTACTTGAACTGATTTAAAAAACCTGATGTAATAATATTTATTCTTTCCATTATCTGTTGTGTCATCATCTACATATGTATTATAAACACCACCTGTTTGAATATCAACAGTTTTCTTTAATTCATAACCGCCAGCCTCTTGTGCAGACTGTTCTGTATTTGCACGGAATAATCTTATTTTATTATATTGAACATCTGCTTGGATGATAGCAGGGATGAGCCACTTGACTCTGGTTGACATATTGGTAGTTCCTCCATTAATTCATATTACTTTAGACTATAGAAGAACTACGCTTCGTTGCTGGGCAGTGTAAGTAGGCAAAATTTTCCGTCCTTATTAAATTTGCCTTCAGCTTTTCTCCAGACTTTTTCGTTGCTGTCCCATAACCTTAAATGGACATCTTTCTTTTTATCGTCGCTAGTCTCTTTCAAGTCGTTTTCTGGAAAAACTGTTTTGTACCCTTCTACTGGTTCTTTTTTCCCCAGTCTTAGAACGAAGTCGTAGGGTTTCGTAGAAACTAGTTGGTTCTCACTTTCCTTCACTACAGCTCCAATAATCTGTTTACTTTCTGTTGCAATTCTTGGATATTGTAATGAGTCTACTAAGTGATGAATAACTACTTTCCACTCACCATTTTGTTCAACAAAAATACCTACGTTACTTCGCTGATCGTCGGTTAGTTTTTCATTGTTCCAACAAAAAACTATGTTTCCTTTTTCCCGACGATAAACGCGGAAATGCATAATGTTATTATCTCGATTCATTTTATCGTTTCTCCTATCATCAATGTTTTAATTCTTTAATACGTTGGTCGCAAAGGCTTATTACATTATCATCAATTGTTGCATCAGCTATTTTCTTTAGAAGCTTAACATCTTTACATTTTGTTATTTCTGTTTTAAGTGTCATCAAAGGCATATCTAAAAATTCTTTTACTTTGCCTTTTGGCTGCTTTAGGGCCTTCACCTCTTGATAATGTTTCTCTATATCAATAGCATCATTGTCTACTTTGTCAATTGATTGTTTTATCTGGTTGCCAATTTCTTTGCTGATAGTTCCAAGAGTTTTCTCTTCGCCATTAACAATCAATGAAGGCCCATCACCAGTATCTTCATCTTCAAAGATTACTTCTGGGCTATTCTTACTTTCCTTGAAGTTGGAGTCCTTGGGCCCTTCGCTTTTTTTGGTAGTGCACCCTCCGTATTTTTTGGAGCTGGTGTTCCTTCATCTTCATCATCATCAGGAGAAGGTCCATTAGCTAATTCATCAACTGTTTTCTTTCTTGGTCCTGTTGGTATATCATTAACACCGGCTACTACTGCACCTTTTGCATCAGTTTGAAACTCTTTACTTTCTTTTGCATTACCAATAACTACATCTTTCTTTCCTTTAGTTATTGCTGGTTTTGCAACTGGTGTTTTTTCTGATACAACTACTAATGCTCCGATGTCAATTAAATGTTCAAACTTAGGATTCTTCTGCTGTACTGTACTAATAACTCTAACTTCTCCAGGGTGAATTGACCAACCGCCTGTCCCTTGAATAATAAATCCCTTTGTTCTTGTTGTTTTTACTTTCATTTGTTCGTTCCTCCTTTTATCTATTTTACTGCTTTGCAAACTATATTAAAGGTAACTACCTGTGTTATTCATTTTAAAAAGTAGGAGAGGTAGATTTACTACCTCTCCTACATTGATATTATTTACTACTCAGGCCATCTTTTACGCTGATCTGTAAATCTTGACGACACCTTGCGTGTTATGGCAGCCAAATCCAACCTGTTCCCAAGCCATGAATGCATAATGTGCCTTTGGAACATAGTCAAATATCTTCAGTTCTACTGGCTTCCTTTCAGGAATCCTACCAAGCTTATCAGGCGTTGTAACTGCATATGCTACGCCTATTGGCATCTTTGTTGAAACTATGAACGGCATATTCCATATGCTTCCTGCTGCTCCCGTTGAAATTATTTCATTCAACGTTACTTGGTCAAGATCAGTACTGTTCCATGTCAAAATATCTGCATAATCTTTTGGATGCATCAGTATGGCTCCAGCTGCAAGCTGGTTACCAGTGATTATACCAAATGCTTCTGCAAATGCTGTCTTTGAGAATGGGTCAGTACCAATGTCGATGCTATCATTGGGTCCTACAAGTGCTGCTGTTTCCAGAAGCTGGAATATTTCCCTGTCTTCTGCTATTGCAATTGCGATACCTGTTCTTTCTTTTGCTCTGTCAAATACAGGGTACCTTCTGATTTGAATTTCTTCATAGTCAACTTTATCATTGACCATGATTTTAGTTGTTGGTATTGCAAGCCTTTCAAGTTCCCACTCAACCTGCGGTGGTGCGCCGCGCTGTGCCATTCGGACTGCTGCAAATTCCGGAATATCTTTATCATACGCCGGGATTTCGCCTACTGGCATGTCGTCAACTTTCAGTATTCTCCTGCCTACACCCTGATAATCCATTACTATCTTCAACGGCTCTTTGAATGCATACGCTATTCTCTTGAGTCCGTTTGGACCATCAAATGTCTGCTCGAACCATTGTTCTAGTTCTGGAGCTGGTACTGAACTTAAACCTGCTTGCCTCTGTAATCCAGCGCCACGAACTGAGTCGGACAACTGGACTATGCCGTTAATTATTTGATCGATTTGTTTTTGTGTATACATGACCTCTGTTCCTCCCTTTCATATAACGATTTTTTGTTTCAACTTCATACTCCTGTAATTCGAACTCTGTTAATCGTTTTTTCTTTTTATCGGGGGAGTGGTCATCTAACTCAAATTATTGAGTAACACTCTTTGCTTCAACTCTTTAACTAAGAGTAAAGTATTTACTTTATGCTGTTGGTTCATTCGCATTAGGTACTAAAAGAATTTGAAGCGGTGTACCCTTTGTATGATCTTCAGGAATACCTACAACATACCCGAAGATTGTATCTGCATCGCTGTACGCGTTTGTCACTACTGGAACTCCATCGACTATTGCTATCCCTACGAGATCGAGATAAGCAAATGTCTTTGTTACATCATATACATCTACATTGTGAGGAGTACCATCTGGGTCATGATACACTGTCCTACCAATAGAAACGATACCTTGAATTTCTACTGTTCCTTTACCTGAACCATACAGTCCACCAGTTGTGTCCATCACCTGATTCCTATATGCGTTCTGATCAAAGAGAGCTACACCATAAATTCTTGATTCCGCTCCTGGAAGTATCAGCTGGCCAATATACGCATCTACTGCAGCGCTTATTGTCAATGGTATTCCGGAAGTTATGGCTTCGCCTGCTTTCACTGTTTTTGTCGGGTCATTCAAAATGTCTTTATCAACATTAACCATGTTCTTACATCCTCCCTTTCTTGGATTTTTGTGTTTCTTACTTCTTTACATACTTGGATTTTTCTCTTGCTACCATTGCATCTTTGAGGTTTTCAACCATTTCAACCCCAGCAGATCCTTCTGCACTTGCAGTAATCTGAGGTAGATTACCTGTCTCTTCTTCGATTTCGATTTCGTTTACCTCTTTGTCTGTCAGCAGCCCTATGAATGATTTCACCTTTAACAGGTTATCCTGGTCCATTTGGGCTAATGCATTTACCAGTATCTTGGTCCTGTCCTTGCCAACTTCTATGCCAAGTTTCTGGTTGATTTCATTTAATACCATTGCTATTGTTTCTGAACTTGCTCTTACTGTTTCTTTTTGTTTCAATGAGTTAAGCTCTGCTTCTCTAGCAGCTAAATCATCCTGTGATTTCTTAAGGTCTGCTGCTATTTTCTTATTCTCTTCAACAAGAAGAGCGCTCTGGGGATTAATAGCTTTAACGATATCTTCTCCGCCAGGACCAGCATTCGGCAGCCTGCTATAAAAATCCTTTACCCTTTTACCAGCTGAACCACCTGATGTGCCTGGTATGTCTTTCTTATCAGCAGCTTCTTCAGCTTCATTGACTGACTTTGTAACCTTACCAAATTGTTTCTTTGGAGGTGCTGGCATTTCTGCAGGGTTGACTGAAGTTATTAGTTCTTTTGCAGCCCTAGAAAATGCTTCCCTTTTGGCTGATTTCACAAACTGTCTGAAACCGTCCATTGTTCCGCCGCATTCTTTTGTCATTTGCTCAATACTTTCTTCAACTGAAATTATATCTTCCAGTTCTTTAGCTTCAATTTTTTTCTGGATATCTAAAGGTATAATATAAGTAGCCTTAACCCTTTTCTCTTCTCCATTTTCTGAAGCTACAAAATAGTTATCCCTCAATGACCCTGACTGTGCATCTTCATAATCAATTTTAAAATGTGCATTTTTTTGTTCCATTGCTGCTTCCTCCTTTAATTCAGATTGTACTGCTGGTACTTCTAACATTAATCTTTTTCTGTAATGTACAACTTTATCAGCCTCTGACATTTCGCCTTTGGGATCAAGCAATTCAATGTATACTCCAGTCGCTTGGTCTCTGTCAAAAAGCTGTGCTAATAACTTGGGTACATCCTTGCATTGTTTCAGGACATAACCATCACCGAGTGCTATTTCTAATTCAGTTCCTGTTTCGGTTTCTTTTTTCTCTAGCCTCTCGATATCTTCGCCCTTCACTATTCGTCTTACTATATTTTCAATTAATGATTTAAGCTTTGGCATTTCTTTTTTCATCTTTTTTACTTTCTTTTCTTTGTCTTCTTTTTCTTTATTCTTTACTTCTTCTTCAGATATTGCATCCTTATCAAGCTCTGCTTGAGTCTTACCGGCTGGGTCAACTACTACAGATGCAGCCGCATCGCCAGTTGTCGCAGCTTTGGCTGGGTCAATAGTTCCTATAGCTTCATTAATTATTGGGCCTTCGCCTTGATCTTCATCATTAAGTATCTCATCAAACTTTGCAATGACAAAATCCTCTATCTGTTTATCAAGTGTACCCAGCTTTCCAGCTATTTCTTCTTTAAGCGAACCAAGTGCTTTTATCATTTCCTCTGATGTAGCACCTTTCTGCTTTTCTTCAAATACATTTAATATTTCTGCAAGCATTTTCAGCTTAGCTTCACTTATAGTTTTCTTATCCATATCAACTCCTTGTTTTAATGCTTGATATCGTTTGAAATGATTTAATAGCTGCTCTACTTTTTCTTTTAACTCTGCTGCTATAATTTCAAATATATGAGCACCTTTATCTGCACCAGTTGTTACTCCACTTAACTCTGTAAATATGATTTGTTTATTTATTTCAAATGCTGTTTTATCTTGCCACAATTTCATATCAGCTTTTACTTGCCCTGAATATTCTCTACCTTTAACATAAGCAGCATGACCTGGTCTCATATGATCGCAAAGTTGTGCTTCATTATGAGCTACATTATGACAAATGCAGCATTCAGCAGATTGTGCCAAACAACCCATTGATACTGCATTAAGAATTCCTGATTCGATTTGCCTACAAACATCTGGAGCTAATTTTCTATCAACAGCAACTAAGCATTCAATATATTCATCTGGTTCCACAGGAAATGCATCAAGAATAATTCCTTTTGCATTCTCTATATTATCTGATTTGTGATCTAAGTAGAAACCTTTTCCTATAAAGGTATCGTATGAGGCGAGTAATTCTTTCCACGGAAAATAATCTCCATTACCATTTGGGCCATGTTTCTCTCCGCCTGAAATTGCTCTAGCTCTAAAGTATAAGAAATTTTCTGGGTCGTATTCAAATGCAGCTTTTTTTAAGAAGGATGATTCTTTATTTAAGAAGTTTTGCCAGTCGCCTTGCTTAGTGAGTGTAGATATGATTTGAAGTTCTGCTTGCCTGTAAAAGCCTACGCCTTGATTATATCCCGATTTCAGCATGATTTATATTCTCCCTTTTTTATATTTCGAATTCTTTACCACAGGAAGGACATCTTACTTGTATTCGGCCTATCACTTTCAATTCGCCTACTTTTTTAATTCCACAATTTTCACATCCAACGATTGCTGCGCAAAATGGACATTTAATTTCAGTAGCTTTCTTTTCATTAAATTTAACTAAGCCAATAATCTTTTCGGGTGTTCCTTTTCTTTCAAACATTAGCTTTCCTCCTGCTCTTCATTATGTACTTCGATTTTATGTAACAGTTCTTTTTTTAGCCCTTCAGCTTGAGCTATGTTGTTTTTAATAGATGAAGCATCAATGTCGTATTCATCGAGTAGCCTTTTAATAAAGTTTAATTCCCGTAATGCACGGTTCATTGATGCTAATATGTTATCTTGCAGCTCTGCAATTTCATTATCTGATAGAATAGCCATATATTTATATAATAATATTATTAGTTAACCCAGTTTGACGAATTTTGATTCGAATGGTAATATGTTAGATTGTTGAAAAGATTGAGCCTACGAGGTCTGGCTGTATGCTGGGTATGTATAGGATAGGCATATGGAGGACAAGGAAAGTGTCGTTATGGACCCATTGGTAACCTAAAGCCCACTTTCACTTTCCTTGCCTCGTATGATTTACTTCTTTTTAAGAATGCAGAATACTTTTGTGCCGCAGATTGGGCATTCGCCCTTCATTGCAGGTCTACCGTTCTTCATTGTTACTTCAACTCCGTTCTTGATTTCAACTTGTTTCTTACACTTCATACATCTTCCTTGCGCCATGACTGCCTCCTTTTTATTTAAACTCATAATATCTAAATGAGCCCCTATCATTTCTATACTACTATTCTCATAAACTACTTTTCCATCTTGAACTATTATTCGCATGTTGTCTACATTAAAGACTTGAACTCTTTGCAATCCCAAATCTTTAGCATAATTTGTAGAAATCTTTTGAAGATAAAATTTTCTGCCTTGTGGAGATATGTAATCTGGTTTTCTATCTTTATTCGCTGGCATTATTCGTTTTTCCCCTCTTGTTTTGTCTTTGCTTACTTCTACATTCATGAATTCATTTTTTAGTTTCATTGTTTCCTCCTTTACTTCATTATACTATATTTCGGTGAAAAAGTAAAGGATTACTTTTTGATTTCATTGCTTTTATATATTCTGCTAATTGTTTCTAAAGCGTGTTTAACTCTTTTACGTATAATCTTATTATCAACCAAACCCAAATCAATGCCTGTCATTCTCAATTCAAATTCAATATGTTCCAAGTCAGCGAAATTAACTTTGTATTCTGGCAAAATAAACTCATGCTTATTCTTCGCTTTTGCTTTCAATACTTTTAGTGGAAACTTTGTTACCATTCTGTTCTTCATTTTCTTTGTCATTGTTTTCCCCTTTCAAAATCTTTTCAATGTGGCATACCTCTATCATGATTTCAATGAGTACCACTAAGATGAGTATTAAGACTATATCATTTCCATTTATCATTTCTTTTCCTTTATTTTATTTGCAATACTATCTGCAATTTCATTAACGTTATTTACATTAACTCCAAAACCACCAGTGAAACTGTGATAACGCCCCTCTTTCATATCTTTAAAACCTTCCCACATTATTCCTAAAGCACTAAATATAGCAGCTAAGATTAAAGATATGAAAAGTATAATAGGATTTATAATAGCCAATACAACAATGATAGCTATTATTCCCAGCATTGGCCCAAAGAACTCTGCTAAGCTCTTTAAGAAATCTGGAAAATCTTTATCTATTTTCATTTGTTTCCTCCTTTATGTTTTTATTTCTTTTAACATAATCAACATTGCACTTAAACTATCATTTAATCCTTCTGCATAATGCTTCCATTTCTTTTGCATCGTTGTGCTTATATCAACATCGCCCCATTCTATTGTTCTTTTTTGTTTTTCATAATCAAAAGATATTTTAAAAGCATGAGTATAGCCAAACTTCTCTTGCATTTTGATTACCATTATTTTTGACCATTCATCTTCAAATTTTTTAAGTATCATATTTTTAACTGTCATTTTTGCTCCTTTATAAAATCATCAACCCAAGCTTTGAATAATCCTGACTTAGCAAACTTCTTTATCATGTCTTCATATATTACTTTAAACCCTTCGCTATCCTTTTGCTTCTGTTCGTTAAGTCTTTTAGTTTCAGACTCTTCAATTGATAGTGCTTTATAGTTACCATCAGCATCAACTTCAGCTTCAAGTACTATAGTAATCTTTACTTTATTATTTTCTGGCATTATATATCGTCCTTTGCATCTGGATAGCCACTATTACGGCGTTCTTTGCCATATTCTTCAATTGCTTCTATAGCTTCTTTATATGCTTTGTCTTTACCTGTTATTCTATTTCCTAATTTTCTCTCCATTCCTGCTTCATGCATATCTTGTTCAAATTTTTCTAATATTTTCTTTATATCCATTGTTCCTCCTATACATCAAATAATACTTTAGTTCTCCAGATACCATCTTCGCTCCTAGTAATCTTCATCATATGTAATGTGACTGCTTTTATTTCATCGCAGAAAACTGCTTCAGGATTTAATAAAGTTTTATATAATGAAATTCCATTCACATCAAATTGAATATTTTGCGGATACATTCTTTTATCATATAATATTTCTTTAACACGATCAAGAAAATTCTTTAATGCATTCTCTATATTATCAAATACATTGATTTCACCATATTCAATATTTTCACAATATAATAAACCACCTATACAAACGAATTCATAATGTACTGTGTTGTTATCTAATACTTCTTCGCACATTCCTATCGCTGCATTCCTGAACAATTCACCAAGTGTCTTACCTTCTACTTCAATAAGAATATCAGCTGAATGTTCTAATACTATGTATTTAATTTTATCCATTAATAATTCTCCTTGTCTAGATTCGCTCTCATTTTATCTCTTTTATCTAAAATTTTATACCAAACAGCATCTTCAATATCCATAATTTTATCCAATAGGATATTTTCTTTAATTAATATTTTACGAGATATAACTTCACAATCTGATCTATGAATAAATGCTATACTATTAAATCCTTCAGCATCTCTTGTTTTCAAAATATCAGAAATTATTCTATCAATCAATTTTTTATTTTCTTTATATATGATGCTCATGTTATTCCTTTTAATTATTCATGAACGTTTCATTTGTCATCTCTTTGCCATTTATATCATAACGATAAATTACACCATCAGGAAACATTTCTTTTCTATCTTTCTGTGCTTCCTGTAATGTATCACAAGATTCATATACACTTGCATCTTCAGTATCTCCACCAGCTGCTCTTCCATCGTAAATAATAAATATATGTTTCATTTTTTCTTCCTGATGAGTCTTATGACTTCATCTTCTTTTCTACTATAACCCATTCTATTATCGCCATCAATAAGATATCGCTCACCATATTTATCATTTCTTATTTCAATGATTTCACCCTTCTTATTGTCTGGAAAACTTTTGAATTCCACTCTATCGCCTGGTTGATATTTCATTTGTTATTCCTTTGTTTAGTTGTTAAATAAGCTATGTATAATTTATGCTTTCTTTCCATTGTTATTTCACGTTTCTTTAAATTCTTTAAACGTCGTTGTTCCATTCTAGCTGCATCGTGTATTAAACAATATCCTTCCTTTGTCTTTGCTTCATTCTGGCAAGGTTCCTCTCTTGGCATATTGAAATGGCTTGTTATAAGTGTTGCTTTACATTTCATTTGTTTATCCTTATTTAATTATTAAGCCTTTTTCATTAACTTTAATAGTTGCACTGTTTGTTCAGTTGTTAGTTCAATTTCTTCTATGTCTACTAATATAACGCCTTTAACGTTGGGTGAGTCTTCTATACCTTTAATATGTTTTATAAATACTTTACCCTTAGTAGACCTTAATTGTCGGGGTATCAGGTCGTCTCCTATATGAATAGGTTGCCCTTGGAATATATATTCGCCCTGCTCATTCTTTTTCGCATCTATCTGTAGTTTCATTTAGGCTCCTTTGTTAACTGTTTTATATCTTCCTTTGTTAAATCTTTAGGATACTTTGTCTTACCATTGATTTCTACACTGTCATAACAACCAGTATCACCACCACTATATTCGCATTCATAACAACTCATGTTCCAGTTTTTACAATGCTCTATATGTGCTATTGTAAGTTCAATACTAACCATTGTTACACCATATCCTTTGTGATTACTTTAATTTTCTTAACTTCTTCTATTTTATTAAATATGCGTTCCATCCAGTCCCTATCTATTATCTGTTCACCTTCATATCTTGGATTTTTGTATTTAACTTTAACTGACTTAGCGTTTATCTTTATGATTTCTATTGTATCAGCGTAGAAATAACTTCTTTCACCAAAGTAAAATGGAACATGTGAATTATTTTCAGTATTAAATATTACACCAAGAACTAACTTTGCTTTGAAATTTATTTCTTTAATTTGCTTTTGAAGCTTCTTGATGCTTTCAGTAACTGAATGAACTGAAACATAGTTTTCATTGCCGAACTTCCAATATGCTTTATACCCTTCTGTAACTTTACCTATAAAAGTTACATCTCTAAGCGTGTTAGCAAAAACACCAAGTGCTTCTAATCTTATCAGCTCAAATGAATCATTGATATCTGTCATCGTTGTATAATAATTAAGGTATATATTTACAACTTCTGGTTCTGAATATGTATGACTGATATTCAAATCAAATATTCCAGTATCATAATCCTTATCTGGTTTTTGCATCCCGAATCTTATCCTTGAATCTTCTATTGCGATTTTAACTGCTTGAGGAAGTCCAACAAAATATGATTTTAACTGAGGTAATAAACTATCGAGGATTGCATGCGATCTAACATCTATTTCGCGTTGCTTTAAATTAAGCTGCTTTAATTCTTCTGTCTTTTGATTTAACTGTTTTATTAAATCTTCTCTACTTAATTCCACCACTTTTCCGTTTTCCAGTTTGAGTTCCATTGCTTTCCTCCTTTATCGTTTTGTCTTTGTTCCTTTTCCTTAATTATATTATACTATATTTCGACGAAAACGTAAATAGGAAAGTTTATTTATTTTTATATATGCTTTTTTATGATGTTTATCATTAACAAAATAATCAATGAAATAACAGCTGCTATTATTATCCAGCCACCTATTGAAAGCAACGCATTAGGAATACTTATAGGCACTATCCAAACTAGATATTCCCATGCATGTTTAATTCCATTATAAATTGCTAATTTAGGAATAGCCTCTATAGTTTTACCTGCAACGCCCAATACAACTGCACTTAACCCCGCTAATAACAATTTAACAAAAATGTCAACCCAATCTGTTCTGTTCATTTGTTCCTCCTTAAAATGTTAGCTAAATTTTTAGCATAGTTTGCAAGATAGCCATTACTAAATGTAATCTTTTCTTCTTTCTGCGCAAGAATATTATCTTGGATTATTTGTTCTACTTGTCCGCAAGGAAGATGGTCCCGCATAAGCACATATAAGAATGCTACCAATTCATCATTGCTAGTTACTTTACCACTTTCTTTTCTTAACTCATTAGTTCTAGATAATTTCTTATTCATTTGGTCTCCGGCACATCTGGAACTATCCTATGACTAAATGTTGTAGCTTTAAGATGTGATGCTATACCTTGAAATAATAAATCTTTCTCTTGATTTTCTTTCTCGTCTGGATTAACACTAAGATATTGAACATCCATCACATGCCATTTACCGTCTTCTAACCTCTTTAAATCTACTTCAATTCCAAGTTTCATTTGTTTCTCCTTATTCCCAATCTCTCCATATTCTTAATGGGATATCCTGTCCGTCTTTTTCAAACTCTGGATTTATCTTTGCTATTCTTTTCTTTATAACGTCTGTCCCTTTCTTAATTGCAGAAAATATATTATTTGCTCTTATATTAAATTCCCTGCCATAAGCAGCATTACAAAACATTATGGTATAGCTATATTTACCTGTTGATTTTACTCTTTCTGCTTCTGGCATTTCGTTTTCCTTTGTGATAGCCGCATTGCTTCCATGCTTCTTCACTTGTAAGACTCATTGGTATTCTATTCATTATTTCATAAACACCTGCATGTACCTTCTTAAGATATCCTAACTTCATAAGTATCAGTTTATAATTGTCTAAAGTACATCCTTTGCAAGGTTGCAAAGTCTTCATTATATATTTCCTTGATACTCTTGGGTGCATAAGCGGTGTAGTATTAAATGAATTAATAAGTTCTACTAATTTTTTCCATGCTGATTGTTTCATTTGTTTCTCCTTAAGCGTTTTTAATTGTTTTGCTTATTAAAAAACCAACTCCTATAAGTGCAAGAATTACTACAAGAACTATTCCTATACTTCCTGCAGTAATCCAGAACTGTCTTGCATCTTGGCTCATAGCAACTGTTCCTGTAGATATGTAAATCATTTTATTGCTCCCTTATTTTATTACTAAGCTTTTTTATTCTACCTTTTCAGCGACACCCATTCTGATAAGTTTGTTAGCCAGTCTTTTTGTGAAGTAAAAATATATTCCTTGCTTGACAAGCTTCCTGCCGCTTTCACCCAACATGCCTGTAATACATATTGCTTCAGGGTCTGTAATTTTTATCTTGACCCTATTAGGAACATAAGCAACCCTATCTAAATCTGCTACCATAAATTGTAATTTAACTTTTGTCATTCTTTATCTTTTCGTTTCTCATCGTTTGCTAATACTTCCGCTATCTGATCTTTTATTTCACTAACATTTTGCCCGTGATAGTTTATTGCTCTATCATCTAATATAATATCATAGATAGGTTTGATAGATGTACATTCAGGATTATCTGAGTTTCTATTTATTTCATTAAATGGTACTTCATATATCTTTAACCATTCCCTTAATGTAGGGGTATCTTGTCGTGTTGTGAAGATTATTATTTTCCAACCCTCTTGGTGTAAATCATGTAACAATGTAATGATATAAGCATCGGGTCGTCCCAATACATCAAAACCTTTCCAGCCATTATATGATGCTAGTACTCCATCGAAATCTACTGCTATAGTTTTTTGTTTCATTCTCCACATCCTTCGCACTCAATGTCGCATTTCTTTCCTTGTGACATACTCACTAATTTATGATTGTCTTCAGGAAAGTCTATTTCATATACTTCGCAGATTTGTTTTAATATTGGTGTACCATAATTGGTATAGTTCTCCCAATTAATTACTTTATAATCCTTATCGCCAAGCAGCCAGACCCAATGTTTGAAATGTTCTATAGATCTTTCCGCTGATAATCCTCTGTGGTCTTCTGCTTTCCCTAATGCGAATTCCATGTAGTCCCTTATTTTCTTTAATATATTTGCTCTTGTAGGTTTTGTAAATGTCCACTTCTCTTTGCCGCTTTCATAATCTTTAAGAAGCTTTGGTTCTATGAATTCTTTAGCCGCTTCAAAGGTTACGAATTCAAGCAAGTCCTCTGCAAAGCTAAATACTTCTTTCTCTTCTTTTCTATACTGTTCGATTGTTTCTTGTTCGTTTCTCATCGTTTGCTCCTTTTTCGTTTCGGCAGATCTTTATCGTATACTGGAAGCTTACTTTTAAATTTCTTAAATGAACGAACCAACCTTTTAGCAATTCCTTGATAATCCAATCTTATCCGAAGCGGTGCAGCAAATGCTGGTGCTAATTTCTTTACCAACTTATGTACACCAGTTCTTACTATCTTTCCTTTTTTATAACTTACTAAATAATGGATTTTAGCCCTATTGAATAACCTATCATCTAATCCTATCTTTACTGATGTCGGCATCCTATCGCAGATGGTCAGCTCTTCAGCAATATGAATTGCTTGGTATTTATATTGGCAAGTAACTATTGGTCGCTTGCAGGAGTCCTTCTTGACTGCCCAACGTTCATGCCAAGGGATAACACATATGTCAATTGCTTTTCTCATTGCAATTCCTTATCTCAAGTTAAACTTTTCAAAATTTTCTAAAATTTTATCATTTGGCATTCTTAAATATTTTGAATATTCTGGATATTTTCTTATTACTTCCTTAGCAGCACTAATTACTGCTTCTTCAAAACTATTTCCTAAACCAAAATCTATATGTAATTCACCATGCTCATAAATACCGTCATATTGATTTATACCTATATCTATAGATTCGTTCTTATCATTAACAGTAAGATTTTTAAGTATGTTAATAGCATCTTTAAAATTCATTATTTCTTTTTTCACTGTAACTCCTTCAGCTTCTCAAACACATGAAACACCAACTCCATAAGCATAGTCCCTATAAATACAGTTCCTATATATTTTAATTTGCCTTCTGGCATTTCTCTTCCTGTAGCTTGGGCTATAAATTTTCTTGTTTCAAATTTATTATCAGTATCAACTATTGCCCAGATGTATATTTCACCTACTTGCATTGCAACAGTTAATATCTCTGCACCTATTGGCATTTGTATTTCAGTGCCATCATGAGGTACTACATACTTGTATATTGTTTTCATTTATCTATTTCCCTCCATCCTAATACTATACCTATCCAACCTAAAATGCAAGCAACGCCTATGTCTTGTAATTCATGTAATACTTTTTCATCATCATCTGTTTTTACTGCTTCTATCAACTCATAATATTCTTCAGTAATAATGCCAAGAGTTTCATGATTGTTTATGAAAGCACCTGATCCCTTTTGGTATAACCTGCCAGCTACAATTTTTTTAAAACGTCCAACTGCTTCATTTATAATTTTCTTTGTTATATGAACTCTTTCTGGTTTTGACATTGTTTATTCCTCATCATCTTCATCATCATAATCTATTGCATGCATTGTTTTAGATTTCATCTTTGTTAAATTAAGATGTAAATCATGATTCTCTTTCCATTTCTTATAATAACCTAATTTTTTACTTAATGCTTTCATCTCAATACTAAAATTCCTTGGTGATTCTATTAATATCAAATCTTGTACTTCAACAGTATAGCTTTTTCTAACTGCTGGCTTTTTATTACCTAATAATTCACCGGGATTAATTATCCTTGCTTTCTTAATAAAATCTTTCTTTAAAATATATCCAGCAATTATACAAGTTAAAGTTTCAATGTTTACAAATATAAAAACATATATCTCACATTTTTGATCTATTTGTCCTGCATCAATAGAGCATTGAAAATATTTTGCTACATATTTAACATTTATAGTTGTTGATTTAATATCTATCATTACAGCAAAACGTGTATAATCAAATCCCCCATGTGCTTCTTTTAATAAAGGATAAGGAAATCTTGTTTTATCTATATGATTGGGCTGCATGAATTTACCCCAGCTTAATTCAGTAAGAGCTGCATTTAAACATTGCTGGTGTGATGCTTTACTTTTTTTAAATATATAATATTTCTGCATCTCTGGACTTTTCAAAAGCTCATATTCTTCTTTTGTTAGTTTAATAGATACCATCTTCTTATCCTTCCCATTTAATTATTAAGCTTTATTTCGTCGAACTTTCAGCTTGGTTTATATTATCAGCATAAATATCTACTCCGTTTTGTTGGTTATCATTATCGTAATTGATATATGCTGCACTAAAGAATGCCTTACATATAGTGCAGATTAAACCCATCTTATCTAGAATGAATCTATCTGTTTTACACTTGGGACATTTGAAATGAGTGGCTTGGACAACTTGACCTAATTCTGGATTGGGCATTAGAAGCTCTCTATCTTATCCTTAATATATTGGTAGATTTTGGGTGCTCTCTTTGGAAGCTCTGCAAGTCCTTTGCCGATGTCTGGAAAGAATACTATATTAAATCCCATTATGTTCAGTTGATATTTAATCTGTTGGAATGCTGCATCAATAATGGGTATTACCTTATCATAGTCTTCATCTTTGAAGAATTCCCTGGGACTCCATTTAGTTGGAATGCCTATTACATTATTTTCTCCACGTGCCTCTGCTGCTTGTCCTCCATTCCCATAACCTTCTACATTGTCTCCAAATACAAAGATTGTGTCTTCATGTTCTTGAATATATTTCCTAGTTATCCACATGTTACTCCTCCTTTTAATATACTTCTCCTTCATGTATGATGAATTTAAAAACTAGATCTTTGTATCTATTTTGCCATAAATCTCCATGCCAATGATCTTTCGGATATGTAAATATATGTGCTACTTCATGCAGAAAGAATATCTTAGCATCAAAAAGATATAATCCTGCAAAGTGATATTCAGCTAATGTGATAGTTTTTGTTCTTTGGTTACAGTAACTATCTTTTGCTTTCTTAACTTTCCAGCCCTTAAGTTCTAAATCTTTGAATACATATTTACAGAATTGTTTAAGCTCTTTCTCACAATTATATTCTTTGAAATATTGTTTTTTATTTCGTATCTTCATTACATTATCAATTTAATTACTGTAGTCAATACAAACTTCCAGAATAAGAACCCTATAACTATTACTATCACCGTTGTAATTACCAGTTCAGGCAATGTAAATCCTTTGTTCATTTCGTTTATCTCCGTTTCTTTCTTCCACCATTCATCAACTGTAAGTGGGATATTTATTCCATTCTCTTCTGCTGCATGTAATACATCATATATCTCTTTTGGCGGTAAGCTATGTGCTGGTAGCTTAGCTGCTCGTTCATTTAATATTAATAAGTTATTTAAGAACTCTTTTTCAGTACAGAAGCTATTTATATCATGGTGTCCAAAATCAATGCACCGTATTCTTTCTTTTATTACGTCTATGATATGACTGTCTAATGGAGCATCTATTACACTTGATACTGTTCCTCCGCTGAACCCTGTTTTAATTGGGTTGCCATCATTGTCTACAGCATTAGCTTCTTCATTCTTTTCAAAGCTGCCCCACGGTCCTTCAATATACATTGGTTTTTCTTCAGTTACTTTTTTAAATGCTGTTATTATGTTGTTTTCAATCATCATAACTATTGGCTGCCTGCATTCAAAGCAAACATCCTTAAGTAATACTGATGCATAAAGCGCTAATGAGTTTTCAAATATCCGGCTGCCTATTGTATAATTCATCATCATCGACCCAAATAACTTTGTTTGTGTATAAAACTCTTTTCCGCAGTAGGGACATTTGCCTGTTACATTATCATACATTCCCATTGTTTCTCCTTTAATCTATTGTATCTATACTTGCAATTTCATCTGCAGTCATTTTGTTCTGCTTCTTAAATCTTCCTTTATTATCCCGTTGTGTATTTGATTTAATTTTAATATCAATTCTAGGACCTAAATCTTTTTTCATCTGGTTATAAATAACCATGAATACTATAAATCCCCCTATAAAAAAGAAGCCAGCACAAAATAATGTAAGACTATCGCTACTAACAAATACTGGTATTCCTGCTTGTAGGTAGCACCAACCTGCAGCGATTGTTAAAAAAATAGGATAAACAATTAAATATCTTGCAAGACCTTTTTCTGTTCTATGCTTGCAGTAAACCATAGCACTACTAAACACTATTATTAAAAATATAAAGAATGAGAAGCTATACCAAACGAAAGCTGGATCCATTCCCATATAATCCATGTTATTTCTCCTTTAGAACGGTCTTTCTGGGTCGTTCCTTAATATTGAATAGAATATTCCTATGATGCACCCAATAGCACATATTCCTAATATGATTAAGAATATTGCCATGCCTGGATCCTTCATTAATATACGCAATGTTTCCATTACTTTTTCTCCTTTAAAGGTTTACCTGTTCTCATCACATGCATAATCTTTTGTATTGATAGTGCACCATTCTTTATTATCAATGTATCTACTACATGATGTTTTCCATTCCAAGTTTCTATTCTTTCCCAAGTAAAGTTTCCATTAGGATGTCTTAAACGTGCATATTCTTTGTTGGGAGATATTTCAACTACTGTTGCTTCATCTATACCATATTCACTATATCTAACATCATACAAAATCCTTTTACCAAGACAATCCGCTAATAACATTTATCCCTCCTTTTTCCAGCAAAATACAGCTATTAATCCTACCACTACAAACCAGAATAAATTATCTTCAGTTTCAAATAGATAAAATAGAACTGGACCTAAAAAATAGTTAGATATATAATAGAGTATAATCAGTGCAAATATACTAAAGACTATTTTAAATATTAAACCAAAAAATTCCATACTATCCTCTTGTTCTGCTATTTCGTTTTTCTTATTGTTTCTCCTTTGTAGCTGGAGGTGGTTGTAAAGTTCTCATTTCTTGGTGCGCTATTTTGTTATCACCTATTGATGTTATTATTCTTGTCTCTTGTCCTTGCGGTGGATTTGCTGGTCTCGGTGTTTTAGGAGGAGGATTAACTCCACATCCTCCACCACCTCCTCCACTTCCCATTCCAAAAATTACTATTACTAACCCAAGTAAACACAATCCCAAAATATCATTGTTTGTTATTATCATTTGTTCTCCTTATCTCTTCCACTCTATTAACCATTCTAAGAATTGGACAATCTTTCTTTATACTATTACATGCTGTCTTATTATAATCGCCACCATACGCTGCTTCTTTTAATTGACAAAGTTGTACCATATGAATTTTTGGATAATATATTTTTACACTATATCTATAAATACACCTGCCCATTTATTTTCTCCATATCTCTTTTCCTTTCTTAAATATACAGTTGACATGTTTAATTACTATAGCTTGTAGCTTGTCTAGATCACTATCATCGTAGTGTGTTATGGGTATTGTTGTTCTTTCACCATCTTTCATTTTTGTTGTTAATACCATAGCTATAATAACTTCATATGATTTCTTTTTCTTTGTTCTCTTATTCTTAACCATTATTTCCTCTCTGTTATTGAGTCTAATATTTTTCTAATGCCTTTTTTAATTTCATCAGTATTGATATAATTTGCTACGATTATGTTATAAAAAGGTTTCTTCTGCTCTGCTGCCCATTTCATTGTTATTCCACTTCCATATGTAGTACTTGCACGTGAAGCTATTCTGAATAAAGCATCACAAGTAAGTGCCATCTTCTTGTTACGTTGCATGTAGAACATTTTTGAATTACCTTTAGGATAAAACCCCTGATATTCCATTTCCCTGTTTTCAGCCTCTTCTTTTGCCCAAATATCTACTCCGCCTTTTGGACATTCACCTGATATGATTATTACATCATTGTATTTTTCTATAACATCAAAGATCAACTTAATTACTTTCTTTGCAACTTTAATATCTTCATCTTTCCATTTATAACTTCCTACAATGCAGATTTTCATTTGTTTTTCCTTTTACTTATCATTGCTTTTAATCTTTTTCGTAATATATTATATTCGTATTCTGCATCATGAAACTTTATTGTTGCGCAATGCATAACAGCCTTAGCACTGTCTATATGTATTCTAGCCATTCCTATCTTATCCCTTAATATCTTAACAGTTAATTTAGGTTTCATTATCTTTTTACCATAAGCAGTTTCGGTGTCCTTCTCCCTATAAACCTTGGAATTGGTGTTCTGTACTTATTTGCCAGTTCTATCAAATCATTTATTCCATACGCAATTCCATATTTATCTAAATCCTTTAGATGTAGCATGAAGCCTCTATAGTCTGGTCGTTTCTTTTTTATCATGAGTTATTGTTTCTCCAATGCAATGTTTATCTTCCTTGTCCTTCTAGCAAACTTTACTCTTTCCCTTCGATGTTTTAGCATCTTATTATAATCCGCTGTTTTCTGATCCACACTTGGACCTCTTGTTTTTGCAATTAATTTCTCTATCACTGCATCAGTCTTTGGTTTCTCCCACCTGCCTATTCCCATTACATGTTTAAACCAGCTAAATACATTTCCCATTGTTTTCTCCTTACCATGTTAACATTGTATACCATAGAACCTTATCTCTTTCAGTATTGCCGTACATATAAATATATAAGCTTAATCCAAAGAAAAAGACAGCAATTCCTCTGCCGAACTTATTAATTGAAATCTTTAATTGCAATGGGTGCTTATATATTACTATCCTCATTTTGATGGTGCCTGGTGTCCTCTATATTTGTTCACAGGCTGTGAACCTTACTAGACGATTGCCGAGGAGCGTATTGTTTTGCTTCTCATCCAGATGGATTTTCACCATGTCTCCAGGCTTATCCTTTATATTATAGATGATTTAAACCAATATATAATGCTATCAATCTTGCTCGTTCTTTCTTTGCACCTTTTCCTACACCAAACTTTGCATCCAGCTTTGCTATCTTCTGCTGTGGTGTAAGCTTATCATGAGTCTCTTGATTTGCTTTAGCTACTTCTTGTTTCTTTTCTTTTGTTTTCATTTCTGTTTTCCTTTATTATTTAATCAACTTTTTTATGTGCTTACAAACTTTTATAAAAGGACATTTAATCCCTAGCTCATCAGGAACTTCGCAATCAATTGAATAATAATGCTTTCTTTTCAAACATCCCAATAAACATTCATTAGCATAAGATTCTGCTTTCTTAAAAAAACCTTCGCTATATTTCATCGTTCCTCCTATTTTATTTTTTATGTCTTTCTATAGATTTACAAATATTACTATTCTTCCATGCAGCACCTTTTCTTCTTTCTTTTCTTTCTTTATCAAATATACCAGGATGCTGTTCCTCTTGCTCCCAAAGATCTACCAAAACATTCCATGCCTGTGATTCCGGTCTTACTTTAATCATTTTCATTTCCTCCTATTTATCGTTTTCCTTTAATTACATTATACTATATTTCAGCGAAAACGTAAATAGAATAATTAATCCCAATTACAAAAAACACATCCAACTATAAAAATAATGCTATATAAAGTAAGTATCAATGCAGATAACCAGCCCCAATACATTGGGTATGTTGCTTTATATAAGCATCCATAAATTTCACCTATCATATATTGAGCTTCACCTTGTTCTTGCGCTGTTATCTGCTGAATACTTGTAGCGTATGCAAGTGAATTCGGATCCAGCCTTTTTATTTCATGTAGTCTCTTCTGTAATGTTAGTAATGCCGCTTTATTATATTCAATGCTATTATTGATATTGGGATAAAGCCATGCATTGTTAGTTGTAAATGTTTCCTTATTAATAGCTGCAACGAACTTGTCAATGTTATCGCATTTTGCTTCTAGCGTACTTGACTTGTCTGCTAAATTCCAATAACCTAAGCTTGAATTCATTACCCTGTTATGTACTGATAATGCACCAAACCCATAAACAGTAAACAGCACAATACTTAACACAACTAATACCCAACCTAATTTTCTCATCGTTTCCTCCTTTTTAGATTGTTCAAATCAAAAGTAGCTGTTATATATTTAACAGGGTATTTTGGTTTAAACCTTAATATACAAGGAATTATTGTTATATGATCTACTGCATATTGCCAAGTCTTCCACGGTTTCTTAGGGTTCTTTCCTTTTCGACGATTAATATCTTTACCTGTTTTATCATCTACATAATAAGAAATCATTTATCTTCCTTCACAGTTATCTCCGCGTGCTACTATATTATCAGCTGCTACTCTTGCATCTAAATTCCATTTGAGATCTGTTTTCTTTAAACATTCAAATCCTTCTGAGCCCATAGCTAAATATCTGCAAGTTTCTGCGCCTTTCCCTGGTTTGCATGTACTGAATACAACATCGTCTGGTATTGAATTACTAGCCATCGTTCCTCCTTTAAAATTTCACTACTCCTTTTGTAACATTATCATATCTAAATCTTTCGTAATTAAATGGTGGTGTAAATGCAACATCTGGTCGTGACTCTTCAAATGAGATGTTTAATTTCTTTCTATCTTCTTCTGGTAATGCAAATATTGCTTTTAGAAAAGCATCATATAATTCTTCCTTCACATGTATAATTCCAAAATCACATTCAAATGTGCATTCAGTGAGTGTTGGAAAATATACTGCTCTTCTTGCTATATCATCTAATGACCATTGTCCATGACAAATCTTTGTTAGTTTATTTATTATCATTGGTATTCCACTCCTTCTATTTGGCTTTCATAAACCCATGCATGTGTAGCATTATAATAAACTCTATATAATATTCGTTGTTCTAGATCAATTTTAATAGCTACAATCAACCCATGCTTTTTCTTACTATGATAAAGGTATATTATATGATCTCCTATATTATACTTCGTTTTAATTTTCATTTCTCACTCCTTTGTTAAATCTCCTGTATATGCTTCTATAATAGTTCCACTTATCATTTCAAGATCTTCACCTAATCTAATCTTCGCCATTTTGATTTCTTCCTTATCAATATTTATTCCATCAACATGTATATCTATTATAACTCCAGCATGCATGCAATCACAGATTTTACATTCCCATTTTACATGATCGCCTATTTTAAAATCCATATTCTATTTTTCCTTATTATCTCTACCAAACTACGTCAGGCATTGCAGATGAGTTATTACACACTCTTTAGAGGATGGACACTACTAGTCCCACCTTTCTTCATCCCTGACGCGGAGACTATTTGATTAACGGGTATTTCGCCCATACGGCTTTCGCCAATTTCGGAGATGTCTCGTAACTCCTTCATTTCAATTTCCTTGTTAATTCTACTAATTCTGTACTGATAAGCAACAGTATAAATGTTACTAGTAAACCCCAAGCCAAATGCTGGCTATGATCTGCTACCTTATTAACTAATAAGCCTTCTGCTATACAAATTATAGAATAAAATATGTATACGATGATTTTAAATATTTTCATTTCTTACTCCTCTTCTTTCTTTTCTCTTCTGCCATATCTTGCAGTGCTTTACCTGCTGTCATCAAGAATAATTTATCATCGGGTATTGCTTCACAAAGTTTAATGAATAGATCCATTGGCATATCTACTGGTACAAATATTTTATCGCCTGAATTAGTTGTAGCTGGTGTACATATCTTCTTTACTTTATTAAATTCGCGGATAGCCATTACTATCCCATCAATTTCAACTTCTCTTTCTGCTAATAAAAGATTAAGTACTATCACTGGCTTGTTAATATGCATTCCCATTACCAATCACCATTCCCTTCTGAAAGATCTTCACCTCTGCATTCATTGCATATATCGGGATGCCCAACATCTTCTATATTTATTTTACGAATGAATGTTTCTCCACAGATACTACATATTACTTCCTCTTCATTGTCTTTCATTTTAAACTCCGTTATCCATTACATCAAGCAATTTTTTAAGCTGCTTATAATTATTAACTACTATTTGAAGTCGCTTATATCCCTTCTCCATTTCACTGAGTTCTGCAGATAAAAGATTGAATTGATTATCAGGGTCTAACTTCCTGATAATATCATCTAGCTTGTGGCATTCCTTAGTAGCTTTGCAGCTAGTGCAACTTTTAGCTTGGTCACATATTCTATAAACCCTTTTAATACTTTTATGAACCACGAGTCCTCCTTCACTTCTATTATTTCAACGTAATACGGTATCCATTGGTGATTACCATATGAATTCCCCCAGGAACAGGTGCTGTAATAAGGCATGTTATGATCCACCTTCCTTGCACATACATAACGCACAGTTCCATTATTTCCCATTGCTGGTATATCCCATTCGACTCCATCAGTATCTGTATAGAAACCTATTCCGTAATAGAATGGGTTCCTTGTAAGCCTCAGTGTCTTAATTTCTTCTGTGTATGGAATTTCAGCTTGTATTCTTATCATAGTTTCCTCCTTAAGCTATTAACTTCTTTCGTATCATTAATTCTTTTTGTTTTAAAGCAAACAATGCTAACCTACAAATAGCATCCATAAGATATACTTCAAATGGATATTCTTTTATCTTCTTAATCTTACTGTGCTTTTTATACCATTTCAAAGCATCTTTTGTAAATCTTTCCCTTACAGAGTCAGCATGATTTGTAAGACGAGTTCCACCACCTTCAAGATTTACCCACCATATAATTGAATAAGCGATGCTTTCTAAATCTTTTTTGGATAAGTAATTAACCCCTTGTATATTCCACTTCATATCAAAATCATTTTTATAAATTTCATCACCTGGGTCAGATTTGATATTTTTCAAATTACGCTTCATTATTCTTGTAAAAGTTCTACCATACATAATATTATCAATATAAAAAGGTTTATATTTTCTGCTTAAATACATGTCTATTATATTTTGTGTTTTACCGTTCATTTCTATTTTTCTTCCTTTCCTTATATTATTAAGCCCAATATCAATTAACTTTCAGTGAAGAACTCTTCATAACTCATTAACGTAATTCCACACTTCTTTGCTTTCTGTAGTTTGCTGCTATTCCCATTAATATCTTCGCAAATAAGAATTCCTAAATCATTTGTAATGTGGTCCACAAATTCATATCCTTTATTATTTATATCTGCAATGAGTTCTTTCCTTGCTTTGGGTCCTGTACCAGTCATACACACTGTTCCCCTGGATGACTTCTTTTCGATCTTTACCTTGTCTATGATATGTAACTCCTCGAGCAATAACTTAAACATTCCCATATGCTTAGAAGTCCAGTCCATTACTTCTTGACCTGTCCTATAAGTGTCATCATTGAAATGCATGAAATCTTCTAATGTTTCTATACCAAGACTTTCTACTGCTTTAATTCCTACCATTGGGATGCCTAATCTTTCAATGAACTTTGCAAATGTAACAGTTCTTGATTTCTCTATTTCATTTAATATCTTTGTAATGCTTGTAAGTGCAAACCCTGGTATAATTGCTAAATCATGCTTTGTTAAATGATATAAATCTTTGATGTTTCGAATTGCTGTAGTATCATATAGTTTTCTTACTGTTCCTTCTTTAACTCCTTCCATTTCTGCTTTACTGCACCAGAATATTATCTGCTGTATCTTTTGTTCGCCACAATCTTTATTAACGCATTTAAGATGAATTCCATCTCTGACTAATGTTGAATTGCAGTATGGGCAATATTTCAATGTTATGTTTGACTTTGTTGAGCCGCTTCTATTCTCTGATACATGAGGTATTACATCGTTTGCTCTTTCTATGTACAGCTTATCACCGATGTTTAATTTCAAATCCAATAAGTATTGATAGTTATTTAAAGCTGCTCTACTTATTTCTACTCCACCAACTTCTATTGGGTCAAGCACTGCTACTGGGATTATACTTCCATACCTTGTTACTCCCCAACTTATTCCCATCAGTTGTGTTTCTTTTCCTTCTGAAGGTGGTTTCAATGCCATTGCATAGTGATGATGATGTTCTACTTTCCACCTGCTGTCTATTTCTTCATGAAGTCCTATTTCATTTATTACAAGTACCATTCCATCTGTTTCATATTCCCATTCATCCCTTAAAACATCTAAATAAAATTTGTACTCTGCTTCCAGTTTGCTTATATCCTTTATGTTATATGAGATGATGTTAAATCCCAGTGCTCTTAAATCTATTAAACTATCACTTACTGTTTTCTGAGGAATTCCAAATAACTGATAAGCAACGAATTTGAGATACTTAAGATTTTCAAGGTCTGTTTTCCTGTTCAATATTCCTGATGCATTGTTTCTGAGTTTTGATTTTACTACTGGATTATTTTTAGGAAAGTAGAATTCGCCTCTTACATAAACATTACATTTTGCACTGATTGTCTTTGGTATTGTTGAAAGATACTTTGCTGCATGAGTGATGTCCCTTCCTTCTCCACCATCTCCTCTTGTTGCAACATATTCGAGCTTTCCATTTCTGTAAAAGATTTCCCCGCTTGCCCCATCTATCTTTGGTTCCATTACAACATTGCTTTCAACATTTAATTTTTCAAACCAGTTGACTGCTTCTTTAGCTGTTTTAACTTTATTCATTGAAAGCATTGGGATTGAATGTTTGATTTTCTTTCCTTCGGTTGGAATTCCTACTACTGAAAAGTATTCATTGTTTGGGTCTGCTGCTTTGAGCTGGTCTTCTAACTTATCAAACTCATTATCTGACATTATAGGTGTTTCATTGTAATAAGCTTCCTTTGCTTTTAGTAACTGTTTCACCACTTTTTCTATTTCCATGTTTTGCTCCTTTCGGTTTATCTTGTTTCCTTAGTTATATTATACCATATTTCGGTGAAAACGTAAACAAAATAATTCAACAAAAGGCGCAAGGCAAATCATTCTATTGAAATCAGTCAAAAAACAATAGAGGTTTGCCTTGCCATTTATGTATTCACAGAGCCATCAAAATTTTGATACCCAACAGTATCATTCCCATGTTCTGGAAGCTTAATAGCTCTCATTCCATAAATCGTATAATCCCCATCATGAAATGATTTGATAACCCTCTGCATTTGTATCGTTGCTTCTGCTGGCTCAAAAAGATTATAAATATGTTTATGCTCATTTATAAATTCTTGTTCTGTTACAGAAGGATTAATAACTACATTGGGTCTTTTGCTGTGAATAGCAAAAAACTTATCTGCCTTTTCAGCTACTATTTTTTTCCAAGCCATCGGTTACTCCTTTTATCGTTTTTCTTTTCGATTAGCTAAGAACTTTAACGTTAACTGCTTTTAATCCTTTCTCTGTGTCTTCAGTTTCAAACTCAACATTTTGTCCCTCAGCTAATGTTTTGAAACCGTCAGTAATAAGACTGCTGTAATGCACGAATACATCTCCACCTTCATCTGCTCTTGTGATGAACCCATAACCCTTGGACTCATTGAACCATTTGACTTTTCCTTTCACTGTTTACTTCCTCCTTTTAATTTTATTCTTTGCTTCTACTCTTTCGAGTTCTTTCTTTGCTAGACAATACTCTTTATCTAACCGTTTTTTATCTGCTGGTTTTTTAAATTTATCAGAAACATAATCTTCAAGTTTAATATTTTTCTTACCAAAAACTATACTAGAAAAATATGCTTCGCCTTGTGCCAATAATTCCTTGTTAATTAAAACATCGATCATTCGTGGAGTAGCCAAAATTACTTTAGCTCCCAATGCTTTTGCTATTTTTTCTATAGTTTGTACTCTTGGATTTGCTTCTGCTTTCTCAAACCTAGCTACACCTGATTGTTTTAACTTTGCTTTGTTGCTTAATGTTACTTGGGATAACCCCATTCCTTTACGAAACATTGCTAATTGTGTTGTAACAGGTTGCTTGTAAAACAACTTTAAAAACAATTCTTTGCTTTCTATGTCTGCATCTAAAGTTTCTGTTAAATATTTTTCAAATCCTACTTTTCGTTTTTTCATTTTCGTTACTCCTTATGATTTTCGCATACTACTTCATGTATATCTATTTTTTTATTTGCTTGAAGTATAAAACAAACATGCATATGTATACATGTAGCACAAGTTTTTACAGGAAGTAATTTATATCTGCCAACTTCATCGACTTGCTTAATCCTAATCTTATCACCAGGTTTTGCTATAGGGCATTGTCCTGCAGGCACAGGATTATGTCCAACACCACCTTTTTGCACATCCATTAAAAGCACTGATGCAGGCGAATAGTAATGTTTGCTGCATAATCCTTTAGCAAGAACTTTATCGCCGCATTCACTGCAACCTTTCTTTTCTTCCTTTACCATTTTCGTCTCCTCTTTTTTAAGTTCTTCTTTTGTTGTTTCTGTAGGTACCATCTCTTCACTACATTCATTACATGTATACATTACATTATCGCCAGGAACTGGTGTTACATCTAATGATCCACATTTACTGCATTGTCTGATTATTATGATTTCCTTAATTATATCAGCACTCATTTTTGCACCTATTTTATTCTGCTCATGCGGAATGTTATCTATAAAATCATCTTCTATAAGTTTACTTTTCATATAAGCTACATCAGCAATTTAGACTCTGTATAAAATTTATATTCCATATTATTTTCTTTACAATATTTTATAGCTGCTTTTGCTTTAATTTGAACTATATTATTCTTCAAACCTTTATTATGCTTTACTTCTATTAATATTTTTTTACCATTATTATATTCAACCAAAATATCGGGTATATAATTTCTTTGTTGCATTTGATATGTATAAAGTATTCTTAATGGATTAGTTTGATATTTTAAAACATCTTCTTTACTTTCTAAAAATTTTAAACATTGTAATTCAATACTAGATAAATATCTAAATCTTTTATTATTCTTTTTAGAATAAAACCAACCCGATTTACCCCAACTCCATTTATGATCTTGTTTATTTTGTATAGCTTGTTTAGCTGCTGCTATACTTATTTTAAGACGATGCTGCTCAGAATGATTATATCCTTTACTTTCATTTAAACGACGTTCTTTAGAATGTACCATACCCATCATTTTCTTACTAATTTTTTTACGTGATTGTTTAGAATGATGTTTTCCTTTAAACGATCCTACCATTCCTATTCTTGTCCTACCCGAGCTTTTTCCTATTAATGCAACTCGCTCATCTGTTTCTTTTGTTAATCCTTTATTCCAAGCAATTTGTCCTTTTGGCATAAATCTTCCTTTTAAATCGGGGTAGTCAGATTCGAACTGACGGACCCCACGGCCCCAAACCGTGTGCTCTAGCCAACTGAGCTATACCCCGTTTATTCTACTATTTGTGTTTCAATAGCATAGTGATATAATATGATATTGAATTTCTTATCCAACATACAAGCTTTGAATTGTTTCTGTGCTGCTGCAAAATGTCTACCGCTTGGAAACCAACCACGTTCTTTTGATCCAAGTTTTATTAGCAATGTTTTTCTTCCTTCTTTATACTCAAATGCTAATGGTACATATAACTCATCTACTGTTGCTTGTAAATCTTGCTTTTCTTTTTGTAGTTCATCATTTCGCTCTACTAACTTCTTGTTCTTCATTTCTAACCCTTTAATAATTTCTGCATCTGTTTCCATTTTGTTCTCCTTTTTTACCCTAGTTTTTTTATTTATATTTTTGTATCGGGTAAACATTTATTTCTTTGGTAATGTTTTGTTTACTATCTTCATCATTTCCCTGCTGGTTATTATATCGTCTTTCTCTAATGCTTTGTAAACTTTCTTCCATTTCTTCAATTCTTTTATGTCATATGTAGGGCCCAAGAAATTGTTGATTGCTTTTTCAATGAACTTACTTCTTGTCATCTTAATCTTTTTTCTGAATGCTTCCATTAAGATATAAAGATTTGAAGGAATAGTAACGCAAACTTTTACTTTCATTTATTCTGCCTTTGTAAAATCGACATAGTATTCTTTATTCCATTCAAACTGATTAAATGCATCTGAATTTAAAATAGATATTTCAATTTTTCCACATGGACTTGCATTGCCAAATATTTCATTCTCTTTTGATCCTTCCATTACTGGACTTAAATAAATTGTCCTACCTTCGCATTCAACCCACTTGTCTCCTTCTTTTTTACTTCCTTTATAAATGTTGATCTGTGTAACTACAAACTTTCCTCTTACCATAAATCCTCCTTTATTTTTTTTTATTAATATAAATCATAAAACATATTATACCAACTACAGCTAAAACTAACACAATAAAAATGAACTGCCACGGTTTCAATGTTCCTATTACTCCTACTACAGTAGCTGATGGGACATAAACTATGTGTTCTATATAAACCTTATTATCCTTTACTACGTTATCATTGACGCCTGCTTTGTTATCATTGACCCCTACCTTATTATCATTAGCATTTATTGTTGCTGAACTGGCGTCAACCCCTGTATTGTTTATAGGCACATCAACATGCACTGCTCCTGTACTTACAGTAGTAGTGATAGTTGTTGCTGGTCGATGAATACAGCCAACTAATGTTACAGTTGTTAATACTAATCCTATTGCAATTAGATCAATGATTATATCTGATGTTATTGTTTTCATTTTCTGCTCCATGTCTCATTACAATTTTTGCAATGATATATTTTAATTCCATCTTTAATCTTACGTCGCATTCCATATGATTGACAAACTTTACACCATCTATATTTCTTTTCAGGGTGAAATATATAAAACTTCATAACCCTTTTACTAATCTGTTTTTTATTTACTATCTTACTGCATTTAGTGCAGTATATCCGAAGTCCTTGTTTCTGCTTTGACTTAGGAATTTTCTTTGTGCAATTTAAACAATGAGTAAGTTGCATGTTATTCTTTTAGTTTTGATTCGCAAAGAGCTTTTAAATCATTAACGAATCTTTCTCTTGTTGCTGTGGGCTGCAGTTCATCGCTTGTAGTTGTAAAGATATATGCATCGACTATATCCCTCATGAATGCTATTTCATCAAATGACTCTAATACAATTACTGTTTCTTCATGTGCTTTGAATGTCCGCTTCTTCCTTGTTTCGATTTTCATTGTTCTCTCCTTTATTTAGTTTATCAATTACTACATGCCCATGCATACAAATTGCATAAACTATTTCATTATTATGATATATAGTTTGAAGATAAGAAGGAATGGTAGAAGTACTATCAAGTTTCATTCCGCAAGGGCAATGAGTATTAAGGTATTCTGATGCAGTCATTCTATTATTCATCTTGTTTATTCTTCTCTACATAATCCACTAAGTCTTGCACTGTTTTTATTTTCTCAGTATCTTCATCTGATATTCCATCTAGCACAAATTCATCTTCAATAGACATCATCAATTCTACTTTATCTAATTCATCAATGCATAAATCTTCTTCAATACGATCAGTAGAAACTATTTCATTTCCACTTATTCCTGACAATTCATCAATCAAGTCTTTTACTCTTTCTTCAACCTGACTCATTGAATCCCTCCTATGCTTATCTTATTATTAAGCCTTTTTTGTTAACTTGTATAGTTTTCAAAGATTAACACATCATTATCTTTTAAACATAACTCTGATAATCTTGATGAAGCCATAAATTCAACGGATACGTGATTGAACTTACCTAACACATAATGTCCGCGTTTTTGAAGCTTGAAATGTTTTCTTGCTACTTCTACTAATTCTCCAATTGTTATTGTGTCTGATGTATCAACTTCAAATTCACCCTCATGGCTCTTGATTATTAATTTCATAGCAGTCCTCATCTAACCAATTACGAGTTGAATAATCAGCTGTATAGAATATTGTTCTAACTGTCGTATATTCTTTACCATCACTACCAATTATGATTGTTACAACAGGAATGAGTATACCATTCATCGTTTATTCCTTTATCGTTTCCTCGCCACCTACTGGTGTTCGGGGTTTCTTTGGTTCTTTCTTTTCGCCCTCTTCTGGCGGTAATTCTGGGGTCTCTTCTTTAGCAGGAATTTTTAATTCAGGTTGTTCTGCTGTTTCTTGTTCAACCACTGGTGCTTTCTCTTTCTGCTTTTGTCTTTCTAATTCTTTCAATGCCTCTTCTGGAGTCTTCTTTAAAAGTATCTGCTCTTTATAAGCATCATCATCTTTTGTTTTTTCATCTACTATTGCACGGTATTTTGGATCAAATACTGTTGACTGTTCTTTCTTAAGCATGTCTTCAATATGCTTCATATCCCAACCCATTGCATCTGCAATCATCTCAAATGGAATTTCACTATTATCTCTAAGTTGTCTTAACATGTCCCTTTCAGATGAACTGTCTACTAAGTTCCTCTTCTGCCAAATATATTCTGGGATTATATATTTATCATATTCACTGCCTCTATAAACAGAATTCCCTATCCTTAATAAAGGTTTACCATCATCACCATTAAGTCTCTGTCCTTGAGAACCTGTTACAAATTCTGCTTCAATTAATCTATCCTGTCCTTTAACCTTTATATATTTATCAAGCTTACTATTAATTCGTAGATTGTGATCTATCTCTGCTTTACTCCTTCTTACAAATCCCCTCTTCATTGCTAATGGTAGATACACTCTATACTTCCAAAGGTTCTCCAGCTTCGCCCTCTGTGCTAAGTATCTATACATTATGATTTTAAGCTGAACAGTACTAGATGCGTAAGTAGTGGCTTCCCCATGCACTAATGCATCATTAGCAAATAATCCTACCATAATCTTTTTCTGTACATCATCGAATTCTTCACTGAGGTTTGTGATCTTTTCTTTTGTCCCTACATAATCAACCTCTAAGAATGGGTGATATATTAAATTGAAATCAGGGTCATTTGCTGCTTGCGCAAGTAACTTCTGCAGTTTCACCATATGCCTGTCTGATGGGATCCAACCAAGTTCTTTTGAACCCACTTTAAATATCTTAATTGGCTTTGAATGTCTTTCAATAAAACTCTGTTGAAGTAACCTTAACCTATCTTCATGCACTAGATCTTTCAAACATCTTTTAAGCAATGAATGTCCACGCTTCATACTTCCTTCTGGCTTATTAGCAAAGTACAAAACTCGGCTTGAATCGAGATGCACCCTTCTTCCTGTCCTTGCTGCTGATACTAATTTATCTGGAAGTAATTCAGTGATTGCTCTTGCTACCATATCTGAAGTGTTGTTTACTATCTTTCCTATTTCAGAGTCTTTCTTTACTTTCAAGAAGAATACTGGTTGACTTACAAACGTATCCATCAATTCTATATCTTCTGGCTGGAACTGTGTGAAGCTTTCCCATTCAAAGTTATTGTTATCCCAGTTCCCATAATGTACTGCTTCTCCCAATAAATGATAACCTCTTAACTGTTGTGTCATTATATCTAATGCACCTATTCTGTCTTTGAAATCATTGTAATATTTCTTTATGCTATCATCTTCACATTCAAGCACATGATCAGACAATGGAAATTCGCTGTGTAGGTCTATTAAATTCCCTACTAAATAATGATACATATAATAATGTCGTAACCGTTTATTTAATTGTTCAAGATCGCCTGTAGGAAATAACAACAAGACTGGGTCAAATAGTGGGTCTACAAATAGAATGGGTACTCTTGAAACACCTGCTGTAGAATCCATTGAAAATGAATAAGAGTCTCCAGCTTCTCTTTTCAATGCTGCCTGTCTTTTAAATATTTGTTCCTCTACTTTAGAAGCTATATTTTCTTCACCCTTATGTAAAGGCCTTTTAAGACTTAAAGGATTTAATTTTTCCAAACGTTCTATAGCACGTTTTTTTTGTGCTTCACTAAAATCTTCTAACTTTGCCATTGTAATCTCCTTATCGTTGTTCCAATTTATCTTATACTGAAGTACTGATCTAGTCCAGCTTCAGTAAGACCATATATCTTATCGTCTTCACCTTTGAATGTATCATCACTAACTACATCACCATTAAAAACTGTGAAAACCATGTAGCCTTGTTTCATGTTGCCTGTTGATGCTTTCTTATTCTGTATATTAATCACTACTGTAATTACTGCGTTTGATGTGAAATACTCTTCAACCTTTTCCTCTTCTATAGCAGGAGTAACATTCTTTATGATAGACTCAAGTTCCTCTTGCTTATATTTGAAACTATCTATTGTAACTACATAAGCAGTGATAGCTTCATCTTTTGCTTTTATGTAATCAACAACTTTCTTTATTGTCTTTGGAACTATATCTCCAGAAACTTCTTGTTTCTCATTTTCAAACATATCATGAGGAGTAAGTTCTTTTCGAATTGAGTCAAATGGAATTTGTTTCCTCTTATCAGCCTCTTCCATCGTTTCCTCCTTTTTCGCTGTTTCTTCGGGTGAAGGCTCTTCATCTGCATCACTATCGGCTTGAATTTCTAACATTGCTTTCTTCATTGCAATGTCTTGCTGTTCTTGTTTTCTCTGCCCTCTTTCATATGTACCAACTGGCTCTGTAAGTAATACTGGTTTCTGTGTTGCTGGTACATCTACAATTACATCATAATAGATAAATTCTTTTACTAGTTTCTCCATTGCTTTCTGTGCAAGTTCCAGTGTAAGAAATGCATTGACTTCTTTCCTATCAAGATAACCCTTTTGCCCCCAGATAGAATATCCCAGATAATATGGCTGAATGAAATAATGTTCGTACTTAGAATCTTTACTTACTCCCCAGCCGTAGTTAATTCCAGGAATTGTTGGAGGAGTCTTTAAGAACTTTGCATAAGGCATAAAGTCCTCATAATCTGCACCTGTTAAAACTTTAAACCTTGCACGTATCAATGCTTTCTGGTAGCCTACTGTTGACAGATATTCTTCTATATATTTATAACCGAACATTTTTTCGTTTATCATTTTTATAAGCTGTCTGTCGAGCTCAATGATTTCTTGCTTTGTGTTTGTTCCTGCAAAGCTTCTATCAGACAACCATCTTGTTACATTGTAATCACCTGTGCTGCCTGCTTTCTTTTTAAGTGCATTTAATACTGGGTCTCCATTTTCTGTTTCCTCAGATCTTTGGTTATCAACAAGGTCTGTGTTGCTTTTAATGAATTCCATACTGTTTCCTCCTCATTTAGATAGTATGCTGTAAACTGTGAATTGCATGTATACGAATAATGCTATTATTACAATTAATCCTATAGCAATAAATAATACCTTCCCTACATCATCGCCATATCGTTCCTGGAGTCTTCTGCTCAATTTTAATACCCATTCAGGTATTTTCATATGACTTACATTAGCTCTTCAATTTTTGACTCATCTAGGAGCTGTGATTCCACTGCTGTGAATTCTTTACCTGTTTGCATTGCTATAACCTTGTATTTGCCGCCATCAAGGATTTCTTTTATCTGGACTTCAAACATTTTGCTATCTGGACTTCCATCATCATAAAGGACTATATCATTAACCTTTCTGATATGCCCTTTGTTTTCTACTGCTTCTTCAATAGCTTTAATGTCAGGTCGTATGATTGTCTTCTTACCATTTTTTTCTTCCACTTGCCATACCCCTCCTGTCTTATCAAATTCTGGAAACATGTTACTGATTTCTGCTGTTGTTAATCTTGCAATAACTTTCTTATCTGTAGCTTTCCCTTTTGCTACTGTTATAATATCCCTCATCTGCCTTCCTACTTCAAGGTCTGTAATGTTTGGGTGGTTCTTCCTGATGCTTGCTTCTATTTCTTTAAGCTCATTAGCAGAACCTGTTTTGATTTCATAGTTTGGATTAGCTTCAGTTGATTCTTTAACTTCAATACCATTTTCTTTTAATTTATCTGCTATGCCATCTTTTTCATTAATTATGCCAGTAACATCATCACCGAATAATTTAACTTCACCTTCAGCATTAACACTTATTGCACCGTCTTGATATTTAATATCTAAAATCACAGTTTGTGGTGATTTACCTATAGCAGTTCCTCCGCCAAGTTTAATACCTAATAGATTAAGTGTTTCTTCTATAGTTTCAATGGCTTCTTCTTGGCTATCAGTTGATGCCCAACGTGTATATTTTGAAGCTTCTTTTTTTAATAAAGATTTCTTTTCTTTATACTCTCCTATCATAATTTCTTTAGTTTCATTATTATATGCTGTGGGTCCAAAGCTACCAGAGTCATCAAGAACTTTCATTACTTTCTTTGCATCCTTTTCATCTTCAACTATAATTCCATCCTCACTCATTTCAAAAGCTACATTAATTCCAGCTGCTTCTAATGTTTCTGCAATATGCTTTCCTAATCCTGCTTCTTTTTCTAATGTAGCTTTAAGCCATACTTCTTTAGCATCAGGATAATAATCATGCTCTTCCCCATTTTCTAATTTTACAGTATAATAAGAATCGTTCAATCCCATATCTTTAACTTTAGTTATTACTCCAGAACCATCAAGAGTTTCTACTTCAGTACCAACACTGAGTATTGCTTCTTTTTTCAATGATGCCCTAAGCCGCTTTAACTTATCTTCTAGACTTTTAATTTCATTTGCTTTCATATCAAATTTTGCTGGGTGCTTTAATACGAATTCAATTTCATCTTCTTTTAATTCAACCATGTCTGCATCAGTGATTTCAAAGTCTCGATCCATCAATTCCATCAAGTTATCAATAGCTGCTTTCTTTTCTAATGAAGCAGCTCTGCTAATAACACTATCAATTTTATCAAATATATCTTCTAGTTTTTGTTCTATATCTTCAACATTGAATCTTTTGTTTATATCAAGTATTATTGTTTTCAGCTGTTCAGCAGTTACATTCTTTTTTGACCATTTTATAGTATCATACAAATTTCCAAATTCTTCTTCTATATCATCTAATGACATAGCACTAAGTTTCTGGGTTGAATAAGCCAAAATCTTTTTAAGGTCATTTATTATTGCTTGCTTTGTTAACATTATTTCCTCCTTTATTTACCAGCAATATCCCATACGCTGATTGCGCCTTCAAATGCATTTTCTTCTTGCTTAATATAATTTCCTTCACCATCAATTTCAGAAATATTAGATCCAATAAATTCACCGTCATTTAATTTTGCTAGCAGTGCTCTTTTATCTTTCCTATTATCTCTATGCTCTTCATCATATTTTGTTAGAACATAAATTGCACCAGCTACTGTATCGCAAATATCCTTTGTTCCATTTTCTGGTCTGTCTACTTTATTACCTTTAATTAATGAAATCTCTTTTAACTCTTTTGTTTGTGGTGCATAATCAAGCAGGTCTATTCTGCCTGTATAAATTCTTTCTCTTAAGTCTTGATAGTTTTCATAACCCAAATAATATATTAAAGCATTGATACCTATCTTCTTTAAAATGTTTATTAGTAATTCACTCTGCCATTGGTCAAAGAATACTCTTACTTGTTTTACTCCCAATGTTTTTACAAGCATTGAAATGGTTGAACCTACATTAAAGAAATCTACTCTCAATCCTTTCTTTGGTATAGGCTCCCATCTTGTTACAAGGTCTTGTACTATTATATCTATATTTCCTTTTATTTCTTTATGATGCAATGATAATGCGCAACTACATTGACTAACTCCTAAGTCTATAGTCAATGTATAAGTATGTGCTGGCAATACTCTAATCCAAGGTGCTAACGTTAGTTTCTTCTGTACGTAATTATCTTTCTGAGAATCATAACATGTGAACATTTGCTTTCGTTGTTTATTTATACAAAGCTCTATCTTTTCCTGTTCTTCTATAAATGGATTAATTGCATCTGGCGGAATACATAAGAACTTTGCTTTTGCATCTCTTGGATCATCATCAAAATCTTCTTTGTATTCTAATGGAATTCTATGTCCTTCATATTCAAACCATTTGCCGCTGAAACAATGTGGTGGTTTTACTTGCCATGTTGCTAATTTTGCTGTGTGCCAATGCAAATGTTTCTTTGCTTTTTTGTGCATTACTTCTATGAAATCATCTTTATATCTTGGAAATGAAAGTATGAAGCATTTCCACTTATCACCAAACCTTGTTCTTGCTGAACTCTTTAATGATTTATATATCTTCTCTGCACTTAATGTCTTTGTCTCTGCAAAGCCGCTGGCTTCATCTAATATGAATACTAAATAGTTCTTACCTTCCTGGGCTTCTTGCTCTGAGTTACCACTGAATGCTCTTATCATCTTTGGAAATAAAATACCGTTTGATGTTATTACTACATCATCATTGAATAAATTTATTTCCTTATTCTTATTAGTAGTCAATGCATTTAAACTTCGTCCTGATACTTTAAAATTATATTTATCCTTTAACCATTTCCAACGCTTTACTCTTTCAGTAAACTTTGTAAAGAATACTGTTGATGCTTGGTCTGCATTTGTTGCTACATTTACAAAGTCAATTGGTTCCCCAGATATATCGCCTATTCCTAACAACTTCTGTGGGTCTGAACAACAAAGCAAAACATGTGTGATATAACATAAGCCAATTGCTGCTATTAAATCTTTCCCTGAATTATGGTTATATAAACCATTTGCTAAATAATTATGATATTTTTCAACTTCCAAATCATAATATTTATCATGTTTCCAAAATGTAATAGATGTTATAGTGTCCCATTTGGGTTTAATTATCTTATTTAAACATTTTTCGATCCATACTTTTCGTAAACCATATTGCGTTTTACAATGACAGCTTTTACAAAGTAATATTAAATTTTCTAATCTACCATCTAGTTTGTTATAATTTATATGATGTATATCACCTTTGAATTTATTTTTAACTGGTTTCTTACAAAACTTACAATGATTTTTATCTCTTTTCCTAATATATTCATGAAGCTTTTTTCCAAATGTTCCTAAATAAGTATCACCGATTTTATAAGTATAACTAATGCCGCCTTTCCAATTATGATGTTTTTTACCAGATCGTCCATATTTTTTTTTAGACTCAGCTAATGTTAAAAGACTATTATTTTTATTTACTGTATTTTTTATTTTTTCTTTTATTTGCTTACTTTTTTCTTTACCAAAATATTCATTAAATGTTTTACCAGTTCTCGATTTATTATATTTAACAAATCCTATACCAGAATTAAGATGTTTTTTTCCAAATGCCCAATGTTTCTTTCCAGCTCTGCCACATGATTTTTTCCATGTATCTGATAATACCTTTGCTTTAGGAAATAATAATTTATAATCATTTAACTTTATATCTGGATGATTCCATTGTAAGTGGTTTGGAATCGATTTTACATATTCTCCACATAACTTACATTCTACTTTATCATTGTCATCTAATATAACGCTGTCAACTCTAAGATCTTTTAATTGTTTCCAGCCATTTTGTGTTTTAAATCTATGTTCTTTAGTTACTTTAATTGATTTTCCCAATTTTGTTTTTACTTCATATAAATCATCTATTCCTTTAATCCAAGGAACTGATGCTTGCGATATTCTAATTTTATTTTCTTCATCAATACATTGTACTGTTATTTCTTTTTTTAATTTATATAGTTGTTCAATAGTATATTCTGTTCCTGTTTCTACATCCCTAATTTTAGCATCACCGCTTATACATCCTTTGCCCCACTCTTCAATTCCTGTTGTGTTACCATTATCAAAAATTTTCTTTGGTTCATTTCCAAATAAAAATTCTAATGGTTCGTACTGTTCATCACTCAAACCATTGGGTATTCCCATATGGTCAAAGCTTGTTACAAATTCTCTAATTCCAACAGGATTTTCTTCCCAATATATTCCTAAGTTGCTGCTCTTTGCTTCTACTGATCTATCAAAAGAATCGAAGAGTGATTTTTCTTTTGTTTTCTTTGGTTTTATAAAATCAACACCTCTAATATTTGCTTTGCGTGGCATAGCCTACCTTATTACATTGTCAAATTTTACTTGCTTTCCACAGCGTGGGCAACTGTCTGGAAGCTGCTTTATAAATCTACCAAGCCTGATATGACAATTATCACATTGATATACTTCTTTTTCTATGTTAGCTTGTAAAGATGCTGCTTTTTTAAATCCTTCAACATGTTTTTTATGTTCATTTTTTTCCATTGCATCAATATCAGCATCTAAACTTGCATAACGTTTAAGTGTTTCACTATTTTCAGCACCTATAACAAAGATAACATTGCTTGTAGTAGTATCAATTACCTTTGATTTCTTCTTTTCATTATTATATATTTCTTGTGCCTGTGACTTAGCTGCTTCAAGATCATCTTCCATTGTAGAGAATTTCCATGACCCATCAGCTTCTTTAAATTTAACCATATATTTCTTATGATTAGTTTTAGCATCTGAAGTAGCTGGACCAGTTGGAGAGGTATACATATAAGGATTATAACTATCTGCTTTCTTTCTCAATGAAGATTCTTTTCTACCTCTCATAATCACGTTATAAAAATCTTCTATAGCATATAATATCATTTGTTTTTCTGTTCCATAATTGTCCTGATTACTAAGTGCTAAACTAGCAATACTATCAACGTCTGCATCTCCATCAGCAACCCAATCTTCTATATAATCTGGAACATTTTTATCATATATTCCTGCTACTTTGTCATGAGCTTTATCAAGAATTTCTTCAGAAAGACTATCATATATTTTATGAATTTCATTTAACTGCTTAATAGCCTGTTTAATTTCAGTTCCGCGGTTTGTTAAGAAATCAGTATATGATGTTGCTTCTTTTTTCATTGATGCTTTGCTTTCCTGTCCATCTGGACCAATAAGAAATTCTTTTTTGCATTCACAGCTTATAATTTGACCGTTACATTTTGGACATCTTTCAATATCGCAGCCAAAATGATGTATGTTTCCTTTTTTATTTACTATGTTACAATCATGACATCTTTCATTTACATCAAAATATTCTGTGTCTCTATTATAGATTTCCCCATCAATCTTAATTTTAGGATAAGTACATGATTTTGCTGTTGGGTCCATCATATCTTTGCCGCATTCTTTACATACTGCTCCTGCTTTCTTTTTCAATGTAACTCTATTCCCTGCAATTCTTTCAACAAGGATAGTTGAATAAGTTCCCCAGGGTCCAGAATGTTCTACATCAACTTTTGGTTTTGTAACAACTTTATATTTTCCAATAGGAAGCATTGTGCCTCCTCTATCAACTTCAAACTCTTCACCTACTATGCCATCTATACTATATACTAGCTGAGCATTGCCTGTTGGAATTTCAAAAGTTTTTTCTTCTGCTTCTTTACTTAATGAACCTTTCTTTTCATATGTCTCTATCCAAATAGATTCACTATCTCCCATATCATATAATGTTTCTAAAGCTGCATCGAAATCTTCGACTGCTACAACATCTTCAAATTCCATCTTAACACTTTCTAACTGATCTTTAAGATCATCTTTTTCAGCAGGAACAGTAGAAAGTATTCTTGTAATTTCATTGACTGCTATTTTTGCAAGTTCTAATGCACCTTCATCAGTTGGGTCTTCATATTTATCTGCATTAACAGGAATGTAAACTTTATATTTCCAATCTCTTGCTTCTTTTTTTAATGAAGCTGTTTCTTCTAAAACAACTTTATCCCCACCCATTCCTATATAACCTATTTTATTATCATGATCAGCTATTACTGTCGTTAAATCATCTGCTTCTTTTTTGTCTGCATCAATGATAGCCATAAAATCATATTTGCTTGTTGGCTTTGCACATATTCCAGCTTCAACTAATGCCTCTAAAGGAGTATGAAAATTCTGATCTGTTAAAATACTAGAAACACCAATACTAAAAGTTTTTCCTGGAAATGCTCTTTCAACAGCATCAACTATTCCAGCTTTATATTCTTCAATTGTTATTGATTTTGCTTCTTTTTCTATTGAAGCTTCTTTAACTACCAACATCGGGGCATTTTCTAATTCTTTCATAGCATCTTCAATGTCAGCATATTTTTTATCTATCTTTCCAATTATGCTGTCCCATTTATCTTTTAACCAGTTTATGAACTTACCCAATGCTGCTTTAAATTTTTCTACAAAAGCAGCATTTATCTTAAGTCCGGCTTTCTTTTCTTTTTTAAGAGTTATTTTATAAGTATCAATATCATCTAGTTCTGGATATTCTGTATGTTTTGAAGCAATGAATTCTATCATTTGCTTATAGGCAGGATTAATTTCAGTAAATGTTTCGGTTATTTCTTCTATGAAGTCTTTTGATTTGAGTGATTTCTTTTTTGCTTGAGCTAATTTTAATTCCCAACCATCTATAGATTTTTTATGCTCCTCTAATTTATAGAGCATTGCTTTAAGTATATTTTCTTCTTTTTCAGTAACTTCAGTAAGCTTTGCTATTTCAAGTCTTGCATTGATCTCTTCTATTGCTTGTTCTATTAATGCTTCTGACTCTTCCATTTTTTTATTGAGTTCAATGTAGCGCTTTGCCATATCTTCAAACGTACGTCTATATACTTCTTTTGTTACCTCTTCAACTTCAGTTGCAACTGCTGTTATTCTAGATAACCATTTCATTTTATTTTCTCCTTTTGTGTTTTGAGGTTTTGAGATAACTGATTAGCTAAACAACTTGATGTTTGTGTACTACGATATAATTTTTTCAGTAGTTCTCTATTATCCTCGGTTATTCGGTTATCGTTTAATAATGCATCTTCAATTTGATTTGCTGCTGTTTGAAGAAGACCTGCTACTATAGGTACTGTATATTCTTTAGTTTTCATTTTGCCTCCAGCATCGTTTTTTCTTTTATCTCATCTATTGCTTTAGATACTTCCGCTTTAAACCGAGGTACTACAATGCTTACTTTATTTTTATCTATTTCTGGGATTATTAACATTCCAACAATATCGATTACCTTTTTTGCTACGAAGTCTATTAATCCTTGTAAATCATAAAGTTGTGTGTATTGCTCAATCTCACCTTGAAGCACTCTGATTTCATCGATGCACTTCATAATCTGTGCATCATTGTTTGCTCTATATAATGTAAGTGCTCTTTCAACTGGTAACTTTTTTAATTCTTCTAGCTTAATTTCCAAATCTTTTAGTTGAGTTAATTGCTTTGATTTTTTGTCTTCAACTTTTTCTTTATCAATTACTGGTTTCCAAGCAAGTAATTCAGCTACAAGCTTTTCATATATACTTTTTATATCACTAAGCTTCTGGTTTCTGAATTCATGGATTTCGCCTTGAATTTTTGAAGTTACTTTAATTTGTTCTTGCAATGTTTTAATATGATTATTTCTAGACTCTATAGACTCAAAAATTCTTGTTGGTAACTCTTCTTGTATTTTCTTTATCTTTTCTTCACGTTGCTTTTTTAATTCAGCAATCTTTTTCTGTGTTTCTTTATTTGACAAAACAAAATTATCTCTAAAAGCTTTTACTGTTCGTCCATCTGCTTTGAATTTATATTTTTCCTTAAGTTCACTTGCAATAGCTCTATCTGACATTCCTTTTTGGATCATTAAAATAACTGCATCTGAATATTTTGAATCGTTGATTGTCTTCCCTGTTGATTCATTTATCATTGTTCGTTTACCTCACTCTCAGTTTCTGCTCACTACAATTGTTTACAATTATTGTAGTGCTATTTCTTTGTATCTATAATATATAATAATATTATTGGTTAACCCTTGTTTTTGATAATCTGAGATACTCTATCACGAACTCGTTTGATGTGTTTAGTTATCATCACTTTACTAATTCCTAGCATCGTAGCTATTTGAGCATTTGTTCGCGGTCCAATATAGTACTTTTTTTTGAATGTAGTTCTGGTATATCCTAAACGCAGTGTTACTACATATGTTTGCATTGGGGTAAATCTTTTTTGTTTTATGTATCGTTTCAATAGTTCTACATATTCCTTATTTTTATCTTGACGTTCTCGTAATATACGTAATGCATTAGCGTCTTCAGCTAATGCATATATGCTATCTATCGGCATTGGTATTTCGACAAACTTATCATATTCAAGCTGGTCTTCAAAAAATTTATAATCTAATTTTATAAATCGTTTTTTTCTTTTAAATAGTCTCATAAAAAAACAGGGCACTCCAGATAGTATTTCTACTATTTGAAGTGCCCTCCTCGTTACAGTCAGCTTATTACTGCATGCCTCTGTTTACAGGTCAGTCACTTTAACTTCGAATTTGTATATGCTGTTTCGTTTAGACTTCAACTTAATCTTTACTTTGCACTTTGGATAAAATTTGTTTAATACTTCTGTAACTTTTAAATTTATTCTGCTTCTTGTAACTTCATCGTTATGTGACCCTACAAAGTCTTTAATAATTTCTTTAATAGTTTTCCTAATTTGTTTGTCAAGTTCTTTCATTGCTTTAGTCGATTTCATATTGCACCTAAATAATATTTATTACGAACCCAAAGCCTAAACATTGTGGGACTAAACTCTGGATCTGTGTCTATAAATAGTTTAATTAAATTTTCTATTTTTTCAGTATCATAACTATCAAGATTTAATATTTTAATAATTTTTTTATAATATAGTTCGTTCATTTGGTTTCCTTTGTTTCATCTGTCCAAACTTTAAATATCGTATTGTTTTTCTTACAATATTTTTTTGCTGCTTTTATCTTAATTTTGACTTGCTCATCATTTAAATGATTACTTGGTTTACATTCAATTATTATATCTTTCCCTTTTTTAACTTTTACTATAAAATCAGGAAAATAGTTATGCCATTTTTGTTTATAAAAATATCTGATTGCTAAGCAATTCATATCATAACTAACTATATTATTATCATTTTCTAGATGTTTAATACATTTCAATTCATAGTTTTTAGAAACAGTCCTAAACGTTTTATTATTTTTCTTTGAATAAAAATAAGTAACGACATTAGAATATTTACCATTAGTACCAAGTTTCTGTTTTCCTTCAAAAATTCTTTTAGCTGTAGCTTTTATCATATTTTTTCTTATTTTTATAGACGGATGCTTACCAATTCTTGCTTTACCTATATTTATACAATGCTTTTTAGAAAGTTTTCGTCCTATTAGTTTTTTACTTAATTTTTCTGCACTATTTTTTACTCTTTTGTCGGTATCTTTTTTTAATCCTTTATTCCAAGTAGTATGATTTTTTAATAATTTACTCATATGTCTTAAACTCGAATTATTTTCTTTAGTTAATCCCTTACTCCATGAAATTTTTCCTTTTAAATTTTTACTTGTATTCATTAATCTTTTATCTGTTTCTTTTGTTAAACCCTTATTCCAAGATTTATGTCTTCCTTCTTTGATAGCTTTTAAGTTACCTTTTCTTATATGATCGCACCATTCTTTAGTAAGATGCTTTCCTTTATTGCTATTTTTTTTAGTTCGTTTATAAATTCCTACTGGCATAATTATTTTTTATCCTTTTCATTTTCTATATCTTTTAGATATTCCTGAAATGTAAAATCAGCAACACTTTCTTCCTTTGAAGTTTTAACTGGTACACCATCTTGAATATGAATTATCATAGTTCCATGTTTTAATTTTTTCATTCTTTCAATCAACCAAAGATATTGTGGTTTAATATCAGCCATTATTTATCCACCTTTACAAAAATTGAAACAGTTTCATGCACCCGTTTAACTCGTTTCATCACTTCTTCACGTTTGTAAGTAAACACTGTAGCCATTTCTTTACGTACATATATAATTTCATCCCATAATTTAAATCCATGCTTTACAGCTAACCGCTGCGTATGATTAGTAAATGGTATTGTAAATCCTTTTCGTCCTCTGACATTCCCAGTTATAATAACAAAGAAATGTTTATAATCACCAATGTCAAGTGGTTTCATTACTTCATAAGCTCTTTTAATAAATTTTTCATATTCAATTAAAAAGTCTTTATATTTTTTGTAATGGCTAAGTTCTCCAGGTACATCATTATATATTTCCATATACCAATAAGGTGGTGATGTTATTATATCATCAATTGAATTATCTTTAATACCAGTCATCAATGTTGCATCTCCAAGAGAAACATCGAAACTATAGTTTGGTTTTATCATTTCATTTTTTTCTTTAAGCAACGTATCCCATCGTTTGTTTACGAAATCAACATAAAGTTTGCTGATGTCTATACCTTTAAAATGTCTTTTCAATACATTCGCTACAATTCCTATTTCGCCTCTATTTAAAAACGGATCTAAAATTAAATCATTTTGCATTGTAAATTTCTTAATTAAAAATCTTGCAAGCAATGAATTGATCTTTGATAAATCATAGTCAGTACCTAATTTACCACCGCCCCTTTGCTTTACATTACCACCAATCACTCTACGAATTGGTATTTCATCTCCCATCAAAGCATCTAGCCGTTTACCATAATCTTTATATACATCATCATTAGCAAGCATCTTATATGTGATTAAACTAGTAGGAATAAACCCACCATATTTCTTTTTAACATTATAGTCCACTACATATTTCATTTCTTATCTCCATTTGCATCTTTGTTCTTCTCTTCTTTTTTCTTTTCTTTTTTCTGTTTTCGTTCGTTTTGTTTCTTTTCATTTTCTTTTGCAAGTATATCATCAAACATGTTTATGTCTATAGCTTTTAATTGTGTAATCGATTTTTTTGGCACTGTTATTAATGAACAACAATTTCCTTCATTTATTGCTGGAGTATAAATGATGCTATCTTTTGTTTCTGAAACCATAATACCTATGCCCATATATTTTCTGTAATATATAGTTTCTTTTATTTCATTAACATTTATTAATTTTGGTTGAAACACTGATTCGATACATTCCCATTTAATGTAAATAGCTTTCATCTCATTAACCCTAGCCTTTCATGTGGTTGTGGAGTAAATAATCTCGGATCCATTATTCTTGATGGATCAATTGGTGATGGACCAAAACCAAATGGTTCTGAAGGTGCTGTTGGTTGTTCACTTTGTATAAAATGATGTGACATTTCAAGTAATCGTTTTTCATCGTTTTTAGCTAAGATAAATTTCAATATGACTTCGTCTGTTTGCGGAAGATTTTTACTTGGACTATGTATACAAAGTTTTCTACGAAGTGTGAGCTTATCATCTTTCAATAAATGTATAGCTAATTCATTAGGTTTAATTATTCTCATTTGACTGTCTTTATCATTTTGTGAATAATCTTTTTGATGCGCTTCTAGTTCATAAACATCTAACATTGTATTATTATTCCAGATACGATAAATTCTACCACTTTCACCTTTAACTAATAGATATCCTTTTTCTTTATATCGTCTGAAATCAATTTCACTAATCATATCTTTCAAAAGTTTCTGTGCTTTTTCATCAGCTGATTGAAGTTTGAATTGCCTTTCTTTCTGTTGTTTTTCTCGTAACTCATATGCTTCTGATGAAATATTTTCAAATAATTGTGGATTGTATGGACTTGCCATAAACGGACTTGGAATTCCCATCATTTCATAATACCGCATTCTTGAAGCATAATCTTCATAACTATTAGTATCAGTAGTTGTACTATACGTAGTATGTAATGGATATTCAGCAAATCTTTGTTCATCTATTATTATTGTACCTTCGGGCATCATGTGGTTAATTTGAATTTGGGGGTAATACTGTTGCAATGTTTCTTCAAAGTATCCGTATTGAGCATTTGTAACAGTACCTGCAGTTTCATAATTTTTATAATTAGTTGTTGCCATATTAGTAGCCCCTGAATAAGCAAGAAGAGTATCACCAAAACCCATTTCAATATCATATCGTTCAGCTTCCATTTTATTAAATCTTTGACGTATGTCTTGCATTGTAAGCAGAACCATAGCATCATTCTCCTTTACATGAGTAGGTAATATTGATAATGGAGCTAAGCATTGTTTACTTCGTTCCATTTCTTTCTTCATTTCTTTTCTATGTAATGTTTTAATCTCATGAAGTTGTCTATCTAATAAACGTCTTATAATTGCTTTTTGCGAATCTCTTGAATAAACAAGTTCTTCATGTGCCACATCTACATTAGACATAAACCTACAATTCTTAAATCTTACTTCTAATAATTTTTTAGCTGCTTCACTATCAAGTACTCCAGAAGGAACCCAACTCATATCATTTCTTTTTGTTACTTCTAATGGAATTTGAAAAGTACCTCTTATACTTATTTCCTCTTGAAGTGAATATGGATTTAAATTATGTAATACATTAAATTTTCTTAATATTGCAGCTTCTTCTCTTGTACATACTATGCTTGCTAAGCATGAATTTATAAGTTGTGTCATTGGGTCTGAACACATAGGTTCTGTATATACTAAAGGTAGTGTTGGCATAATTATCCTAACTCCTTCATATCAAATTCGCTGCCATAAGAAAATTCAGAACCTGGGTCTGGTCCCGGATGTGGTTTTGGTAATACTAAAATTTCCTCTGCTAATGGGTCAAACTCTTTAAGCTCTTTATCTTTCTTCCCATCCTTACCTATAGAATAAATGATAGCATCTTTTCCGTATTGTTTTAATGCAACATTAAATGCAGCTTTTGCTTTTATAACTTCATCAGGGTCATTAGCATTCCATTTTACTGCTGTGTCTCCTGCTTCTGGTTCTACTCCTATTGCTCTTAATTCTTTGAATAATTCTATGTTGTCTTCTTCCAAACCAATAGCTATTTTTAATATACTCATGTTTTCTCCTAAACTTCCGGGGTAGGATTCGAACCTACACTGACAGGTTCAAAGCCTGTTGACCTGCCATTAGTCGACCCGGAAATTCAATTAGTTTTTCCCCTCTTCTTCTCTTAACAATATTGTTTTCCCAGCTTGAATAACCATCTTCACTGGAATTTCTGAAATATCAGACCTGACACTTCCTCTTTCGGTAATAAGAATATCAATATCACGAAGCTTTGCTATGCTTTCTTTTGTCATGATGGCTTTGATATCAGCTTCAATCAATACTTCTTTCTCATCATCAGCTGGAATGATGTCTTTGTAAATCACCTTCTGCTGCTTTGGGTCAAACACAATTAACTCAAACAACTTTCTCATCTTTGCCATTTCTGTTTCCTCCTTTGTTTTCGTTTTATCTTCGGCTTTTTTATTTGCCTGCCGTGGCATTACTATTAGATACTGATTGTTAACTAACCAACACCTAGCTCTATTCTTTGAACCTTTTTCATATCCGTCATGACCATTAACCTCTTGGTCAAATAATATGAGTGGGCGCTTATATTTATCATTTATTACAGTACCATGCTTGCCCATTATATCCATATTACCATCACAAGCTTCTATACATACAACTCTCATACCATTTTCATATTTTTCTAAATGCTCACCTTGCGGAATAAAAATAATCATTTGCATGCCTCATGAATATAAAGTTCTTCACCATCAACCATTGTTTTAATAAAAGCACCTGTTTGTTTTGTGATACCCGGTCTTTTACAATTAGCACAAATAATTGGTCTGCCTCTAAGTCTTAATTCTTCAATTCTTTTATTTATTCGTTTAAGCTCTTGTGGTGACTTTTTAGCTAATTCTTCTTGCATTTTTTCTTGTGGTGTTTTTTTAGCTTCAGCAATTTTTTGTAGTTCTTCCTGTTTCTTTGCTTCTTTTATCTTTTTATAATTCTTAATATTATACCAAATAGTTCTTAACCAAGTTTTTGTTTCAATCAATATAATTCTAAATGTCATTCTGGTTTCCCTTCTATTGTTATACTCTCTTCTTTTGTATCATGACTTTCTATTTTTGTTTCATCATTGGTACCTTCAATAGTTGTAATCTTAATACATACACGCTTATCTTTATATTTTTCTAACCATTTTTTAAATACATCAAAAAATGATTTCACTAAAGATGGCATTTGAATTTCTTTACCATCTTTGTCTTTAACTGTGGTAATTGTAGAAAATTGACCCTCATACGAGTCCTCAGATGATTCCTTAATCTCACTATTAATATCAATTGCCATTTTCTCTCTCCTTTATTTTATCTATAAATGATTTTATACATTCTTGTTGATATTTTGGATAGTCATCTATAGAACTATTTCCTATTGCTAAACTATTTAAAGCACATCCAATTTGTGCCAATACAAATGCATCGCCCAAATTATTATCATTAAGTTCTACTTTATATTTTTTATATATCTGTAATAGTATTGCTGATTTGTCTCCCTTAACACTACCAGTTATCCATTTCTTAAGTGTCATTGGAGATATAAGTATATATGGTATATTTCGTATAAATAATAAATGTTTAATAACTCCGCCTAATTCCCCTATTTCAAAAAATCTACCTACACTTTTACCATAAGCATAACTTTCAATTACAGCAAATTTAATATTATTTTGTTCCAATGTTATTTTTAATTGACTTCTAATGTTTGCTAATCTTTCAGCGCCTCTAGTTTTTACTTTAATCAACTGATTCATTTGCATATCTTTTTTTGTATTAACCGCACAAACACCAAAAGCTCCTAATGACATATCTAACCCAACAATTAATTCATCATGGTTTGCTGGTATAAATACTTTTGATAAATAGTTTGTAATATATTCTTGAGTAAACTTAGTCCTCTTCGACATAACTTTTTCCCTTAACTGAATTTATTTTAATAACATTATCAGCTGCTGAAATAATTGGTTTGATATGAGTTACAAAGATTATTTGTACATCAAGTTGCTTACTTACTTTCTGTAAAAATTCTGCAAACCTTACAACATTTTCATCATCAAGAAATGTTGCTGACTCATCAAATATTAAACAATGCTCTAAACCTAATAATTTTGAAATGATTATTTTTAAAGCAACACTCACTATATGAGCTAATGCGCCTCCACGTGAAGTCAATATGTCATACTCAGTCATGTTAATACTATTAAAAATTTTAAACTCTGTATTAACTGCACTACGTTTTGCTTCAAATATAATTTTGAAATTAATGTTATCATTATTTAAAATTTCTTGTAATGCTTCTGTAACAATATCTTCTATTCTAGTTACAGTTGTTTCTCTACGCTGTATATTTAATTCTTGTAGAAAAGCATTTGTATCTGTAAGTATCTTTTCTTGACCTGCATCTTCTTCAATAGATTTTTTTAGATTTTCAATAGTTTTTTCCAACTGTAATTTCTGTCCTTTACGTTGGTCTATTTCAGACTTATAACTATTATACTTTCTTATAATATCATTTGTGGTAATCTCACTCATCTTCTTCTCCAGCGGATATTGTTATTGATGAAAGTGCTTTATTTAACTTTGCCTGCTTAGATTTAATATCAGCTTCAAGCTCTGCAATTTTATCATGTAATTCTGAAGTACTTGAAATGTTTTCTTTCTGCTTTAACATATCAAGCAATTCTTTTTTAGAGTTTGCCAATGATTGTTGCTGACCTTTTAACAGCTGAACTTTTTCCTTGATGCTATCTATCTTTGATTTAAGTTCTAATAATTTATTATCCATATTTAATTAATAAGCCCTTTCTAAGAAAATTTATTGCAATTTGTCCACAAATTCGATATTAACGGGCATTTGCTCTTTTACTCTATTTTCTTTGATGATTGCAATTGCTTGAAGTGCCTTGTCAGCTGGAGCGTATATTACATTAACAATTCTTCCAATTATTTTCTTATTTTTATCTCGCATTATGGGATCTAAAGTTTTACGCCAATTTTTAACACAAAACTTTATAGCTTTTTCAGAAAAAGAATTATTATCAGAACCCACTGAATTAATTCGCATAATCTCTACCTTCGCATATGTTTCACCTTTTTTTAATTCTGGTAGTTTCATTTAATCACCCCCTAATGTTATTCTAGCCTTCTGCACTCGTTCTTTTGCTAGACTTATTATATCCTTGCTGATCTTCAGCTTCTCTCCTAATCTGTCTATATGCTTATCAATATCTGTATCCTTTATTCTTGTTTCTTTTAACAACGTTATAAAATCTTCAAGGTTAACTTTTTTAGTTTTAATTTTATCCATAGCTTCAATGTTAAAAATTTCATTATTCTTTTTAGTAACTAATGATATAAAATCTATTTTAATTTTTTTATCAATTTCAATGATAGCAATTTGTGGTTTATGATCAGCATCAGTAATCTTTCGTCTTACTAATGCACCTGGATTTACAAACCAAGTATTATTTACTTTTTCTAAGAATGAACCATGATAATGTGAACATAAAATAATATCTGCATTTGTAACTTTTGCTACATCTTTAATTAAAATCGATTCATATTTTTGTTCAGTTGGTGTAATCATATCATGACTAACAATAATTTTTGTACCATACACTTTATCTTTCTCTGGTTTTAAATCATACGTTGATAAATCCTGCTGTTTTCTATAATGTATAGCAAACATTGTTAGTTCTGGATTATTTTTTGGTATAAATTTTGTTTCCTGCTTTATCAATTGTACTACACCAGCTTTACACATAACTCCTAATCCTGTTTCCGGTAATGCATTATGATTATATCCTATTAAGTCATGATTGCCCATAATAGTAAATATCAACCTATCAAATTTTAAAAATCCATGTAACACTTCACCAAGTATTACATTATGTGGTTGATATGAATGAAACATATCTCCGCCAAAAATTACTAATTCGATCTTTTCATCTTTTATAATTTGTTGTATCTGCTGTAATTTATTTATTTGTGTTTCTAAGAAATCATCAATACGATATTTCGGTCGTTGATAAGAAAAATGAGTATCTGTAAAGTATAAAATTTTATACATTGATTTCCTCTATTATTTTCTTAACTTGTCCTGTTGTAATTTCAGCTGAACATACTGGGCAAGTCTTTGATGTCTTTAATAATGAAACATATTGTTCTACAACTTTGTCCATATCCTCTTTTAAATCTTTAAGCTGCTGCTTTTTATTTTCTATTTGAGTTTCAAAATTATTAATAGTTTGAAATGATACATTTAACATGTCCATTTTTCTCATAAGTAATTCTAATTTATCATAATCTTCAAAATTTATTTTATCATATCGTTCAGCATCATCTGCTAAATTAGCTATTTTAACATTCAATTCTTTTAATTGTATATTTGTATCTAATAATTTTTGTAACTTCGTTTCGTCATCTTGTAATGATATTATATCCTTTTCTATAGAACTCAATTGTTTTTCATAAATACTGATGTCTTCAAACTGTTCTAATTCTTTGGAGATGAGTTGAAGTTCATTATTTCTTTCCTGTGTAACAATCATTAAATTTTTCTTATCCTTTGCAATGTCTCTTAATGCAAAGTCTATATAATGTAAGCCAGAAATTTTGCCTAATAGTTTTGCTTTCAGTGTTCCTGGTTCTTGCAATAAGAATAATCCATCATGCTGTCCAGCAACAATCATATTGATTTCTGTATGTTCATCTAATTTCAATGGATTGACTTCAAGTATTTCAGATACTTTTTTAGGAAGTGTTGTACCAAAATTTTCAAAAACATCTTTTTTATCATCATTATATTTAATTGTGCATCGATTAGTAGTATTACCTTTAGTTCTAAAGATCTTTATACCTGAGTCTAATGTAACTATGATTTGAGTTTCATCTGCATCATTACGAACAAAATCTTTTGACCATTCATTACAAAATACAAAGTTCAATGCTCTAACAATACTAGATTTTCCACTTTCATTCCTACCAATAATTACATTGAATGTTGGTGCAAATTCTATTTTAGTATCTTCATAACCCTGAAAGTTTTTTAATCTTACACTTTTGATCTTCATAATTTTACTATACCTTTAACTTCAGTTTCAAATTTTGTTTCTCTACCAAATATTACGATATGTACTATAACTTTTTCTTTGGATATTTTTAAAATTCTACCATTACAATTTTCGAACGGTCCTGAAATTATTCTAACTTCATCATCCTCTTTAAAAATACATTCATCTTCAATTATATCTTTAGAAACAGCAAGTTCTTTTTCTAATTCTTTTATTATTCCAATTTCTTCATCATCAAGATAATAATAAGCATTGTTACTTTTTATAAATCTTACTCTAGCAGTTTCATCTGTAATCTTGTTTGAAAAAACAAATTCAAGATTAGTATAGATAAAAAGATAGTTTGGATAAAATGGAATATATCGTGTTTCATAGATTAATTTCCTATTATTATATTTCCTTATTGTATATGTAGGGTACCAAACTTCAGTATCAGCAAAACATCTGTTTAACAAAATTAACAGCTTATGTAATCTTATGCCTGCATAATACAGTATAAACCAATGCTTCTCGTTTATAATTTTTTTAGTATCAATGCAGTTATTTTTTGTCTTAGCTCTTTGCTTTCTTTTAACGCCATTTTGCATTGTTCTTTTCCATTCCATTTATAGTCTTCAAATGTATAAGTTTTTCCACCAGTAAAACCAATGATTTCAAACTTTATGCCAAGAGCAAAGACTTCTTCACTTCGTTTAACACCTTTAGTATAGCTGAGATAAAATTCTCCTTCTCGTAAAGGTGGTCCTACTTTATTTTTTACTACTTTAAATTTAACACTATGTCCCATTGGTTCATTAAGTTCATTAAGCCTTTCTGATCTTGAAACTTTTGCCACTCTTATTCTTAATGCACTATAAAATTTTAATGCTCTTCCACCCGGTGTATCTTCTGGACTTCCCCACATTGTTCCTACTTTTTCACGTATCTGATTTATAAAAATAAGCACTGCATCTGTTCTTTTTATACGATTAACAATTTTTCGTAAACCTTTAGACATAACCCTAGCTAACGGTGCCATTGTTGCATCTTCAAGATTACCCTCTACTTCTGCTTTGGGTATTAATGCAGCAGTACTATCAATTACAATTAAATCAAAACCACCATCAATAAGTTTAATTGCAGTGTCCAAAGTTTTTTCTGCATTATCAGGCTGTGCTCTCCAAAGATTATCCACATCAACACCTAATGATCTAGCCCATTTTTTATTAAATGAATTCTCTATATCTAAAAGCGCTGCAGTGCCACCAGCTTTTTGGCATTGTTTTACTGCAAGCAAAGATAGTGTTGATTTACCACCAGACTCTGGGCCAAAAACTTCTATCAATGTTCCGCAAGGATACCCACCAGTTCCTATTGCCATATCTAACATCAAAGAACCAGTAGGTATCACTTTAATATTATCATCAGCGGAACCATCAGAAGCTTTGCCAATATCAACACCAAACTTTCTTACTTCTTCAATTGCTTGCTTAATATTTTTCTTTTCCATAACAGTAATCCTTAATCTGGATTTACTTTCACTGATTTTCCTACATGATACTTTAATTTACCTGGGTCAACTACAAGTATTGGACCCTCTATCAAAGCCTGTTGCCTACTCAGTGAATTATAACTTGACTCGATAGCTTCTTTCTTAATATCAATATCATGCATGAATGCCTTAGCTTCTACAAGGTCAGTAGTGATTTGATCCTCTAGTAACCTTAAGTCTTGTATCTTTTGTTCAGCCATCGCTTTCCTTTTGTCAGCAGATGATAGCTCTATAATCTCAGAGTCAGTTGATTGAAGTTTAAATAGTTCCAATTCAATTACTGAATTTATAGTCTTTAACATGTGTTCTTTCCGCATTAAAGACCGCCTTGCTATAGAACTAATTTTTAATGTCCGCTGATTGAATGCATCGATTTTGGCATAGTTAGCTAGTACTGCTTGTAAATCAGAACATGGGTCTTCATCTAGTTCTATGCTGAATTCTTTTATTTCCTCTCGGTATTTCTTGTGGTCGAGAGGTTTTATTATTGTATCAAAATCAATATCCCTTAACTTCAACTGGTCCATTAACCACTTCTTATCATATTTAACTGCCATGTTATCCTCCCTATTCGTTTGTTCTTTATTCCTTATTCATCATCTCCATCGTCTAGTTCTTTGTCGTCTATTTCCTCTTCTTTGCCTTTCTTTTTTGAAGACTTGTCTTTGTCTTTCCCTTTGTCATCATCTTTAAAATCTTTGTCTTCAGTGTCTTTATCATCATCATCAGATGATTTCTTTTTTTCTGTTTTCTCTGGTTTTTCTTCTTTCTCTTCTTCTTTTTCATATGGTTCTATTTCAGTAACATTGGCGAATGTTCTATCACCATCTTTGTTCTGCTTGTGAATTACTTCAACCCAATAAACTTCATCATAAAGAGGTTTGAATTTAATATCAGAAATTTCTTTACCTTTATTTAATCCCAACAGAAGTTTATAGCCAGGTTCCCTTTCAAGTATATGATATTCATTATCATCATCTTTTTTCATCCAAATTATACAATTTACAGTTTCACCTTTAAACTCTTTGGATAAAACCTGAAATGTTAACCTTGTGCCTGAACTTCCCGGTCCCTGCCCTGGAATACCTGCTTCGTGTTTAATGAACCTTACTTTGTAACGTCCTTCTTGAACTACCGGCTTGTCTTCGTCCACGTGAATTTTCATACTCTTCCTCCTTTTGAATTTAACTTATTATAATTAATAAGCTTTTTTATAATTATTTATTAGTCTGCTCATCAATTTTATCTGCTGCTTTTTTACCTATTTCAAACCTCTTTAAATTTTTCTGTGCTTTAGCTACATAGACTTCATATATTTCTTCAGCTGTCATATCAAATTCAATACATAAATCTAAAACATAATGTATCAAATCAATTATTTCTTTTTTGACTTCAGCTATTGGTGCTTCTTCTTCATCTTTCCAATGACGAAACTTTGTTTTATCCATTACTTCAGAAGCTTCCATAATGATACCACCACAGAACCAATGTGCTCTATCATTATGAGTTTTAGTCTTAAGTACATTATCAGCAGCATAAATTTGTTTCTGATAATTTAACATTATATGCAGCCTATCCAATATAGTATTATCCGTAGCTTTTTCCTGATCTGCCATTGTTCCTCCTTAAAACTTTACTTTTACTTTTAATCCATCATTAGGTTTTTTGTATGGACCACCTGGTCCTTCTTTTTCCTTTTCTTTTTTTGCTTTATTCAATGCTTTTACAATTATTTGTTCTTCATCAAAATATTCACTATCAATTGGTTTTTCATCTTTGAGTTTTTCTGGAGCTAATGAATATCTTTTACACCCATTAAGAAACTCTATCCTTGCCACTATGATACCTGCAAATCCTGAAATCTTGTCCTTTGCTTTTTGCCCAAGTTCATACTTAAACATACTAATCCTCCTCTCCTGACATTTTTTTTCCTAAATGTTCTACTGTTTTTATTTTTGAAACAAAGAAATTATTTTCTTTTAACTCTCCACAGACAGAATAAACATTACCTATTTCTAATGCTCCAGATTTATAATTTGATGAAAACACAATACCATTTTTAACTTCACCCATAAAATCCATAAATGTTACAAAAGCCATCAATCGTTTCTTTTTATCCCGTTGTTCTCGTATCGACATTGGTGATACAATGAAAAATTGTTTCTCATCTTTAAAACTACCATTTATACCAATATCAACAAGCTGCTTTATTATTTCTGGTCTTTCACCCAAACTAAAAGGTGAATATTTTAAATTAGTGCCTAATAAATTATATTCTATAAATGATTTCTCAGTAATATTATAATCTTCAGTTTTTAACTCTTCAACTTCTTGCATAGTTTCATTCATTTTTCTTTTCACTAAGTCTGGATCATTCTTTTCACTTTTCTTAAATTTATTTTTTTGTCCCTTGTTCCACATGTTATAAAATTCTAATAGTTGTTTTACATTACCTCCAAAATTTGTTTGAAAATCAAATGCACCACAACTGATCAAAGACTCTACCACTCTTTTATTAACTATTCGCCAGTTCATAGGACTTTTCAAAAATGTTTTAATACCTTTAAATTCGTAAGATTTTCTTACATCTATAATGGCTTCAGCTGCTTTATCTCCCACTCCTTTGATTTTTGAAAATGCCCAATATATTTTTCCATCCTTAAGAGAGAAATTAATTTCACTGTATCTTATATCTACAGACTCAATCTCTATACCATTATTTTTTATCTCTTGTATTATAGCACTATAGTTATCAAACTGGTCATTGTTTAATACAGCAGCATAAAATTCTTTTGGATGATATGTTTTAAGAAAAGCTAATTGATAACCTACCATAGCATATGACGCACTGTGAGCCTTATTAAAAGCATAACCTGCAAACTTAGCCATCAATTCCCATATCTTTTCTGCAATATCTTTATTGATTTTGTTATCTGCACAACCTTTTAAAAATCTTATTTTAAGTTCAGCTCTAAGTTTTTCATTCTTGTCTATATCTTCTTTACTTGTTTTTACAATTGCTTTTCGTAGTACATTAGTTTCAGCTAGATCAAAGTCAGCTAATTGTTGTGCTATCTGCATCATTTGTTCTTGGTAACATAAAATACCGTATGTTCCTTCAAGTATTGGTCGTAATCTTTCATGCAAATATTCTATCTTTGAAGAGTCTTGTTTATTTTTAAAGAAATCTAAATGCATTCCACTTCTGATTGGTCCAGGTCTATCCAATGCATTCAGAGCTATTAAATCTTCAAACGTTGTTATTTTACCGCTGCTAGCAACGTCTCTCATGCTCTTTGCATCAAACTGAAATATACCTATATAATTTTTTTTGTTGTATACATCATTATATACTTTCTTATCTTCAATATTTAAATGATCAGGATGTACGTATTCATATGTTTTACCTATTAACTTTAATGTGTCGTCTGCTATTGATAATGCATTCAATCCTAAAATATCTAGTTTAACAAATCCCATTTTAGAAAGTTCGTGCTTTGATCCGCCTTCCATAAATGAAGTACATAAAATATCTTTAATTCGTTGTAATGGAAGTTTTGATTTTAAACCCTTACAAACTATTACACCAGCAGCATGCCTTGTGATATGTCTTATTTGTCCATGTAATATCTGCATCACTTTTGCTATTTTCTCATGCTTATCTAAAAATTCTTTAAGTGATTTAGAAGTTTTATAAGCTACATCATATGTTGTTACTACAATACCTTTTTGTTCTGTGTCTTGAAGCAGTACTGATAATTCTTTATCAATATCCTTTGTGAGTCTATTCACCTGCATCATATCCATTGGTACTTCATAAACCCTTATGAGATCTTTTAATAATCCTTTAATTTGAAATGTTCCATATGAAGCAATGCTTGCAACATTGTCATAACCAAATCTGTTGCTTAAATAACTTTTTACTTTTTCTGGATATTGAAAATCCAAATCGATATCTGGAAGTTCTTTTCTTTCAATGTTTATAAATCGTTCAAAATATAATCCAAATTTTAATGGGTCAATCTCAGTGATATTTAAAAGATAACTTACTAAACAACCTGCTGCTGAACCTCTGCCACAACCAACTATCATTTCTTCCTTGGCATAATTAACAATTACTTTCATTAATAGAAAATAACTGCTGATATTTTTTTCATGAATTACTTCAAGCTCTTTTTTAAGTTGTGCTCCATATTCTTTCTGTTTATCTTTTGGTATACGTTTGTCTAAAGCATTATAACATAATTCCTTTAATCTATCATAATCATTTTTCCATCTGATAGTATGTTCTGTTTTATATGAAAAATCTAGTCGTTCTATTTTTTCATCGATTTCTAATGTGTTCTTCATAAATAATTTAAGCATATCTTTGCTGAATATTTTATTATATTTAAAATCACTGTATGCTTCCATTACTTCATCATAAGTTCGTAAATACATCTGCTCACAATTTACACTATCATCTTTCTGCTTAGAAGACACTACTTGTTTCAATCTTAACATACGCAAGGCGTCTCTAGCTATCGCATCTTCCTTTAATATATAATGGACATCACCCGTATAAATTATAGGTATTTCATGGCTGTCTGATGCTTCAAGTATTTCAGTGTCTAATACTTTTTGTTCTGGCATTTCATTCATCATTATTTCAAAATATAAATCTTCACCAAACATGTCTTTAAATCTTTCAAGCACTTTAACTTTTTCTAAACGGTTGTTAAGATAACCTGCTAAACATGTTGATGTACATATTAATCCTTTATAATGTTTTTCTATTAAGTTTACATCGATTCGTGGTCTATAATAAAAGTTATCACCAAAATTTGATTGATAACATAATTCATATAAATTTTTAATTCCTTCCATATTTTTTGCAAGTAGTATAATATGAAATCGTTTACGTAATTCGCTTTGAAGCTCTTTGAAATCTTTACGTGTTACTTTTTCCTCAGAATTTTTTTTCATTAACTTTACTTGTTCTTCAATTTCTAGTTTTCTAGCTTTCCATTTTTCTAAGTTTGGTACCATATAAAATTCACAACCATAAATTGGTTTGATCTTTAAATCTTTAGAAGCCAAATAAAGATTAGCAACCATATTCATATTACCGTGGTCTGTTATTGCTATAGACCTAAACCCTATATCTTCTGCATGTTTTAAAATTTCAGAAGGATACCCAATAGCGTCCTGCGTAGAATATGTGGAATGTGTATGAAGATGAACGAACGGTTGCTGTTTATTTGCCATTATTTTCCTGTATCTTTTGCAAGTATATACTACAGAAAGCACATGTATTGTTGCATTCAATATCACATTTTGCATGTTTGAAATGTTCAAGGAAATCTAATTTAATTTCACCTGCTGGGATTTGATTTTTTGCAACAATATGTTTATTCTCTGCTTGACCTATGTTTTCTAATTGAAACCATAGAGCAATTAAATTATCATCGTATTGTTTTTTCATGTACTGTTCTGCAACCCATGTAATATATTTTGTTGTACCTGTTCTGCCAGTAACTTTAAAATGGTTAATATTAAAATTTGCAGAATAATATTCCAACCATTGTGGTAGTATAAATCTTGCCTTTAACCATTCAACTAAATCCCCATCTCTTAAACCTGTACAATATCCCATTGGATAATCACTGAACCTATCTCTATTACTTCTTACTGTATGAGCATGTAAATTATAACATGATGCACGGTATACACATTCATAATTACACATTTCATTTACCATTAATTCAATATCTACATCTTTAAATTGGAATGCTGATAAGAAATCAAAATCCCTATTCTTCATTAAATTCATACAAACTTTTCTAATACGATATTGTTTCATTAATAAAGCAAGTTGCCGAACTGAAGTAATATGAAAAATTGTTGATAGCTCAATTTCAAGTTTTGTTTCTTTAGTTATTATATCCATTAATAATGGATGTGTTACTGTTACTCTTTTTATTCCAATGTTTTCTAACCATTTTAAAAAGCTAGAAATTGAATTGTACTTAATATATAAATCATCAAGATTTCCGAAGCATGGAATATTTAAAGTATAATTCAATTCAATATAACATGCATTAGCAACTTTAGTAAATTCTTCTACTTCTTTACGTGATTTATCTTGTAATCTAAAAGTTGGTCTAGCTGTTCCTATTGGATTATCTATTACTGAACCATACACTTCAACGATTTGAATATTTTCTGCTTGATATTTATCATTAAGCTCAGCAAGATTGTCTAACAAATTTAAATCCCAGTTGTTTCCTACCATCAATTTTATCATTGTATTCTCCTCCACTAAATTTTATAAAATGGGCAAAGAGGGATTTGAACCCCCGAAGTATGAAAGTGAACTAGCATAAATTCATACTGAAGCTGTTACTCTAATTTGAGTGATTCAACTTCTGCGTACAAAGCCACTGCGCCATTTGCCCACCATAAAGGATAGGACTCGAACCTATATAATTTACCTGCGCTGGATAAATTGAGCTAACCAATTGCTCCACCTCTATGAGTAGTTTAATTATTAAGCCTTATTTACATAAAATTATTGATGCAAGTTTATTTAAGCTATGTTCTACAGTGAAATCATTAGAACTTACTTTACATCCTAAATAGTTTTTACCTGGTGGACATGTTGATGCACTATCTAATGCTTGCTCTATGTCATCAGATAAAGGATAAATATGTTCATTTAATTTATACATCCAACTTTTATGTGATTGTGTTATGATTTTGCATTTATTTAATGCTGCTTCAAAATATCCTGTACTATAACATTTTTCAACATCATATAAAATTACTACCATTTCCATTCGTCGAAGTATGTCTTTCCAATCTCTTCTATTATGTTGTGGAAGTAAAGTTAATTTATCTCTGTCTAATAAATTTTGCATATCCATATTCAGTATTGCTTCAGAAGGGTTTGTTATATAAAAACGATACTTATCAGATTTATAATCTTTAACGAGATTTATAAAATCATTTACTTTAGTTCTGTCTGCATCTGAAAATCTACTCATGAATAAAACAGAACCTTTTTCTTTTGCAGCTGCTACATCATCAATTGATCCCATTTCATATGAACTAGTATAAGCATATGATGCCTTTAATTTATCCATTAATATAGCAATATCATTAGGAAAATGTTTTGATAGTATACAATCCATATTATTAAAAATATATGATGTATTATAAAACACTGCATCAGATGCATATAGACCATCAATGATCCGAAGTAAAAAATTGTTATGCTTTAAAAAAATTGTGTCTTCTGTTGCTGGTGAATGAGTTATTGAAGAAATTAGTCTTGCATGAGGTAACATTAAATTTTTCATATATCTTGCATTTTCAATGTTTTCATAAATTACTACATCATAATTGCTATTAGCTAATACTTCTTTAAAAAATTTATATGGAAAATTCATTCGTTCACTTACAGTGTTATGCGCATAAAAAGGATTTACAAGTAATCTAACACGATCAACATATTCTGAAGTATCAAATTTCCCAAAGAATTTTTCGAAGCTATTATCAATATCATTATTAGTCGGAATAATAATATCAAAATTTACATCATTATATTTTTGACATAAAAGATGAACTATGTTTCTGCATCTTGTTGCATGTCCATCTCTTTGAAGTAACCACATAGTTGTTTTATAACTTCTCATAGAATAAAATGGTGCATATAATACTTTAATCATATCAAACCCGCCTCTGTTAAATGATGCTTTATAATACCTTCATATTTAGTTTTAAAGCCGGGACTTCTATAAATAAATGCAGGATGTGATATTGCTATTATTTGTTCAGGAATGATTGACATCAGCTTATGTGTTTCAAAAAATTGATGTACTTCATTTCCCAATAAAAAGATTATTTTTGGTTTTACTAAAGCTATTTCAAGCTTTGTTAAGAAGAAACATTCAGCAAAATATTTTTGAATATTTTTTCGTAACTTTTCATTGTAAGAACACTTGATTAAATTTGTAATGTAAATGTCTTCTCGTTTTACATTGAGTTTCCATAAAATATTAAAAAGTATTTTACCAGACCCAACATTATCTTCATATTCATTACCAAAATTAAATGGTCGTATTATTCCATCATTTCCCACTACTCTTTTAAAAAATGGACTTTCTCCTATAAACATTATTTTTGCATCAGAATAACCCGTTGAAAAGACTTTACCTCTGTCTGGATAATCCTCATCTTGTTTATTTATTTCAAGCTTTGAAAGTTCACATTGCTTGCAACTTTGTAGTTGATTTCTAACTGTTTTTAATCTTTCGTTTTCTATCATTTGTTGTTTCATAAGAATGTTGCCTTGTGAAGACTTTTCAATGTTTCATATTCATTTCTATACTGCATATTTAGTTTACATGCAGATATACCACCCCTGTTACACCAGCGACAAATATTGAATTTATCAGGATTACTAGACATGTTCAGTCTTCGTGTCCCAGAACGAAGCCAGATACTACTAAATGTATCTTGACATATATTACCTAATATAACATCTCTATTATCAATATTAATACCCAAACTTTGAGCTGCTATTGTACAAGGAAACACATCTCCCTTTGCATCAATTACAGCGTATATTAAAGGTAATACACATTCGTGTTTATTTATTAATTCATGCTTCTCAAATAGTATGTTTAAATTATGGCAAGAACTTTTATAATATTGTAACCTTGTAAGTTCATTGATTTTTATTTTATTCTTAAAACTATTACAATTCACTGCTAATGTAAAATTAATAGTTGTATGATTATCTGCTGCAAAATCAATTAAGTTCTTTACATCAAATATATTCTCATCCATAATCAAAGCATTTATTCTAGTTTTTTCTGGAGCAACATTTAAAACAGTACTGAAATTATTAAGTACCTTATCAAGTACTGCTCCTCGTATTTTTTTATAAAGTTCTTTACTAACTGCATCTATTGAAAATCTTATAAATTTCATACGATAGTTTTTTGCAGCACAACCAAAATTAAAATTTGTATTACCATTTGTAAGAATTCCCATTGACATCTGTGTAAATTCATTTATATGTTCTATTATATGTGGAAGATGATCGTAAAGTGTTGGTTCGCCACCACCAATGAAAACGATGCTTTCTACTTTCATTAGATGCGCCATAATAATTACATCTAATAATTTATCAAAAGGTAAGTCTGCTTTGTCTTGTATTTTATGTACATCGCACATTATACATTTACATGAACATCGGTTTGTAGGATAAATGCAAATAGAGATAGGTGACATCTTTTCTCGTACTCTGGTTATTTCACTGTAGTAATTATCTAATTTCATATTATATGCTCAATAATTCTTAAAGCTGTATTCTGTGCTTTTTTATATCCTGTACCAAGTTTATCAAGCGTGTCTGGAATATTTATTATGTATTTACTTGCAAGTCTTGATTTTCCCAAAATATAAATATATCGCTGTTGTACTGCTACTTTTCTTGCAAACTTATTTTGATTATCAAAAGCTTGATGATTAGCAATATATTTATTAAATGTTCGCCTGATACCTAAATGAGATAGAGTAAATAATATAACAGTGTAATTAACATTTAATAATTTTTCAAATTGCTCTATGTATTTATGTGTCCTATTATAATTATAAGCATATTCACTATAAAATGATCTATCAAAAATAACATATTTTTTTAAATTATCTTTGATTAATTTTTTGTACTTAGCAGTAACTGTTTTAGCAAATTCATCGAAAGGTTTCTTTGGTTTTGGTGCATGAATATATTTAAAGCCATATTTTTTTGCTATATATTTACAAAAATAAGTTTTGCCAGTACCATCTATTCCTTCAACAATGATTATCATATTAATGTTTGTCCTTTAAGTTTTAATAAAGTATCTAAGTTAGGAGTTTTAACTTGATAAAATAATACAGAAGACTCTCCTATCATTTGCTGAGTCAATTCATCTGGATAAATTTCATCATATATAATAGCACTGATTTTAGCTTGAATAATACTTTTTGCACAAGTAACACAAGGAGAATGTGTGCAATATAAAATTCCACCAGTGGGATTTGTCTGCTTTATAGCACATTGAATTAATACATTTTCTTCAGCATGTACTGCTCTACAAAATTCTAAACGTGTTGAGCTTTGGATATTATTAGTTATGCGAAAACATTTATCGCAGTGTGCTAACCCTGATGGCGGTCCATTATATCCTGTTGCTAATATAATACCATCTTTAATTAAAACAGCTCCTATCTGCCTGCGTAAGCATGTTCCCCTTGAAGCTATTTGTTTTGCTAAACCAATATAGAATTCGTGAACGTTTTGTCTGTTATCTTTCATGTTAGTTTTCCTTTGAAAAAATGGGTGGAGTAGGGTTTAAGCTACTCCACCCCATTTAAATTACCCGGATAATTTAAAGTTTATTCGTCATCGCCTTCATCAGCAGTTTTCTTTTTTTCGTCTTTCTTTTCTTCTTTTTCCGCTGGTGCTTTTTTGTCATCTTCATCATCTGGGTCTACTGGCTTTGTTTTCTCTTTTGTTTTTTCTGGCTTAACTTCTTTCTTTGCCTCTTTCTTTGTTTCTTTCTTTTCTTCTTTCTTTTCTTCTTTCTTTGCCTCTTTCTTTGCCTCTTTCTTTGTCTCTTTCTTTGCTTCTTTCTTTTCAACTTTCTTTTCTTTCTTTTCTGCTTTTGTTTCCTTTGCTTCCTTTGCTGCTGCTTTCTTTTCCTTTGATGCTTCTGCTTTGAGTTCGGCAATCTTTTTGTTATTTGCTCCTCTTTCTTCAAATAACTTTGTAATTTTTGCCGCAATCTCTTTCTTCTTTTCCCTTAACTTCTTTAAATCAGCCTGAATACTCATACTTACTTTCCTCCTTTTCGTTGTTCCTCTATTTACTCTTTACTTTCTCCTGCTACTGCAGCCCTTGCAGCTGCATCAAAATCCCTTGGTTTGATAGTTTCCCTTTTATCTACCTTTGTTTGCTCAGCAGCTTGTTTTATCATTGTTATAACTCTTGCTGAGATTATTTCAAAACATGCAGCAGATATCCTCATCTTAAGCTCACCTTTAACTAGCCTGTAAACTTTTGATTTCATAAGGACCATCTCAACCTTTTCTGGTTTGTTTCCCTTGCCTGCTCCGCTTACCCTTGCCATCTTTTTCACCTCCTTTATTATTTCCTTTCAATTAATTATTAAGCTTTATTTCAGCAGAATTTCAGCAGATTTTAATAGTTTTTTGTTTAGTAAAACGTTCGCATCTGCTTTGATACATACAGTATTTACAGTCTGTTGGTTCAATTGGAAAATTGTTATCTATATGAGCATTTAATAACTTATCAATTACATCTAATAATAATTTTTCATTTAATTTTTCTATAAATTGTCTTTGTTTTAATCTAATAAAATGAAAACAAAATTTAGCTTCTTTTCCATATGTAGCTTTATACAACCATAAATTTAAATGAGCTTGGAGGTTTTCATTAAGCTCTTTATTACCAAACTTATGCCAGTTTGTTTTAAAATCATAGATATACATTTCATCTTTCCAGTTGATAATCATATCAACTTTAGCCTTGATAACTACACCCCTATAAACAGTCTTTAAATATTTTTCATTGAATAAAGGCTTTTTAAGTAATCCATCTCTTTCCTGTTCATTATAAAATGAATTTAACATTTGATAACCTTCAGTTAATATTTTCTTCTGTTCATTTTCAGGAATAACTACTTTTTCCTTTTTCATCACATATTCAAATGTTTCTTTCCAACTAGATATAAGCTTTTGTCTATCGAAGTTTCCTGAATTATAAAAATCTTCAAGACATTTATGTATAGCAATGCCTCTGATAGCTGGTATTCCTTTCTCTTCTGCAAATTCTTCTCGAAGTACATATTGTTTGTAATATGATGCTGGACAAGCAAAGTATCTACCTAAAGATGAAGTACTAACAGAAGGTCTTACTCTTCTGAAGAGTTTGCCATAATCAACGATTTTAGCCATAAAGTTCTCTTTTCATAATATCTTGAATTATAAATTGCTTTCAATTGCTGTTCATCTAAATCATTTGGATCTTTTTCTAATGGTAATGACATTATTGAAACATCGAAATAATTTCTTAATTTTTTCATATTCCTTTTAGCAGAAGTTTGACCAACATTATTTCTATCATTATCAAAACAGATTATTAATTCATCTAAACCGAGATCAACTAATAATTTTAATTGTCTTATACTTAAGTCTTTAGCACTGAATGCTGCAACAGCACTAAAATTCTTTTCCCGCATACTCATAACGTTTATAGAACCTTCAACAAGTATAAGTGCTTTACAATCTTTAACCCCATCATAATTAAATAAGTAATTATTTGTTACAAACCCTGAAGCAAATAAATATCTTTTTACTTCAGCTTCATCAGCATTACCTATCCATCTTGCTTGGAAACCAACAATTTCTTCATTATGATATATTGGAATAATAATTCTGTTCTTATAATATCCTTCTCTGCAAATACCTAATTTAAAATGTGTTATCGTTTTCCAATGTAATCTATTTAATAAATATTTGGGACATTGTTTTATATCAGTAAAAAGTTCAAACTCTTGTGGTAATTCAATCTTTATATCTAAATTCTTTATTATTACTTCATGCTCCTTGTTAATAACATTATTTATTTTCTTTGTTAATCGTTCTACTACTGTTTCTGCATCTTCATTCTTATATATTATTTTCTTTGCACTTTCATATGAACAACTTTCTAATAACATTACTAATTTAACAAAGTTACCACTACCTTCTTCTAAGCCTAAAGAATTACATGTAAAACATATCCATAAACCTGTTTCTTTATTTATTGAAAATGAAGGTGTTTTATCTTCATGAAATGGGCATCCACAAATATATTCATCTCGCGTTTCACCTGTTATTTCAATACTATACTTATCTAAAATTTCTTTAACATCAATTTGCATTATTTATCTTTTTATCCTCAATACTACTACATCACTTCTTGAAAAGAATTTAAGTGAAATAGTCTTATCAAATAGAAATACATCAAATGATTTTTTATGTCTAGCATTCATTGTATCTTCAACTATGAAATATTTTCTAATTTTTGTAATATAAATTATATCGCCATAATAAACATCTTTATTAAATAGATCTTGTGAAACAGCAGCCATGCCTTCGCAAACCATTCTACGACTACCTGTCCAGTTTGGAGTATCATCAGTTTGGCATGGTTCATTATTATAAGAATAAATTGTGCAACTAGGAATTAATGTAGTAGTAAGACCATTAGCCATATCAAAACGAAATTTCAATGGTATCACAACTTCCAATGGTTTATTACTAAAATACCGTTGATTATAACTTGTTATTAAATATTGTCTAACATCATACGCTGCAACTACCACTAATAAAATAATTAATAATGCAGTTATAACTAATGAATTTTTTCTTAAAAAACGTCTGATAAATTTTTTCTTTGTTTTCATATCATCTCCAAAAGGAGAGACTGGCTCGGCTAAACTAGGAAAACGGAATTAAATAGCCCAACCAAAGCCAGTCCCATATCATCCTTTTATTTCTATATTTTTAGAACCACGTTCAATACAATTCTTAATAATATTTTTTGGTTTAAATAATTTTTTGAAATATTGTTCTACTGCTTCTAAATCACTTGATTCTTTGCAAACGCTTACATCAATATTACATTCTTTATTTTCTGGTGTTGTTGATATTAATAAATGGCTTTCAGCTAAATACACAGTAACAGTTAAACCTTGTGGTAAATATTTTTGAAAGCTCCAGCTTAATGCTGTCATTGAAGCCACTTCAGCTGCTCTTATCATTACTATAGCAAGCTTATTAGGGTCATCAAGTAATTTAAGATTTTTTTGTATTCCTTCAAAATCTAAAAGTAAATGTCGTATTTTCATTTTTTATTCTTTATAATCCTTTTATTCATTACACCTATAATACAAGTATCGCAAAATGCCCCCTCAATAACTACTGAAACTGAACTAACTCCTTTTCCACAACCTTCACAAAATAATTTTCCATCTCTGTGCCAAGGCATTTTTGATCCGCTTAGATTAGAAGTTTTATGTTCTAAACAAACTTCTTCATCTTCTTCGCCAATATCACATGTTGTCTTTTTTAATAGTGATGCCATTTTTATCCTCAAAATCACTGATTCGCATCTTATTAAAATTCTCTCTAGCTTTTATTATAATCTTTTCTGCATGTCTATGCTTTGCTAATTCAAGTTTAATTATACCTGTCATCTTATCTTCTTCAGATTGTTTAAATCCTATAACCCAATCAGCATTTTCTGCAACAGCTTTTGCATACTTTGTATCTTCAGCTGTTATTTCTTCACCTTCTTTTTTTGAAACCATTTGACAAGGAATTATTATAGGTACATTAAGTTCTTTAGCAAGGTTCTTTAATCTACGTGCTATGATACCTATATCCCTAACCCAATTATTTGATTTATGTGATGTTTCTATTGTGTTAAGATGGTCTAAATAAATTGCATCATAAGTATGACCTCTCATAAGTTGTTTAATTTCAATTTCTATTTTTTCAATAGTGCAATCTTTCATTAAATCTAAGAAATAAAGCCTACTGTCTTTAAATTTAAAATTTTTGGCTACTGCTGCATATAGTTCATCTACAGTTATTTTTTTCAATGATTGACTAGCAAACCATTTTTTAAATTTTTCTCTGTCTGGTTTTTTTAAAGTATTAGTAATAATTTTAGAATAAAGTTCCCGTTCTTCAAATGGGTCAAGTTTATGTTTCCTTATTTTATTATGGTTCAAACCTGATATTCTTGAATGATATCGTATAAGTACATCATTTTCACTCATTTCCATTGTTATATAGATAACACTGTGTGCGTCTAGATACGCAGCAGTCGCACAATTCAATAGGATTATGGATTTACCTTCACCCGTCCCCCCAATGATGATTACAAGCTCTCCCTTATGAAATCCACCTATATGATTATCAAGCTCTGTTAAACCCGTTGTTACTCCTTCTGCATCATACCTAAAATCCTCATATAGTTTAAGTCTTTCCAATAATCCACTAACTACTTCTATTCTTTGAACTGGTGTTGGTGATGTAGCATAACTTAACTGTCCTAACTTCAATTGTAAGTTTTCAATTCCAGTAAATATATTAGAACCAGGTTTTTCCATATCAACTACAGCACTTTGTAGAATATTATAAGCTTCTAACTTAGTATATGTCTCATTAATAGTTTCAATATAATAATTTGCTTCTTTTGCTTTTACTTCTTCAACTTTAATTTGTTTTAAAAATAATCTATGTTCTTCAACTATTTTTTCATTGTTAGTATGCCTCTTTAAAATATCCATTAAAATTTTAAGTGTAGGCAATGATCCAAATCTAATAAAATATTCTGTTGTCTTTTCATAAAACCATTTAGCATATTCTGATGTAAACATTTTTGAAGCTAAACGTTTACTTGCTTCTGAAGTAACTTCTTTACTAAGAAGCATTAATTTAAGTAATTTTCGTTGGATAGTTATTTCATTCACCGCTTATTCCTTTTAATTTATTTTCCCAGTCTTCACCTTGTTTTAATCTGTAATCTTCGCCTTGAACAATAATAAATTTTGAAGCAGAAATTAATAGACTTAAAATAGATGAACCATAATTTTCCATGAATTCTTCTTTACTTGTTAAATTTGAAGTTATAATAATTGGTAAAAGATTACGTCGTCTATACCTTATTAATACGTCCATCTCAGCTACAGTAAAAACTCCAAAGTCTTTTGGTTTATATTCTAACCCTACATTGTCAAGGCAAATAAAATCCATTTGTTTTATTTTTTCATATTCATCTTTTGCATCTGAAGACTCAAATGAAGTTTTGATTAATTTTAATAACTCTTCCAAAGTAATATTTCTAACACTATAATTTTTGTCTGATGCTTCTTTCAATACAACATTAGATAACATTGTTTTACCAACACCATTTTTACCAAGATAAATAATACCTAAACCATTCTCATAAGCTTTAACCAAATGCTTTATATAAAGTTGTGTATATTTTTTTGCTACCTTATCTCCTATCCAATCTTTTTCCAATGTTAATTCCCAGTATTCTTTTTCAATACCAGCAAAATCATAATGCACATATTTTTCATAGTTAAGTAAACATATACATGTATGTTCATCTTTTGTAATACCAGTACCTTTACAAATGGTACAGTTCTTTAAAAGATTAAATTTTATTTTACCTAATCGTTTTTCTTGTAGATTATCCATCTAATTCCCTATCATGTATTTCTTTTTCATATTCTTTAGCCCAGGGTTCTTTACCTGTACATTCACCGCTCTTTTTCATTGCTATATATTCATGAAGCTGGCTATTAGATAAACTTTTTCCATAATCTTTTTTTGTAAAGTCTTGATGTTTAGTTTTAAATTTACTTCGTGTTGCAATGATAGTATTTATTTTAGATGGCAGAAATCTTAACTTATAACCAGCACTTTGTAAAAATGCATCATCTAAATTATAATATTCTTCAATGAATTCTTTAATCTGGTTTGCATCGTATAGTTTCAACATGTTTTTTAAAGTACTCATTGATATTGCAAATTCATTATTAGTATACATTGCATTTGCACCAAATTTCTTTTTGAATGATTTCAATGCATAACTTAATAATTCTTTTGCTTCAGAACCATTTGGTTTTATAGGCTGCTGTTCATCAGGGGCAGTTTTAACTTTTGTCTCTTCTTTAACTGATTGTTTCATATTTAACTGCTCCCTTCTTTCAACTATCAATGCATTATTGATACGTTTGTTATTCTGAATTGTTTTGTAGTATTCCAAAACATCAGCAGGTTTACTTTTGCCACGATAACGATTATCCAATTTTGTTATTATTTTTGTTAACTTCTTTTTTCGGATTAATCGTCTGGCTAAGTCTTTAGCTAAATCTGCTTCAGCTTCATTCAATGTCTTTTTTACTGGGTTTGATTTTTCCATTTTCAATTTGTTCCTCAACATAATCGCTGACAACATCTTCTAACGGTTCAGCTATTTGTAAGAAGATTAGCTCAATTACTTTTGCCTTGTCAAGTTCGATACCATCAATTACTTCTTTAATGTCTTTGTCTTTTTCATTAACAAAGCTTGTAACCTTTGCAAGACGATTAGCATTTTTCTTTATCGTTCTTGCAATTAATTTCTGTTCCTCTTCTTTTTCAAGTGTGATTGTTGTCCACTTGTTTTCAATTGCTTTACGGATTGTTTTCATCTACGCCTCCTTTTGTTTTTTATCTGTATTATATTTATAAGCCTTTTATAAGAAAATATTTCGTATGTGTAATCCTAAATCCTTATATATCTTTAATCGCTTCTTAGCTGCACCTTTTAATTCACCTATTTTTATATCAGCATAATCCTTAACTAAAGGTAATTGTTTCTTATCGTACTTACGTCTAATCCTACCAGTCATTTGTTTTAATTTATATTTATTAGTAGTTGGTATAACAAGATGTAATGTATCTAATTCTGGAATATCAAGTCCTTCTGCTGCTAAATTTTCTGTAGCTACCATTACTCTGCTTTGACCTTCTTTTATTCTTCGTAGAGCAGCTTCTCTATGATGCTTTTCTGGGTCACCATAAACTGCTTCACATTTATATCCCCGTTCCTCTAACATTGCTTGCAGATTTTGACAATGTTCTACACGTGTAGTTAGAACTAAAATTAATCTGCCAGCATCTATATCCTTTATTATTTCATTAACAATTGTAAGATTTCTGCCTTCATTACTTATCATTGCATCAATGACCATATTCCAGTCTGCTTTAACTTCATCATCCATTGCAATATCATACATAAAATTACTATCAAAAATAAATTCTGCATCTCCAGCAACATACTGATCATGCTGCTCTAAGTCACTATTAGTAATTTCAATGCTATGATGGCTTATTGTATCTTTCAACAAAAATTCTTTACCATCTTTTCTTTTTGGTGTTGCTGTTAAACCATAACGATATTTAGCTTCAGAAGAATTTAAAAAATAGAACAGTGTATTTGCCGGAGTATGATGGCATTCATCTGTTATAACTATACCAAAAAAGTTATTTATTTCTTTCATTTTTGTTTTATTAACTTTAGTCAATGTTTGTAACATTCCTATAGTTATATTTTCCAATTGATATTTACCAGCACCGATTTGTCCTATTGTCTTTTGATTTGTTTTTTCTTGTATCTGCTCTTTCCATTGTCTTAACAATTCTGAAGTATGAACAATGATTAAAGTAGATTTTTTAAGTTTATTAATTACACCCATAGCCATTATTGTTTTACCAGCTCCTGGAGGTGCTATTAATATACCTTGTGTTTTAGCTGATAAATCATTTATTGCTTGTGTTTGAAAAGGATAAAGGTTTATGTTACGTTCAAACCTATATGATATTTTATGTCCTTCTTTTCGTTCATCATATATTTTACATTGAACGCCATTCCCATCAAGTATTTTTCGTAATTCACTAATAGTACCTCTAGAAAAAGCAATGATATTACGGTCAATGAAATGTGTATATAATTTTTGTGGAGTATGTCCCACATAAAATCCCATTGCTTTTTGTTTATAATATTCTGGATTTGAATAGGTAAACCTCTGCTTCAATATTTCATATAGTTGCGATGAAATAGATGTACTATCAAATCTTATCAGATTATTAATATAAAGGTTTAGCATAATACTTGTGAAACAGCCTCCATAAGATTTTCCCGTTTAATACAATTTACTTTGGGTGTACTTACTCCTAATGTCTTAGCTATCTTTGCATCAGTATATCCTTTTAATTTTCCTTCAAGTATTTTTAATGAAACAGTGTCATGATTTTTTATTAAAACCCCTTTTATTTTTTCTATGTAATTATCGTATATTAAATCATTTTCAACACAATCTTTTTTATTTGCTAATACTTCATCAAAGCTTAAATTTTCATTATTGGGATCGTTTCTAAAATATCGTAAATTTTCAGGACGTTGAGATGATGTAAAAGTATCTATTAACTCAGGAGGAATAACTTTGTTACGTCTTGTTTTCCTGTATAGATAAATAGTGTATTGGTCTACTAGTTTATAAACAACTGTTGTAATCTTAGAGTTATATTTGTACTTTATGACGCACATATAAGTATGATTACAAACTTCATTTAATAAATCATCATACTCTCTCATGGTACTTCTAGCGACTTCTTTATTGATTTTTGATTTACGCGCTTTAACAATAATTTTAATTTCGCTAGCAAATGCATTTCGTTCTTCTTCTGTAGCCTCATTGTTTCTAACCCTGTCCCAAAGACTTTTAAGCATTAATTGTTTCCTCCTTAAATTTGTGCTCGTCAGTACTTCACCACTTTAGTTCCCAAAATCATTGGTGTTTATTTGCTTTGTTTTTACGCATTTCATCAGAGCGAAGATAATCTATTCTTTTATCATGAACCTTTACTCTTGTATGGTTGATAAAATAGATTTTACCTTTTGCACTGAGTTTAAGAATTACTGTACCTTCTTCAGCTAACAATTGATTGGCTTGTTTGATGTTTTGACGGGTGAGTTTTGGGTACTTTTTTTCTGTTGCCATTTCTGCAGATTTAATTGCGGTTTCAATTACTTCTTTGTTTACTCCTTTTAAAATAAGTTCTTTGGTCAATCTTCTTTTCAATTTCAGCGATAACCTGCCGACAGCTTTTCCGTTTTTCATTTTCCGTTTTCCTCCTTGAATTACCTACGATGTTAACATCATAGGTTGAAAAAATATTTATAATAAGTTGTATTGGATAGGCAGTTGGAATACCAGCAAAGTTATGAACTGGCAAGATTGACTTATAGGTTTGAATTATGTTCCGTTTTCCTTTACTCATTCCGTTTTCCTTTGCTCAGCATCTACTTCTCTTATTCGTTTTATCCTTAATAATAATATACCATATTAGAATAATTGCGTAAACAAAATAATTTATTTATTTTCATTTTGTTATTAATAAACAGTAAGTTTTCCATACTTAACATGCCAGTCTGTAACATCATGAATTTTCGTATCTTTAACTAAAGATAATAGAAATGTTTTATCATGTGGACGCATACATAGAACTGGTTTATTATTTTTTATAGCCCAATCTATTTCTTGAAAAACACCTTTACCTATAAAGTCTTGATATTCAGAACAAATTACTAAATCACATTTATTTATAGCTTCAAGATAATATTTTATATTACCTCTTTCACCCATATCATTATTAGGGTCAACAACATCAAATACAAGTTTTAAAAAACATAACTCTTCTTTTTCTCTTTGCGTACCATAAATTGCTTTGCTATGAGCGTAATATATTTTCATTCGTCAGCCTCTTGGTTTTTAATATGATGATGCATTTTATTAAAAACTTTGCCAACTCTTATATGATCTTTTAATTTCTGTTGTCTTATCTTACAATTTTTAATAGTGTTTTGGGCATAGCATTGACTATGAAAATTTTTACATTCATCTTTAAATTCGCACATAGTTACATCTGGCATGGTTCCTCCTATACTATTTTAATTTCATCAGTATCAGTGTCTAATAAAATACCTTGTATTTTTCCATTAGTACAAGTGCCACTGTTTGCATAAGTAACAAATCGACCTAATACTAAATATTGTTTACATTCTATTTTATGAGTATGTCCTAAAATAACTATATCATATTTTTTAAGTTGTTGCATCGCATATTCGTTAGCTTTATTATTTATTCTTTTAGATGCACTAAAAACATTATCTATATTTGGAATAAGTCTTTCTATTCTTCCTAAGCACCAAGTGAAAAATCTTGAAATAGGATTTGTCATCAAAGGATCATTTTGAAAACCATGAGTAATAAGAACTTTTTTTCCTGATCTTGTAGTTATTTCTGCTTTCATTTGTCCCAGTAATGAATAGTCATGATTACCTTTAAGTTTAACTATCTGAGGAAAAATCACTGGTTTGTAATATTTGCCTTCAACATAATTAGTAAATGTATAATGAAACTTTCTTATCTTACGCATACTACATTGCCATAATTCAAAAATATCACCGTTTAAATATAATATATCAGGATTAATATTTTCTATAAAATTTAATACTTTATCATCCTGTGCTATAAAATCATCTGTACCTGTACCATCTCCCATGTGTAAATCACTGATAATTAAACTTCTCATTAATAACTCCCATCAGTATTAAATTCATTCTCTATAACCCACATAGCCATACCAAAAGAAACTATGATTGACAAAAGTCCTGCTATAATATAACCCCAAAGCGGTACAGGAACACTAATGTAATTAAATTCTTCGAAATCTTTACGAACAAAACCTGGAGTCTTATCAATAGTATTTCCTAAATATTCTACTATCTTAAACATGTTAACTGTTTTCATTTCTTTAATTTCTCTTGCTATTTGCGCTTTCAATACTGTTAAAGGTGTCCAAGAAATTATATGAACCCAATTAATAGTGCTTGAACTTATACCAATGCATGCAATGAATTCGTTTTTATTTCCACCTGTCCAATATGCTTCTTGATTGAATGCATCTTCAAGCTTTCCTTTATAATATGGTATTATCATTATTACAACTTTTTTCTTCGCTCCTAAATAAGCATTCCATCTGCGAAGATAGTCCTGATCTCCCATGTTCTTATAATTATAAATGAAATCACAACTATAATTATTAATTTTATTATACTCAATAACTGGTGTTATTTTTTTATCAATCTTTTTATAACCAAAGACAGAGCTTGATGATTTAACTTTGTTTTTATAATTATGCATTGTAGTAATGGTTTCTATATGCAACATTATATTATCCCATTTCGTTGTATATAAATCTCCATCATTATCATAAAATCCTCTATGAAGTTCTACAAAAGCATTATTATTCCATAAAGTTTTTAAGTTATTAAATGTTGACTCAGGAATATTTGCTGTTTCGCCGCAATTACCATGCAGCTCCCAGTATGGTGGATGATAATCAATGCTGGTAGTTGTATATGAACCACTAATATTTCCATCACTATCATATGTATAATGAATTTCTATTACTTCTTCATTCCAGTCTTCATAATACCTTGCCTCAGTAGCATATGAATTCCAGTATTCGTTAGAATACATCAATGACTGTTGTGATAAGAACTTAATCAATATCACAACAACCATTGGTATAATTACCGTGACAGCTGCTTCCCACCATGTTGTATTCTTAGGATATTTATAAAGTAAGTAAGCAGCAGTAATTATTGGAATTAATAAAAATAGAAATATCCACATGATAATTTCTCCTTATAACTTTACGTCATTTTCCTTTGCTGATTTGAATGTGTCTTCAGTTTTGTCTGATGTTACTATCGTTACTTTAAGTTCTGGTCTGCGTCCTACAAAGAAAGAACCCGGAAATAATGTCCTGATGTTGTCATGTTCCCTTTTAATATCTCGTAATTTCACTTGTACTTGTGTAAAACTTTCCCTCTGCCCTTCTATTGTGTCCATCAATGAAACATAAACCTTTGCATCTAACTGCGGATTATGTTCTTGGATCCAACTGAAAAGTACACTGTTTTTTTCTTGATACCTTCCAGACATTACTTTTTCATAAACATCTACAAAATCATCTTTGTATTTGTTTGCAATCTGTGTTTTTTGGCAAATGATTTTCCATACTTTGTCAAAGATTGCTTTGTTCGATTCTTCTTGTGCAGCTGCTAAATTCTTTAACTGAATTTCTTTATTGCTGTAAGAAATGTAAGTACAGCAAAAAATTGTAACCAAACTAATTAAAACTAACAGCGTAATTACTAATCCCTTTTTCATGTTACCTCCTTTAAAATATTTGTTATTTTTTCTTCTTTCATAAACTTAAGAACTATCATTACTTGCCTTGTATCTTTTTCAGTCCAATAGCGAGGAAGTGAGCAGCATGGGACAAGTCTCCAAAAACACCATCTATCTTTTTTCTCAGTGTCATTAACACACCATTCACAATCTTTGCATGATTTTTCTTTACAAGTTTTTATAATATCATCAAACATGTTATTCTTTAGCTTCTACTTTCTCAATGAATTCAGCTTCTGCATGTTCATTGAAATTGTACTTAACTCTTGATTTATCTTTTTTAATTACGACAGCTTTTTTTGGTTCCATCTTTACTGGTTTGAAAGAATGCAGGAAATGCCCAATTATAGTTAACTTGCCTTTGCGTTTTACATCTGGAGTAAAATCTGGTGAATTGTCATCAACATCAATTAATATCCATACTCTCATCTGTTCCTCCTTTTAATCTAAACTAGTATTTCCTTTTTTAGAAGTTCTCTCAAATTTATTTAATTTTTCCAAAGCAGTTTCCAATGCTTTACTTTGAAGCAATGAGTTAAGTTCAAATGCATCAAGAGAAATCCCTTTACCAAAACCCCATTCGTCTTTATCAGAATTTTTATAAAAATTTCTGATATGACAATATGCTTTACCTTTATATTCCTTTACAACGACTACTTTACAGTTTTGGTTACCTCTAAATTCACTTTCGCTAAGTACTGCTAATTCCCCTTGAATTCCCTTTTTGTCTGCCATTTGTCCTCCCTGGACTAAATCTGTGATAGCTGGGCTTCGCTGGCTCAATTATAACCATAAAGGTATAGGTTATACCATACTATCTTAATTATTAAGCCCTTTGAAACAAATTGTTCAGATTACTTCTTCCCCAATAGCTTTTTAATGAACTGCATTATTCTAGCCCAAATACTCAGTTTCAGTGTTTTTATTTCTGCAATTTTTTCTACAGCATCACTTTTAATAACCTCAGCTGGTGTCACTGGTTTTTGCTTCCTATATTCCATTGCAGCCCTTTGCTCTGCAAAATATTTCTCAGCTGCAGCTTGTCCTTTTTCATATGTAGCAACTATCTTATCAAATCTTTCTTTACTCATCTTACGTAATGTAAACTTCTCTTCGTCAATAGTCTTTTTTACTTTAACCTTATAAAACCTGCCATTGACTTCTGCTTTACCTACTAAAATTTGTGTTTTCATTTTGTCTCCTTTAGTTTTTTATAGAATGGATTTTTATATAATCCTTGTTTCAGTGTGGGACTCATTGTATTTATCCTATCAACAAGTTCTCTTAGCTTTTTAAAATTTCTAGTTTCATAATCATACTGGTCGCGATGAAATTTCTTTTCATAATCCTTTATAACTTTATTAAGTGCATCATATAACATAGGTTGTTGATATGCTATTGTTTCATCATGTTCTTTTATTATTCTACGAAGCAAACAAATATTTGGATTACAATGGTGATCAGTTTCCCTTTGTTCTTTATTTGCTCTGAATGTTGGTTCATTGAAAAACATATAATCACTTTCTAATCCCTTTTTACAAAAATCATTTAAATCAAAACCATCTATTTCATAATATCTGTTCATTTTTAAATCTACAGATGTAAACAAAAGTATGTGCCTATCTTCTTTTGGTGTTCTTGATGGGTCGAACAATATATGCATGTATTCAATGCGGATATCTTTATTTTTCATATTCCAATTGAACACATCTGTTTTCCAAGATGATTGATCAATGACTATTTTATTTTTTAAATCTTCTTTATGAAATTCTAAAAAATTTAATGTTTCTTCAAATGATATACAATTAAAAATAATATCAGAGTCCTTTATCCTTTTATATATATCTTCTGCAGTGTCTCCAGTATCAAAACAATAAATATTCACTGCAGTTGGTAGATATTTTATAAGTCCATTAAGTATGTATGAACCAACTTTACCACGATATCCAGCTACACAGAATTTCAAAAGCTTTGTTTTATCATTTATCATTTTTTCTCCTCATTGCTTTCAAATCTTTATTGTCTATATTTTTTAACGCATGTTTCAATGTTATACCTGTACTAATTAATTTACAACCTGGAGACTCAATCATATCACCAAGCATGATATATATCTCTGTTCTTGTTCCAGTATTTTGTATACATACCGTTCCATATTTCAGCATTAATTTTTCTATTCTTTTCATTTTTTCTCCCTTATAATTCTATTTATTCTTCCTTTAATCATTCTCAATGCTTTCGCATCATCTTTCATTATGGGACGTTTCCAAATAACTTTATTTTTCCACCAAGTAATACAGTCCCATATTATTTTTTCTAATTCCTTTTTATTATCGTAATCAATTTCCAATTTCAAATGTTCTACAAATCCTTTTTCCCATTCAAGTTCTTTTAACCGTTGTTTTTTAATTTCCCATAATAAAGGAATATTCTCACGATAATTTTCCCTATCAATCCTGCTGTTTATATAAAATTCGATATCATCTAATTCTAACATATCATAGTTAAACACGCAATAGTCATTTCGATATAAATAAAATGATGTCCTATTTTTTCTTTCAATTGCTTCATAACCCCAACCAATTCGTCTTTCACCACCTTGGGCATATTTACATAACAACATTTCTTTACCTTCACTATATCTGCTGTTTGATGTATAATATAATTCTACTGTATAAATTCCTCGTTCTGGCATATTTTCTGGTACACAAGGAAACCTATGATAATATTTTGCTTGATTAGCATAATGACTGCTTTCATAAGTACTAAACTCACCATGTCCAAAACCAGAAAATACAATCCTTGAACCTATTTTTATTTTTGAATTTAATGCTTCTTTCCAGTCTTTAAATGATTTATGTCCATCAGGTAAACATGTTTCCCCATCTCTCACAAATTGAATTGCTTTTTTATAAGTCTTTTGATCGAATATATTAATGTAATGAGGCAATGGGTGAAATATTTCAGTCCTATCAATTAAACCTTGCATCATTAATGCATTACGTTTATAGCTTAATATTATATCTTCTGCTTCATCCTTGTCATGGCCAAAATCTTCATTAGCTATTTTATATATTTCTTCCATTTCATCTTTGCCTGGAAAAAATAACTTATCAACATGAATATTAGAGTCTATCCTATAAAAATTCATTCCATTCCTAATCAAAAAATATGTTCTATGATTTTCTCTATTCATAATAAAATTTTCATACCAATTTCCACCATAATCTTTATCATGTCTTCGTGGTTTCATAACAACAACACATTTTTCTTCTGTAAGTATTTTCTTATAATTTTTTAATAACCAATCATCAAACTGTTCTATCTTTTTAAAATCTAAACCTTGATCTTCTGGGTCACCAACTTCTTCATCCATAAATAATACTGCTTGGCGAAATGTTATTGGGTCACTATCCTTTGCTTTAGGTCCTTTTTGTATTTGAATAATTGTTTCATAAATGCCAAGATACAATTCAATGATGTCTAAGACTTTATATATTTTTTCAACTTTTTCTTCTAAATCATGAACTATACTTTGCATATAGTTTCGTTTAGCATAAAGTATTCTTTCTAAAATCATTATGTTTCTTTTTTTATCTTCCAAAGAATTTTTCAAATTAACCAATTGAGCTTTTGAACTTTTCACAGCTATTTCAGTTGAAGTGCTTTCAGTTTTGTCTTCTTCATATTTATCTAGATTTAAAAAATTATTAGCTAGTTCTTTTTCAAACTCTTCTATAGGTTTATCCAGCTTGATATAATCTCTGCTTATAAAATCCTTTACATTTATAGTTCCATAATGGCTTTGTTCAGGGTCATCTTCTAAACGATTTTTTAAATGAATACCTTCTTTATCTATTTTATCAATTACATAAAGGTCTCCATCACTAGTTAATATAGTATCACCAATAGATATATTGATATTGTGTTTAGCAAGTTCTTCAAGTATTTCTTGCTTTTGTTTTTGATTTTGTAATGCTTTCTTATTCATTGCTTTATACCTTTATATATTATTAAGCCTTTTTCTTTAAACTTTTCATAATAGCTTTATTAGCAAGTTCTATTATATCAACATAATATCCTTTAGCAATTCCAGGTTCATAATTCGGTGATTTACATTTACCTTTAGTTCGTCTACTAATTTCAATAGCTCTGCCTTCATTATTCATAAAGCTGTATAATATACCTTTATGAAGTATGTCTATCTGAGTTATAATTTTATTTTCTTTTTTGATGTAATCTATTTTCATTTTATCTTCCTCATCAGTACTGGGAGATTATCCCCAGTAGACAGGGAGTGATTAACTCCCTGTTTCGGATTATGATGCCAGAGTATGGAGACATGTCGGGCATTTGTGCTGAGTTCTTAATACTTCGCCGCCCAATGATTGAACTTTCCTTCTCTGGTAATAATCCGGAATTTCTTTTGCATATGAAGTTATCAGATTTATAACTCCATACATTGTGGGCTTCTGCCCGAGTGATGGTACTCTGTCAAGCAATGTTTTTATATGACCTCTTGGAATATGGTTCTGCCTTGCCAGCTGGTGAACTGCATTAGCGGGATCGTCGATTGGTACAGTTGCCATATGAACAAATCTTGGCAATTCTTTTTTTGTAACTGCTTCATAGGACTCACTTACTAATCCTTTAATATTAGTAAGTATTTCTTCCTTTGAACTACCTTTGACCTGTGTGATTTCGTTCCTTGATGTTATCATTCCATTAGTACATATCAGCCGGAAAATGAAACCACCTACACAAATCCCGAAATCGAAATGTACGTTTGGTTTTCCTATTTCAATTGTAATGCCAGCTTTTGAAATGTCATTTACTGCTTTCACTGGATGTGATGCATATTCAGTTATCCAGTTGATTATGAACTTACCTTTACTCTGCGTGTAAGTTTCAATCATCGATTTCCCTACAGATTTTTGGGCTGCATCAAATACTTCAAGTGTAGGAACATAAGGTGTTTTTGTTGAGAAAATATTTTTAATCCTATTTTCTCCATAAAGCACCTGTACTTCTTTTGGATTTGTTTCAAGGAATTGTTTTGAGATACTCTGCTTCGTTGATTTACTGCAGCGTAAAAAGAAATTGGTAGGTACTCCAACATGCCTGAAGATTGATTCGAGTGCATCTGGTTCAACTTCAAATCTTTTTTTCCTTAATGAAAGAATTGTTATGTCATCCTTTGCTTCATCAACAAATTCAAACTCTTTCATTGTAATTGTTTCTACTGCTTCTCCTTTTGTATCACTTACTAACCTGCTCCTAACTTCATCTGATGTTAGGAGTTTCACCACTTTGGGGTTTTCCATACCTTCCTCCTTTGTTTCGATTTATCCTTGTTTCCTTTTCCTTAATTATATTATACTATATTTCGGTGAAAACGTAAACATAATAATTCATTTATTTTACACCTGTTATCTTTCATATTCTTTCTTATCCAATAATATTGCAATATTAGTACCCTGAGCTTTACCGAAAATTAATCCATCATCTTTTCCACCAACTACTTCGCAAACATTGACTTGCATTATTTGCCCAAAAACTGGTATTGTAATAACTTTTACAATTTTATAATCACGGTCCATTAAATGTTGCATTACATTATCTATGAATTCTGCATATCCATCAGGTAAATTATTCATTGTCTTATCCTTTAAGGTTAGCCTGTGGGCTGGAAAACTTTCATCAGAAGGAAAGTGGTGAACTAAGCTTCTGAAAACCCACAGGCTAAATATATTATACTTTTAATTTAGCACAAATTTCTTGTAATATTTCCAATGGTAATTGATTACCTTTACTTGTGATTTCAGTTGCATCTTCGCCTTCGTCAAGACCTTTACCTAATCCAATATATGCTTTCTTTTCTTTTGTTATTAAGTCTTGGATAATAACAATACCAATACAATTGCTTCCAGCAGTAAACCAAGTTGCATCTAGAATTTTTTTCACTGTTTCCTCCTTAAGGTATATAATTCCTTTGTATACAAGACCTATAACATATTTCAAATTGCCAACTAGTATTTAATTCTTTATGAATACCACAAGTACTACAATGAGTTTTTATCCAATAATGTTTCTTTGATTTCTTATCTGTAATATGATAAGGATTATTTGGTAATTGTTTGTGTTGTTTCATTATGCTTAACCTTCCCTTTTAATATTCCCATTGCTTGTTTCAACATTTTATAATAAACTATTTTTGATACTCTGAATTGATCATAGTCATAAAGTATGTTTGAGCTACAACTTCTGCCTATATCTCTTATCTCGCCATTCTTAACTATAGCAAAAGTAATAGTAACCCCATTATAAGTTACATCACAAGATAAAGGTTTATTGTTTTCATTTCTTTCTACACGAGTTACTAAATTCATTTTTGCTCCTTATAGTTTTTATCAGCAATTTTAAGACACTTAGAAAAATGCCATTCCTTCTCCCATTCCTTTGAACCAACATCTGTGAAGAATTTATTAACAACAGTTGGTATGTCTCTTAATCCATCTGATTTAGTTAATTTACGTATGATTGCAACATGAACTGCATACAATGCTTTATTCCAGGGTTTCAAATCACCGCTGAGTACATGACACATTGATGTTTTTACCTGTCCTAACATCTCTTCTTCTCCCCAGCAGAATATATCCTTTTCAGATTTAACAAATCTTTTTCTTGCTAATATTCTTAAAGGAAATACAGTGTCCCAATATGTACTTTCACCAGTCTGGTACCATGTATCTAAAAAGACATAATCAACTTTGTAATTATAGCATCGTAAGAATGTATAGATACTTTCATTTATTACTGTTATCTTTGGTCCCAAATGTGGTTTAATTAGCTTGATTATTTCTTTATCAATTTCAATTACGTATATCCTTGAAATATCTTTCCTTTGTGCAAGCTTCGTTGCTGCATAGCCTAATCCTAAACCACCCATGAGAACTACTCCATGTGCAGCTTTTAATCCTTCATGGGCAAGGAATATTTCCTGTGGATGGTCACTCATAAGAAGCCCACCATCTTTTGATTTTAATTTATGAATTTTTAAATCAGTATCAAAAATAATATTGAGTGATTTATATCCCATCAAAATAGCATTACGCATACTAATAAGAGTAACAGGAGTTCCTTGCTTTATTATCTCGTGTTCAATTCTATATTTCCTGCTATGCTTTTCAGGAATATTTACTGCTGATGCAAGTTCAGCCATCATCTGCTGTGCATTTATTTCTTTTGGTATATCCCTTGTTGTTTCTGCATAATTCTTTAATTGTGTTAAATCCATTGTTTCCTCCTTTATTTAAAATTAATTGAACTAACCACTGTCCTAAAATAACTGCTATTCCAATACAAATCAAATCTTTAAGTTTCATATTATTCCTTTTCCTTTATTATAACAGGAACTAATCTACTTGTTTCCCATGCTATCCCATATTTTTCTGCTTGTTTTATAGCATATTCATCACAATGTGTTTGTCTATATTTTGATGATTTACCTTTTTGATAATCCTTAACGTGCCCAATTTCATGTAGAAAAATGAGAGTAATCAAATTATAAGGATCAATACACATAAATGATTTATAACCATCTCTTGATCTTAAAATGGTCGTTATAGGATATTGTCTTGCAGTATTAATCCATAGTTCGATAGCATCATTACATTTTATATAATTCTGCTTATGGTTCATTCTGAAAGACCTAACATTCCAAGCCATACCATGCGCTAATCGATTACAGTTATAAACGATTACCAATAATCCGCTAGATTTGACATTACCTTTTGTTTCAGTGAAAAGATTTCTGAGGCGGTTTGTGTCGAGATTTGTTTTGTTCACCACTTTCATGTTTGTTCTCCTTTTCCTTTATTTTATAGCGTACTTTTCCATTGCGCTAATTCTAAGGAGATATCGTTTCTTCGTTGCATCACATTGAATGACTGCTTTTGTTCTGTTGATTTTTATCAAACTACAAATTCCAATTTTTGGAAGCCTGAATTTTTGGTCATGGTCAATTACAGTAACTGTTGCTCCATGAGTATCATTTTGAGCTGATGGGCCTTCAAAGATTTCAACTTTAAATCTGAACTTATCTGCGGAATAACGAATGGTACCTATTTCAGGAGGAAGGCATCCTAATTCCTTAGTTGCTTCTGTTAATTTTGCAGTGATTAACTTCCTTGCTTTTTCTAAGAAGATTTCATTTATCATTTTTCGTTTTCTCCTTTGTTCTGTTTCCTTAGTTATATTATACTATATTTCGGTGAAAACGTAAACATAATAATTTATAATTTATCATTTTTATTACTGCGAATACTATCCTCAATCATTACTAAAATTGCAATGATTATAAATGCTATAATTGCTACAACATCACCGTTGTCCATATGCTTTTCCTTTATTATATAGATAAGCTTATTTGTGTCATTTTTAAGGCAGATATGAATATCTATTACAGAACCATTATAAATGAGCAGAACGAAGCCTGAAACTATAGATTATGATAACTAATAGACTATTTAAAGAACACGCGAGGTCAGTTTCTTTTTACGATACTTTATGTCGTAATACCCCATTTCATTGAGATAAGAAACTGACCCCTAAGTTATGCATATGTAATAATTATTTTGTTCGTTTTGCTAATCATTTTAATTGTGTAAACTCTTTTAAATAAACCACAATTTATGATTTCATTGGGACATACTAAACAATCTTTTGGACCTTGTTTTGAAAGAATAATATCTTCATGTTTCCACGATTCAAAAACAGACTCTGCACAATGCATTGCATTTGTTTTTACACCAAGTCCAATCAATGCAAATGGTGATAAAAATATTGCAGGCCAGTTATATTTTAAACCTACAAATTTTTTCTGCTTATCATCCCAACGCAATTCTGCAAGATTCCAAAATTCTGCAATTATTTTATCTATTGTTGAATCTGGTAAAACATCATTATATTCCCATATTTCGATATCGTGCTGATTTAACATATTTCGTTGCCAAAAAAGTTGACTGAGTTCGTCTCTAGATGCTTTTGGTGGATGCTCATGAAGCATATATAATGGTTCTTTATCTATTAATCCACAATGATCATAGCCAATTCTATGATCAGTAAAATTATCTGCGCAAATTTTTGGATCAAGTTTTGCAGTTAATTTTCCAACAATACTATAATAGAACGGAGTTCGCTCATTCGATTTATACATTGGTATCATACCCTTTTTTAATTCAATGTTTGGCATAATCAAATTTACAGTTTTTTGAAGTGGTGGCATTTATTCCTCCTTATAATAATCCATTTTTATCTGCAAATATAATTGAATCAACTGCAGCTTGCGCTACCCTTTCATAAAATCCATTTTGTTTCATCTTAAATGAATCTGAAACAGAGGTGAAAAATCCTATTTCCCAAATAACCGATAAGCAATCGGGAACTCTTAATGCAGCATATGCAAGATCTTCACCTTTTGCTCCTCGATTTTTAAATCCACATGCCCTAGCTGTCATATTTGAAAGTAATGTTGCAAACTTTTTTCTATTTTCATGTCCGTGCTGATACCACACCTCTGTTCCATTAGTAGATGGATCACCTGCGTTATAATGAATCGAAAGAAGTAAACTAATAGGATTCGTTTTATTAATTTTATTAGCATATATAAATCTACAGTTAACATCCTTTTTATAATTATCATCATGCATATCATTTAATTTAAAATCAATAGGTATTTTCTTTGGCAAATCTTCTGAAAGAAAAAGATACGCTCCATCAAAATATTCAGGTTTCTTTGTTTCCTTGCTCATTACTGTTTTTAATGCATAATGGCGAGTACATAAAACATTGTATCCCGCTAATAATAGCTTTTGAATTAAAACACTTCCTGTTTCAATTGTAAGCAAATCTTCAATAACACCATTTATTTCTTGTCGTTGAAAAACATATACTTTTTTCGCAGTACTATAATATAGACCGTGTCCCGGGTCTACAAGAATTGTTTTCTTCATAATTAATAACCCCTCATTTCTTTTCTAATGCGATTTTAACAAGTGAATTGATTGCTGCTGTAGTTTCTGTAAGAAGTATTGGCATCCATTGTGCTATACATTTTGTTTCAGGTTTTGTTTCTTGCTTTACTCCATCTTTATCCGGTACTGGCATGAATAATGTTAAACTCATAGGACAGCGCTTGCAAAGTCTGTTTCCGAAAATAAGATACAACCATTTGTGATTACACTTCATTCTTTTTCTCCTTTTTTCGAGTAAAATAATCATTAACAATTACATAGGCAATTACGCTAATAAAGAAACCGCCTATTGCTACGAATATAAATAAAGGTACTATTTGATACATTTCCATAATATATTAATAAGCTTTCTTGGTAAAAATTTATTGATGGTTACTATTCGAGATATAAATTATATCTTATACGTCCACCCGTTCCAGCTGCTACTTGTTGAAATTCTATTATATTTTCTCCCAATATTAATAATGATGCTATATCGTGTCCTTGCCCAGCTATAACCACTCCTGGCGTAACACTTGCACCAACTATTTGTCCTACTACTATTGGATTAGGTATTTCTGTAAAATCACTAGTTTTATTTACTCCATTAATCCATATTTGAAAACCTGCATAAGTAATTAAAGTTCTTTCTATTGTATTTAATGCTATTGACGGAGTATTAATACCAGCATAACCCGTAACAGACGTAGATTGGCTACCAGTAGTAAACGTGTGTTGATGTGTAGCACTATAATCAATACTAAAATCATACCAATGATTATTACTATGTGCATATGGTCCTATATCGAAAACTTGATCTGCACCTGGTGATCTAGCTAAATTTGTCCAAAATCTTGCATTTGCATCACCAACATCTACACTTCCTTGTAAAGCATCATGCGTATTAGTTGCAACATCGTTATTATCTATAATTATATCATGTCGATGACTTCCTGCAGCATCGTCTGTTCCACTATGCGTATGTGCATCTGTATGTCGATGATATGGTAGTTCTGAATAATGATGCTTATCAAATGTTTCAGCCCATACATATAATCTTGCTCTTTGTAAAATTCCTTCTATATGAACATATAATTTTTCAGACATCAAGTTACTAATATCTGCATGTCCTGTATATGTTCTTATAGAAGTTCTAACTGGAAATAAGAAATGTCGATAATCAGTAACATCTGCAACATCTATATGTCCACCATTTTTATAAACTTTACAAATTAAATATTTTTGTCTTTTTTCAGTTGCTGTCCAAGCTAAAAATTCTGTTTCACTTGCAATACTCATTATTAATTTTGGAATAGCTGGAGGAGTTACAGAAGTTAATGTTGTAGTTGTATATATATAATAATAAGATCCATCAGAAAGACTAGAAAATTCAACAAGTTCATCTTGTGAATTATCAGAAGTAAATCGTTGTCCATCTAAATATAAAGTCTCTCTAAATAAACCACTACTAGCAATATTTAAATGTCGTATTGTAATAACTGTTCCACCACTTGAAGATGGGCGTAATGCATAATCAACTGTAGCTGGATTTGGTGTAATTATTCCGTTCGCATGTGTCTCTTGTTGATATATTTCATTATTCGGTTCTGTTACTCCGATGTCTGCTGGTGTTATCGCATGAGGATTTGTTGCAGAAACTGTTCCACTTCCTAAAGCATTAATATGGTCATCAAGAAATTTACTATCACCATCTGCATATGTTGTTGGCGAAACTGCACTGTTTATATTAATTCCTATTCTTTCATTAACTGATTTTGAATATGTTCTTCCTGTTGTGAAAACATCTGTTATTATTCCACTACTATTAATAGTAACATACCCAAGATATATAGAATTCCCAGTTTGCTTTGCATGCGGTGTAGGTTGACTAGTTGGACTAGTATGAAATGGATAAACTATAAATCCGTCTTCAACTTGTGTAAATAGTTTTGCATTAGTAATCCTATGTAATGAAAATGTTCCTGGATTAGAAGTATTATTGATTTGCTCCATATAACCTACCCATATATGCCGAGTTGAACTTGCATAAGAAGTATAATCAATTAATTTACTTCCTGTAGATTGCGGTGTATCTATTAAAGCTCCAAGTCCATTATCAGTTTGATTATTAGGATTAGCTGCATTATAAGATATTGCAATTCCTATTGCATCAAATAAAATACGATCACCTAAATTATTATAAGCTACACCAGTTTTGATATTTAATTTATGTGTATCTGTGTCTATTACAAACTGAAATTCTAGTTCCCCAACTTGCTGAGAGTTCTTTAAAACTCCAGCTTGATATATATCAGCTTTACGTTCTTTAATTGCATCACTTTTTGTTGCTTCAGTGTAGTTCATAGTTTCTTGAATTGTTATTTGTCCAGATTGGATGTTTGTGCGTTTCATTTTTATTCCTCCTGATTTATTATTTCGCTGATTGATGTGTTGCTATTTATTAATTAATAATATTAATATTATATTACTTATTTATATAAGTAAACTTATATATAAATAAGTAGCAAAAAGTTAAACCTGCTTAGACAATTAATCTAAAAATCCATTTTCAGTCCAGAATTTATATTCCATATTGTTCTTTTTACAATATCTTCTTGCAGCTCTAGCTTTTGCTTTAACTTGCAGATCTTTTAAATGATTATTTGTTTTTACTTCTATTACTGTTTGTTTTTTATTTTTATATCTCACTACAAAATCAGGTATATAATTATGCCATTTTTCTTCAAACCAATAAAGAATTCTTATAGCATCTTTTTTATAACTTATAACATTTTTATTATTTTCTAAAAATTGCATACATTGTTTTTCTCCACTAGCTAAACAATGAATTCGTTTATGATTTTTTTTAGAATAAAACCAACTATTTTTACCATAACCCCAATTATGATTTTGTTTATTTTTTATCATTTGTTTAGCTGCATTTATACTTAACTTTTCACAATGTTTTTTGCTAAATATTCTTCCTTTACCACGACTTACACCTTTATTTGCTTTACTTAAATTTAAACAACGTTTTTTAGAAAATTTAATTCCTTTTCCTATTCCTTTATGAGCTTTACCTAAATTTTCTCGCCATTCTTTAGTAAAAATTCTTTCACTTAAATGTTTACAATGCTTTTTAGTAAATGGTTTACATTTTTTTCCTGTTTTTGTTTTACTTATATTTTTTCCAGCTGTTGCTAATCGTTTATCAGTTTCTTTTGTTTTTCCTTTATTCCATTGAATTCGTCTTCCTTCTTTACAAGCTTTATGTACCCCTTTACCTATTTTTAAACAATGCTTCTTAGTAAGCTTTATTCCTTTTAATTTTCCTTTGTTAGCTTTACCACTATTAATTCCATTTATTTTAACTCTTTCATCAGTTTCTTTTGTTAATCCTTTGTTCCAGGGAGATTGATAATTAGACATAAATTTTATCCTATTTTCAAATGATGTACTCTATATAATACCGAACGTGGCTCGGCATGAAAATTCTGATAAAATATTCTATTACTGTTGTATTTAGTGTTAGATTATATGGATTATAAATCCCTATAATAACACCAAATGCATATTCATGCTTACTCCAAATTACTGCTCTGTTTTGAATCATCATTGGATACCCACTATCATAAATATTATTTATATATGGGTATAATGGGTTTGTATCATCTAACATTTTTGCTGGTGGTGGTGTTATGTTGTCTATAATAATACTTGAGTCACCAATTACAAATTCTGGATCATCTCTTATTAAAAAGAAATCTGGATCTACTGCTGTAAATATCTTTACTATTTTTTTAATTGCAGCATAAGTACTGCCTATCATAGCAGCTTCAAATGCTTTCATCAAAATAGCTTTGTATTCTGCATTTTGCATTCCAGCTGGTTTTTCAAAATTTAAAATAGAACCAAAATTATTATATAATGAAGAATCCCTGCATTGTAATAAACAATTATCATTCATTTGAAGCACTAATTCTAATTGTCGCTTGTCGTAATCTTCACCGAAGACATTAAGAATTCTAAATACATTAGTCCAATAAACTAAATTCTCTTCTTTTAATCTGTCAATAAAATCTATTTTAAGAATTTCTTTATTATATACATCACTGCTTGGAAGTTCTGTTAATCTATCTTCTGCAAAAAGATTTTTGAATTTCATTGGGCGAAGCATCTCTTGAATTGTTGTCCAGGGACCATCTGGTTTAATTCGAACTTTCCAATACCAAATTTTTTCTTCATTTTCTAATCGTTCAGGTAATTCAATTTCATATGCCATTGTAACATCACCTTGCTGCATATAATAAAGTTGTGGGTCTCCAATATTAGTAACAACAATTAAACCAGAACTATCAAATGTATTAACTGTGTCTAACTGTAATTCAAATTCAAGTAATTTTGGATCAGGACATTCTGGAACAAATGGTACTGTCCATTGAAACACATAAATATTTTGATCTTCGCTTGGATATGAATTTATATTTAATAAAATCGGAAATGCAAAATATCCATATCCGTATCCGTAGAAATAAGCAGCATCTCCATAATAACAATCCATGAAATACATATGATCTCCTAAACTATTTCTATTTCACTATATTGATGTGCGCCAATATCATCTGATCCGATTAATCTTGGTCTGCCAAAATGATCATCACCAACATGCATATACGCAATATGTGCACTAGCAACACCAATACAAGTACTTGTATGCGTTATTTTCATACCACTACTATTACTGCTGCTGGGATTTGTAAATTTTGAATCACCGCCCCAACTATGCTGATCAGGTAAAAAATGAGGTTCTGCTCTCCAATTTGAACCATACAAATATAGATATGTAGTTGTTGAATATCTTATTCCTCCACAATAACTTACACCATCTTCATATAAATTATTGTAATCACTTATAAGAACTGCATTATTTATAGTTGTATTTGGTGCACTCATTACAATTCTGACACCAGATACATTTTGAATAATATTATTTTGCATATCTGTATATGAATAAGAATTAGGATCACCATCTGAATGAGCTATTTTAATACCAAACCCACCCCAAAGAAAAAGATCAAGATCAGTTGCTGATCCTTGTATATTATAAATTGTATTGTTAAATACATTAGTATATGAAAATCCAAGATCCATTCCTATTGCAGTTCTTGTACTACCAGTTGGAACTAAATTTTTAATAATATTATTACGTATAGTAACATCTACAGTTACTGTTATATTTTTTCCAACTATAATTCCTGTTACTTTATCAGCAGCTGATAAATCATGTATATAATTTCCATCTATTGCTCCAGCTCTTGTGTTTACAAATATAATTCCATAAAGTGTAACTCCTGTAATTTCAAAACCTTGAATACTTATATAACCCATTCCACTATTACGAATTCCAGAATGCAACAAAATTGGATATCCGCTAACTCCCCATATAGCACCATTACGATCTCCTTTAAATATAATTTTATTACTCCAATCTATTCCAGAATATTTATTAATATTCCAAACACCTCCCGCACAGATCAACGGAGTACCTGGTTTCATCCATACAACAATTGGTGTACCATTAGCAGGGTTAGCTGTATCAGAAGCATGTTGTGGCGTTGCCCAAGGACCATGTATTCCAGACGTATATACTGGAAATAAACCATCATAATTATCATCACCTGCAAGAAAATCTACATAAAAAGTTTGCCCAAAAGTAGTTTTCGAATCTGAATTAGAATTAGTGCTTCCATAACTATTAAAAACATTAGCATGTCTTGTATATAAAGTTTTTTGAGTTAATCCAGTTTCAGTCCATGTCTGAGTACCTGGAGGTAATAAAGGAGATTTATTAATTGGCGGAATAGAATTATCTTGAACATAAAAACCTATTTCATCACTGCTTGCATCTATCCAATCCCATCTTATTGAAGTATCACTTAATACAGTACCAACAAATCCTGTAGGAGCTATTGGTGGAATAAAACTATCAGCACTATGTGCATCTTGACCAGATGCAGTTTGCCATGTTTGTAAAGTAGTAAAATCACCCAATTGTGTTCTATACACATAAGATGCTGTACCTTTTATTAATGTATTATAATCTGAAGTAAATATATATCCGGAAGTACCTTGCCATATTCTTACTAAACTAGAACCTGCACCTCCAGAATTAATTACATTATTTGTAATTGTAAGTGTTCCTGATCCAGCACCTCCATAAATCCATATTCCTGTTGTTGAACCAAAATTAGTAATTACATTATTTGTAATGCTGAGTGTCAAGCCACCAGGTTTAAGATAATGATATATTGCTGTATCTGTTGTATTACTTATATTATTATATCTTATGATATTACCTGTACTATTATCAATCATATTATAAACAAAATGAGTTGCGCCATCTACATTACAATATTCTATAATATTATTATTAGTAGGAATTGAAGGTGAATATTGTCCGAGACTAAAACATTGAGTAATATTAGGGCCTATAAACGTAAATCCATTAAATGTTATATAATTAACTAATACTTTAAAAGAATAAAATGAACTACTAAGATGTTTTATAGTTACAGCACCTGCTTCCCAACCAGGAATGAGACCTTGATAATCTCCTTTATATATTATTCTATATGAAGATGTCCCAGACTGTGCCTCCATAAGTATGGGAGTAGTTATATTATAAGTACCTTGTCTAAAATTAACAGTAATTGTGCCAGCATCAATAGCACCATGATGGTCAACAGCCCACTGAATAGTCTGCCATGCCAAAGCAGGTGTAGTACCATCATGTCCTCCAGTACCATCTTGTCCATTAATAGGGTCTACATAAAATATTTTAGCTGCCATATCATTATCCCTGTATTATAATTTTTCTAATTTCTATTAAATTATATCCTATAACTTTTCCACTAGCATCTTGTATTGGATTATTTAAATCCCATATTCTTTCAAAATGTACTTGCTTATTTAAAATATTACTTTTTATTCTAGTTTCCATTAATAATCTTATACCATGCATTGTATTAAAAATTGTTTCTGACGTAGCATCTGGTGATAATTGTATTTCAGATAATACTGTATCAAAATCAGCAAGTGCACATTCTACTGCATCTGCACGTAATGGTGTTTCAGGTTGTGATTCTTTAGCTTCTAGTTCTTCAACTTCTGGTTCTTCAATTTTTGATTCTTCAGTTTTTAATTTTTTAATTTTTGATTTTTTAACTCTTTTAACAGTCATAATTCCTCCTTAAAATAATGCCACTTTACAAATTAATTCAACAGTTAGATCAGCTGCTGCTGTAGTTCCAACTGTATCTATATTAAGTTTTAATAAATCTCCCTTAACTAAATTTTTTGTTGCAGCTTTAATAACACAAGGAGTAATAGCACTTTCTGAAGTATATTCATTAGCATCAATTGTTGACAATGTATCAAATACTGTATTCCATACTGGTCCACCCCCACCACCTTTAGCAACAGTATCTTTTTCTAAATCAATAGTAACAACAGTCACAGTTGATGGAGTTTTTACAACTACTGAACAACCTGTAATTTCCATAGCATGTGGTACTATATGCCACGGTCCTTGATTATTAGCTACTGCTAATGTTCCTGGTATAGACCATCTAAATACATATAGTACATTATTTAATGTTCCTAATCCTGCATCATCTACATATTTTTTAGTTGCTGCTTGTTGATCAGCACCACCTGTTGGATCTGCAAGATTTGTTATTGTTTTACCACCCGCATCTATATTTGCTAATAATCCACTTAAAATTATTCCTGCAGGTTGATAAAGAGTAAGCCCTGCAGGTAATGCTGTTGCTGTATGAAATATTCCATTAACATATAATGCTGCATTTGTAAGTGTTTTTATAATATTTCCTACATATGAAGCACCATTAATATAACATTTTGGTGTTGATGAATTATCACCAATTGTTAAATTGGTAGTAATACTAGTATCTTGTAATGTCAATGAAGCATTGCTTAAAACAGAAGCATAAGTAATATTACAATTATAATAAGTTGAACCAGCATTAACATCTGAAACTGAATTATATACTGTACTATTATAACAATTTATAGATCCTGATGCAACTTGAAATGTTATTGGAATATAACAATTATTAACATGTATTCCAGTAGCACTTATATTTTTTAAAATTATGCTTGTTGTAGCACCATCAGCAGCACTACCAATTGTTAAATTAGAAAAATAATATTGTCCAGTTACTGTAGGATTTATAAAAGTACCAGTATTACCTCTACGGATAATTATTTGATTTCGATAACCTACACCAACAAAATTAATAATTTTATCCAAATTGATTGCAACACCACCTGTTGAATGTGTCCCAGGATATATTAAAATTGTATCACCTGACACTGCTGCAGTAACAGCAGTCATAAGATCTGTATATTTACCACCACCACCAGGTACTGTTAATGTTAGTATTGTTCCATAGGGTGCACCAAACCTATCATCTAGATTTTTTTTGCATATTGCATCACTATTATCTGTTGGATTTGCTACATTTAATCCTGTAATTTTATTGCCATTCATAGTATTATTAGCTTGATCACTTCTTAAATATTTTGTATGTGCAATGCTATTAGCAGTATCACTACGTCCATCATGAGTCAAAGCATCAGCATAATCTTTTGATATAATTTGAAGAGGGGTAGTAAATGATTTAGCATTATTATAACTTACAATTGCAGTATATGCTCTAGTTCCAGCAGCTAAAGAATAATCAGTATGTAAATCACCAGCAATTGCAGGATGATTATGAACATGATCTGCTCTTGCAAATGATGTTGAAGTTCCTTCAGTATTTCCCGTTCCTATACTTGCTACTGTTGCCGCTGTTATTGAATGTTTATGATCACTTCTTGTAAATGATGTTGCTGAACCTTCGGCTGCACTGTCACCTGGTTGTATTGAACCTGGAACAGCTGCTATGATTCCATGCTTATGGTCACTTCTTGCAAGAGAATTTGCTGATCCTGTTGCTGCTGTATCATCAGGTTGAATTGAACCTGGAGTTCCTATCGCTACATTATGTTTATGGTCACTCCTTGTAAACGATGTTGCTGAACCTTCTGTTGCACTATCATCCGGTAAAATTTGAGTTGGAGCTGCAGCAACTATTGAATGCTTATGGTCACTCCTTACAAGAGAGTTTGCTGTTCCTGCGGATGCAGCATCATCTGGCTGAATTGAACCCGGAGTACCCAATGCTACGCTATGTTTGTGATCACTTCTTGTAAATGAAGTTGCTACTCCTTCAGTTGCAGTATCGTCTGGTAAAATTTGAGTTGGGATAGCTGTTACTATTGCGTGTTTATGATCACTCCTTGTAAATGAAGTTGCTGTTCCTTCAGCTGCACTATCGTCTGGCTGGATTGAGCCTGGTGTTGCTGTTGCAATCCCATGCTTATGATCGCTTCTTGTAAATGAAGTAGCTGTTCCTTCTGCAGCAGCATCATTAGGTTGAATTGAACCTACAATAGCTGTTGTAATCCCATGCTTATGATCACTTCTTGGAAATGAAGTTGCTGTTCCTTCTGTTGCAGTATCACCTGCATAAATTGTAATCGGAGCGACTGTTACTATTGAATGTTTATGGTTGCTCCTTGCAAATGATGTTGCATTACCTTCTGCTGCAGCATCATCGGGTTGTATTGAGCCAGGAGTACCCGTTGAAATTCCATGCTTATGGTCACTTTTTGGAAATGATGTTGCACTACCTAATGCTGCAGTATCACCTGCATAAATTGTATTTGGAACTGCTGCTACTATTGCATGTTTATGGTCACTTCTTGAAAATGATGTTGCTGAACCTTCAGCAGCTGTATCATCTGGCTGGATAGAACCTGGAACTGCTGTTACTATTGAATGTTTATGATTACTTCTTGTAAGAGAGTTTGCATTTCCTTCTGCTGCACTATCATTTGGTTGAATTGAACCCGGCGTACCTAATGCTACACTATGTTTATGATTACTTCTTGTAAATGATGTTGCATCTCCTTCAGTAGCTGTATCATCTGGTTTAATTTGTGTTGGAGTTCCTGTTGTTATTCCATGAATATGATCAGCTCTTGATAAACTATGTGAAGTGCCTATTCCCGCTGCTGTAGTTTGTGCAAGAATAGAAGCTGCAGTTGCTGTATCTAGCGGATCAGCTCCATCATTTGGATCATGTCTGTCTTTGTGTGCTTCTAATAATGTTTGTATTATATTAATATCTTCAGCAAATAAAAATGAACCAGTACCTTGATATGATACTAGTATCGCTAAATCTTGTTGAGCAGCATTAAATGTTAATAATCCACTATAATAATTTACGTAAAACCGTCCATTGGGAGGAAATATATTTGTAGTCTCTACATAAACTTGCCCACCAGGTGGATCTGATGTTATAATAACAGTCGATGGGTCATCATGAGATGGTACTTCATGTAATCGTACTTGACATATTGTTCCTATCCCTGAATGCGAGATAGTATGCGCTGCATTAGTAATTATTATGGGTGCTGAACGCTTATCAATCTTTGTCCAAAAATAACTCATTAAAGTCCTCCTTATATCATTTCTCTTAGTCGCCAGGCTTTGTCTGCTTGATTATTTATATGCAGTCTTAAAAAACTATACCTGGTTGATAGTTATTGAGTTAGAACGCGCATATTGTGTTCTATCAATATTCAAATCTCCAACAACAGTATTTATGGTCATGTTCGTTACATTATCCACTCCGGCAACTTTATAAATTTCAGCGATTAAATCAGAAATTTGTACATCTTCATCTAATTTAAAAGCATTAATATAAGTTGTTAAGTTGGTAGTTATTGTAGCTGAAATAGTAGTGAAATCATATCCACTATAAATGTGTAAATCAAATATAATATCAATTAGAACTTTAGTTGCCTCTCTTACAAGTATATCTGCTGCTATAATTTTATTTTCATCAAGGTTAATTATATCTTGTAAATCTTGAACTAGTTTATTTCGTTGATATATAATTGTAAGTGTTTCTCCTTCAGCTGGCATTGTTGCTCCAAGCCAAGTTAAGCAGTCTGAAGATTGTATACTACCTGCAAGTAAGTTAGTATCTTTAGTAAAATTATAATCAGTACCTTTAATAAATGTATGAGGAGCATTACTAACAACTGAGTCTATATCTTCTGCTGGTCTATTTGCAAGAGTTATTTTTACACTATGTAATGCTGCTTGATAAATCAATACATCTGTCTGTGTATCATAATGTTCTCCAACTATCATAATATCAATGCTTCCACCATATGAATTTCTTTTCATTTCAGGATCATTAGGTTTTACAACTATACAATCTTGTACATAATCTTCATTAAGTGCTGTTGATTGATAACCACTTGGAGTACCAAGATTGTTCCCAGCTAATTTAGTTTTAATTCTTGCTACAAATTCTTCATCAGTTTCTTCATCATCACCATTTACTAATGAAGATTTATTTATTATAAATTCTACATTAGCAACAACATCATCCATTACAGTAATAGTTTCAATTCCGGTATTTCCAATACTCCCAGCAGTAACTGCTTGAATTAATACTGCAATAACATAAGCATTCAAATCGGGATCATAATAATCATTTATATTAGTTATTACAATTGTTTTTGTTTCTGTTGTAACATAATCTTTGCCAAGTACTGTACTTATTCTACTATTTGTTGGAATTATAATATCTACACTAGGAATAGAAGCTGTACAAAAATAAACTAATCCTGTTGTATTAACTGCTGCAATTCTTACAAGTTTATAATTAGATGCTATTTTATTAAGGATAGCATATATTTCTGCATTCAATTGTTGGCTGGTTAAATTAATCTCATTTATTTGTGCTAAAAAATCCGGATCTGTTTTTAAAGCAATTAATCTATCCAAAGAAGAACCAGCTTTTGTATATCCTTCTTGTATTAGTTCTTCCAATACTTTTTGAGCTAATGGTGTGATAAATACATCACTTACTACACTTCCAATTTGTGTAGTAAGATCAAGATTATTAGCTTTTATCAATGTTTGTATTGATGAATAAATGGCTGAAATATTTATCATATTCCCACTCCTTTGATTGATACATCAAGTATATCACCGTTGACTAGTTTTAAAGTTATAAGTACATTTATAACTCTCGGATCATCTTCTGCTTGTTGTATTATAATATTTAAAACTGAATCTAATCGCTCTATAGGTAATACACTTTCTTCTGTATATTTTAAATATGTCAATGAATAAATAATTGCATCGCGTATTGCTGGTGGTAAATATTGATCTAATCTTGATCTAATCAAATTAATTAAATCAGAACCATATCCTATAAATATACTATGTGAGCCTAAATGTGTTAACAATATTTTAACAGCGCATTGCCTCACTTTGTCTTTAAATTGCAAAATATCAAAATCTTTATCTGTATTTATACTAATATCATTTCTGTCACCATAATATTTATTAGTAGCAGTTCCTAAAAGTTTAACATCTTTCATACTGATAATCCTTCTAAGCGTTGATTAATTTTATCAAGCAAAACATCAACTTGTCTTACTAATAATAGAGTTTCTGATTTAAGCAATTCAACTTCTGTTTGTATACTATTAATTTGCTGTAATTTATACTTCAAATCATTTGCTCTTGCAGAGATATTTGTATGTCTTACAAATCCTAATGTTTTTTCATATATACCATTCAATGCTGGACATTTTTTAAATACTCCTGTAGGTAAACTACTTATTACTTTTTCTGCTGATTGTATTGTATAATCTAAAAGTTGTAATTCAGCACTAAATCCTATTTTAATAATTGATAAGTTTGCGCTTTGTAAGTTAAGTTGTTGAACATAAATTTCAAGTGATGGTTTTAACAAATTAAATGTTGCTTGAAGTATCTGTAAAAGTCCTATACTTAAAAGACTTAAAGCATCACCAATACAAGGTACATCAAATAGAGATTTTGTTTGTATTTCTATTTGTGATGGTGTTGTAGAACCATTAGAGTTTCCTGCTATGCTATTAGCTGACGTTGGCATATTATTTTCCTTTTACTATTTGTGTTGCTACTGATATTTGTAAAGGTGAAATTGGTAATGATGTAATCTGGTATGGAATTATTGGTGGTGTTGTTGGTCCTGTTCCAGACATATGCACATGGCTATTAAAAACAGTACATATTCTATCATCAATTAATTTTCTTGCTCCTATACTACCTCCCAAATTAATAGATGTTGCTTCAACATTGACATTAAGTCCTTTAACGTTGATAGTTGATTTTGATTCTATACTAATTGATGTATCAGCACCAATTGATATTTTAGCTAATTCTGTTATTCCTGCTGGATCGTATTTTACAATATTAATTGCTCCAAGTTCATCAATTTCTATTTTAACTTTTCTTATTGTAGTTAATGAAATCTTTTTAGAAATTGTTTCTATTAAACTATCATCGTTATTAATATTAATAGAATCTTGCATACTACCATCTGTTATTTGAACATTACCATAATCATCTAAATAAACTAATGCTCTTTTGGAAGATTGTATTTGAACCTCGCCTGGAACTAACTTTCTATTATTTTGTATATCCATATCCCAAACTTTTATAATTCGTGTTGTAGATCCGTTTGTATCATTATAAAATAAAACAGGCGAACCAATTTTAGGAAAAGTTTGAAAATTACAAGTATTTCCTAAAGGTATGTCAAAAAATTGGCTAAAATCAAATGTTGATTGTATGGTAACAGTTTGATTTTCTATATTAGTCCTGACTATTTTGCCCAATTGAATGTCTACCATTTATACTCCCTTTGCCCAATTTTGTAAATTAATATGAATATATGGAATGCTAGCATAATTTTTATTTCTAAATGGATATTCTTGTTTAGCACTTAATGTTTTTCTAATTGAATATAATCCATTATCACTTAATATTTTATCAAACTTATTTTTCCCATCTTGAGTTAACCATGCAGTATAATAAGGTGCTATATCAATTGCTAATCCTAATGTATGTGGATCATAAGCAGTAGGATTTGAAGTTGCATCATCAGTAATACCCATTGTGCTGTCACCCGGTGTTTTAAAACCATATACTAATCCACCGCATCCCATTATATTAGATATTGAAGGAACTTTTGTTTCTTGAATATAGATATATGCACTTATTGGTATTAAATTAAATGCCGTTGTAATTACTTCTAATAAATCCTTATTATTAAAAATTTCTAGATGAATTATGCCACCATTCTTAATTAATAAATTAGTTACTTTTGCTGTACCTGCTGATAAATCGGGTATTGGTAGACTAGGATCTGCAGCTTTTTTTGCTTGCGTATTTATATTAAAAGGATCTGTAGGCTGCATATAAATAATTTTAGGAGAATCATCTTTTATTACTGTACTACCTGGATCAGTTCCTTGTGCTCTATAAAAATCTTTTTCTGTTATAATAGTATCATCGAATGCTGGATCATCTGATGTATTCAAATCATAATATGTATAGGCTATATTAATACCACTAAATTCCCTTAGCATCTGCATATCAGCATTGTTTAATTTATTTATAAATTCTTGATTCATAAAAGTTTCTGGTATTTCGCCACCAGAAACAAATGTGCCTTTTACAAATGGTGTTTGTATAAATTCTATATTTGTACCTGCTTCAAGAAAAGTTCCAACTTGTTGTGGCATCAATTGTCCACTTGTATCTAAAACTCTTTGATAAATTGTAGTTGTGGTTTTTTTAGCAAAATAATAATAATAACCATTACTTACTAATTCTGTATAAGCTGCACCACTTATTTTTTTATCTCTATTTTTACTTACTTGTGTTTGTAATCTTTTTTGTATGCTTGAGCTTCGTTGTGCTATTTGCATTAGTTCGCTAGTTAAAACTCCCAAATCATCGATGCTTGGAATTATTTTAAATTGATATTTATTATTTTCGCCTTGAATCGGTTCAACCTTTCTTATATAAGTAAATGTTAATGTATTTTGTGTAACACCTTGTTGTAAATTAAAATTTTCAACTATATTAACTAAATATCCAACTCTTTTATATTCAGGTAAATAATATAATCTTGCTAATTCATATTTTCTATCATTGTCAACTGTTATATTAATTTGTCTTGTAGAAGTATTTGCTCTTACTAAATCAATAGCTGAAAATAATGCAGCTAATTCAATTGTTTGACATAGTACATTATCTTTTGGGCCATCAAGTCTGCCGCCATATTTTGCAGTTAAAAGAAAATCACTGTATGATCCGCCAATAGTGTCCATTGATCCATAATAGCGTTGTGTCCATTTATAATCACGTCTAGTTTCTATATCTACATCATTTCTTGATTTTGAAAATCTTTGAATAGATTTCTTTTCAATAATATATTTATTTTTATCTGCAATATTAACAGTTAAATCGATAATGCCTCTTTCGTCGGTTATATCATTACCGAATTTATTATACATTGGTGGTCTACAAATTAAATATCCATCACGGCTTTCAAAAATATCATAAAATGTTACTGCTTTAATATTGTTTAAAATGTCTATTGGTTTTACAAGCTGTGAATAAAATTTTTGTAAATTAGATGCTATCATACTATTATATGGATTAATATCTGCTCTCTCAATTATAGCAATTGTTTTTGGTAATGGTTCATAAGGTATTTTAAGCACTGCTGGAATAATAATACTACTGTTTAAATCTTCTCTTACTAAATAATAAGCATATAAAAATAAAAATCCCAGTCTTAAATATTTTTTTCTGTTTTCTTCATTACTTTGATCTTCTATTTGTTTTGCTAGCCTATCATTTTCAAGTTGCAAAGAATTTAATTCATCTTGATAGGGAGCTATAACAGATTCTGGTGCACCTATTAATCCCGAAAGTTGCATCCTTAATGCATCTATTTTTTTGAAATTTTCATCACCTTGTTTTTTCAAATCTTGAATTAATAAAGATCCGCCTAATGTACTATTTTCCCATGAATACTCATATTTATAAATATCTGCTCTAGCATCTGTTATATTAGTTGGAACCGTAGTAGGGCTTGAAATATTATAAATTTCTTCAAGAATCATAGCTACAATTTCTTTAACAGTTTTATTTTCCCATCGTGTGCTGAACATTTGTAGATTTGCACTTGTAACTTCATTGGTTCCTTCTGTTTGGTCCCAGACACCAGCAAGTTGAATCATTCTTGAAAGACCTAAATATTTGTGTAATCCAAATGTTGTTATATCATAACTATTGACTTGCTTAGGTATTTCAGTATTTGTTATAGCAGTCACAAAACCAATGTATTCAACTTTAAACTTTGTATCATTATCTCTTTTAATAAGTACTGCTATAATATCATTTTCGACTATCGCGTCTATATTAGCTAATGAATTATCCACAGAAAATGAAAATGAATTTTCAAATCCCATAGATGAAGTAATTGGATCTAGTGCTATAATAGCAGATGAAATATCAAAAGGACCAATTACAGTTCTAATATGATTAATTAATACATTCCATAGTTGATCAAGATATTTTTGTGTTTGTGCTTTCCAATTTTCATTATAGGTTTTATATGCACCAGGATCTATTAATTTAGACCATGATAGATCTGGAAATAGTTCATTAAAATCTTCAATGTCACGTATTAAAATATCATTAATGCTAGAACCACTAGAACTACTTTTTCCTGCAGAAATAGCTTCTGTAAGAGAATAATCCTGTCTCCATAATAATATTTTAATTTTAGTTGTTTGTGATGATCCTTGAAAGTCAATACTCATAATTTATCCTTAAGATTGAGGTACTACTAATACTTGAACAGATGAAAGTTGTGTCTGCCTTATTTGTAATTGTTTTGCTGAATCTTGCTCTGCTGTTTTTTGTGCTGAAGTTTTATTATAGCTTGAAGAAGATATTCCAATAAAATTAATTGTATAATCTATAATAAATGGCTTGCTAATATTTTCACCACCATCAATATTTTCTATAAATCCACTATAGGGTTGTCCCGGTTCATTAGCAATATAAAGTGTTAAGGGATAATTTGTGTATAGATAGTTAATATCAGCTAAATCATTTTGATATTGTAAAAAATAGTTCGTTATATCATTCCATGTATTAAATACTGGACCTTCTTCTCCATAATTTTGATGTGCATATAAATTTTCTTCTTTATTAGTTTTTTTATTAATAATATTTTGAAACGCACCAATGTATGAAGAGCCTGTAATTGTGATTTCAACTAATTCTGCATGCCACGGTTGCATGACATTTCTTGTTAAGCCAAAAATCTTACCAATTGCAACTGCATGTTTTATTTTAATACTGTCAACTATAGGTAATTCCAATCTATTACCACCACTAAAAGCTGCTGGAAAAACAATAGCAACATCGCGCTTAGTTAAAATATTATTCATTTAATTTCTCCATTATTCATAGCGTGGAGTAGATATTGATTGCATTGTTGAAATTTGCATATTTCCTCTTACTCCTTGCAACATTTCAATTTTTCTTAAACTCATAGAGCCACCCGCTATTGTTGCTAAGTAAGATAATAATATATTCATAATTCTTTCTAATATCATTTCAATTCCAGCCATGGGTCCTTTTTCCATTACTCTTAAAGTTTTTCCAAAATCTGAAGCAGCTAAAGCAGGACCACCTAATTTAGCTGCTGCATTAATTATATCTGCATCTTTCATTCCTTCCATCTCTTCTGGACTAAATCTTTTCCTCGCTATATCTATAATTTCTAAAAGCCTAACAGCTTCTGGGCCTAATGATTGTAAATCGCTAAATGCACCAATAGTATCACCCATTGCTTCTTTAATATCTCTTCCTTGTTTTGTTTGCGTATCCATAAAGCCACCGTAAACCATCATAGCTTTTTTGAATGGTGTAGCTTCCATTGCTTCTAATAACATTTTACCAGGTGCTAATCTATTTTGCATTGGAGCAAATGCCATATATGTCATTGCTGGAACTTTTTCTGCAACACTAAGAAAATCCTTAACTGTTTTTATTGCCAGTTGTGGTTGTTCACTCAGTCTTGCCCAAAAACCCCCAGCTTTGTCTGTTTTTTCTAATGTAGCAATTGAACCAATTAATTTTATCATATCGTTATCTATTTCATTATAACCAATATTAGCATATCTTAATGTATCAGTTTGCTCTGCATAAAAACCAGTTAAGTCTTCTACATTCATTCCTAATAATCTGCTTCTGCCTAATAATTCTTGAAAAACTGCTCCTGTATCTTTTCCACTAACTCCAAGACTGTTCATCATAACTGATGCAACTTTAACTGATTGAGCAGTACTTAATCCTGCAGTCTTTCCAATATTCACCATATTAATTATATTTTTAGCAGATTCTTTATTAACATTTTGTAATGCTGAAGTATATTCATCTGCACCCATTGTTAATTTAGTTGTAAGAGGTATAGTACTGACTGCATAATCTTGATATGCCATTTCCATTAATTCTATTGCTTCCTTTTGACTGAAAAATGAATACATTGCTTGATTTGAAAATTCTGTTCTCATACGAACTGCAGTATTCGGATCTGAACCTAAACCTACATATCTCAAAAATGGTATTGCTTCAAATGTTTTTCCTACACCTTTAATTAATTCATTAAATATACCAAGTGCAGCACTAATAACTCCAATGCCTGTAGCTGCTCCTGCAAATTTACCTATTATTCCCCCAAGCCCTGGAATCATAGCATCAGCAGCACCTTTAGTACTTTCACCAATTGATGCAAGTTTTTCTTTCCACTGAAGAGCCATATATGTACCAACATGACCTGATTGCAATGCTTGCTTATTTTTAGCTGTAGTTTCAGCCTCTGCAGCTTCTTTTGCTCTTAAAGTTGTATGTATATATAACTCTCCAGTATTGTTTGCTGCTTTCATTGCAGCTGCTATAGTATTATATTTTTTAGTTTCTAATTCTAAATTTTTTATCTTTTCTTTTGTTATAAAATTTGATCCTTCCATTTCTTGTTCTAATAATGGAATTGCTCGTTGTAATGCTGTATTTGATAATAATTTAAGATTAACTGTTCTAGTTAATAAACCATTTTCAATTGTTCTAGATTTTATAAGTTGTTCTATATCTTTATTTCCGCTTTTACTTGCTAACTGCATTAATTTTAATCCTGATGACATCTCAGCAAATGTAGCAGTACCATTTTTAGCTTTTTCAGCAACTGAAAGCAGATCAGATGCTAAATCTTTGACGATACTTTGATTTGACAGTATAGTACCGCCAAGCTTTTTAAAACCCTCTTGCCAATCTGCTAATTGTTTTAAACCAATATCATCAGGCATTATTATTCCTTATTCTTTATTTGATTTTCAAATGCTTCATCATCTGCTTCATATGTTTCTGTTGTTTTTTCAATTTTAGTATTTTCATCTATCTGTGTAACAGTTTTACCATCTTTTTCAACAATAGGCCCAAACATTTTTTCATTGTCCATATTAATATTAGCTTTGATCCAGATCATTTGAGCAAGAGAAAGATTTTTAAACTCCTTACTAGTAGGCAATATTTGGAAGGTTTTACAAATTGTCCAATACAAATCGTTTATTTGTTTATAATTTTCATCATTTACTATTTTTTTTTAAAATCACTAATAATATCAAATTGTTTAATAACTAAATCATTATATTTATCATAAAGCATGTCTATAATACTTGCTTGAGATTGTACATGCAACTTTGTAAATAAATTTAACTTTTGCTCTGGTGTAATAAATTCTTGTGAATCCATTGCTGTAATAGAATATGTGAGTAAAGCAATTTTTGATAATTCTATATTACTAACAGCAGTTCCTTCGGTTGTTTTAATTAAACTTAGTGCTTGAATCTTTTCAGATTCTTTTAATGTATGCATTTTGATATGAATGCCACAAATATCATCTTCAATTTCAACATTACCTATTTTAATTAATCGTTCTAATGCACTAATACTTTCTTGCTCAGTTTCTGCTACTTTTGATTTTAATGTTTCTACATTAACTGATGGTACTTTGTCTTCACTCATTGTTCGTTTCCTCCTTAAAGTTTTATACCTAATGCTGGTAATACAGTACCTTCTATTAAACTTTGTGCTATTGTTTGTAATCCTGCTTCAGGTTCTATTCTACCTACGTCAACATCCATTGATTGAACAACTAATAAATCTGCAGATTCAAGATTAAATTCCATTGGATTTTTTGTGAACCAACAATCATAAAGTTTTATAACATCGATTCTACCCATTGGTGAACCTTTTCTAATTTCAATCACAAAGGGTTTCATTTGATAATATAAGCTTTCAATGTTTTCACTAAATATTGCTTCTAATGCATCACCTCTGTATAATACAACTCTATTGAGAGTAACCGTAGTTGTGATTGGCCCTGGTACTATTACCGCAGGTCTAAAAGCATATGTGCCCAAACTTCTTAGTTTAAATATTTCACGATTTTCATTTTTTGTTAATTTACGCACAGCACCCAAGATTTCCCCGGGCATTTCTTTTCCTGCAGAATCATATTGTATTGTACGTATTTTTATAGATGTAGATAGTCGTCCAGAAGTTGAAGGTAGGGCCATAATGAAGTTGCTCCTTACGCAGTCAATTTATGAACTATTACTCTTCCTACTGTTGCTTTTACTGTTTGTGTAATTCTTAAATCAGTTGCTTCTACATCAAAATCCATTGGGTTCGATTCAAACCAAACATGTGTATAATATACTACCTTAACTGGAATATTTGCCTCATCAGGATTTCTTAATGTAACTGCTATTAATAATGGTGCAGTTTGTTCGAGCAAATCCATTCCTTCACCATAACCAAATGCTTGCAATAAATTTTCTTTGTAAAGAACAGTTTTTTCAAGAGTTAATTCATATGTTGGAAGAGATGGATATGCTTCAACTATCCTGCCTGGATTATCAACCTCATTATCTAATTCTCTCCAAACACTAATAGTTCTTGTCTGGTTTACTTTTACACTTTTTATTGCACCAATTTTTGTCATCTTACCCCAATTTTCTGGATGATCATAATCTATATTATCTCCAGAAAGTGCGTGAATTGTTATACTACTTTGTAATCTAGCTTTAGTTTTTGGAAGTGCCATTGTAATTCCTCCTTTAAGATGTATTCTGTAATACTCTAGAATGCTCTAGTTTGATTATATTTATTTTATTATAAGAATATACCTTACCCCATAATTACTCCAAACTCTACATATATCCAATTTGTGTCCCATGTAGGTTTAATCCCAAATCTTACATCAATTTGTCTAGGTTCTATTGAATTTTGTTTCGCATCGATGTTTTGTTTATCAACAATGATATGAGGCATCATAGAACCTAACAACATTTCTATCATAGTTTTCATCGATGCATATGTTGGACCGCCAGTATTTCTTGTATTAACAAATGCTTTATTTAATGCAGTCCTAACTGTATCAGCTACATAGTCTTGAATTTTTGTAACCTTAAATTCTTGCGTACCAGCATTTGTTGTATCTGTAGTTAGTGCATGTCGAATGGTAAAACTGATTCCATCTTTTTCAATTATCATTCCACCATATTGAGCAAGATAATTTAATTCTGAATTTAAATAAATGCTGCTACTTACATCTGTAAAACCAACTATCGATTTACCTGATAATGGTTCACCAGCATCATAGTTAGGATTTGTTGCAACTCCAGCAACTGCTGCTGCTAGATAGCAACCATCAAGGTCTATCAATGTATCACCAACTAATCTTTGACATTTAGAAGAAACAATATATGGAATCCTTGCACTAGTTAATGCAGCAAAAATATCTAAATATGAACTGATACTGCTACTCTTATCAGTTTTATCATCTAGATCCTTTTGTCCTCCAAGTATTATTGTTCTATATTTATTTTCAATTTCATTACTTGTTGCAACAATGTGAGCCTTTGAATATGCTATCAATTCAAGATATGAACTGTCAGATATTGGTAACATTGGAACTATTACCCAAGGTGTTACTATTCGTAACCTATCAAGAGCAGCTTCAAACCCACTTATAACGCCATTACTTACATCTGCCTGACAACACCATACAAAACCAGATCCGTTCTCTTTCATGATTTTAGAACCAAGTGATAGAGTATGTGTTGGATTACCACCAGAAAGAGTATTGCTATCACCATAAATATCTTCTATTAAATTCTGGTCTGCAAAAAGTGCTGGTTCATAATCATCAGCATTTTTTGGCGCTACAAAAGTTACATAATATTTCTGTCCAGTTACAGGTTCTGTTGAACCATATATTTTTTCTACACTGAAACCAAGTATTGCATTTGCAGTACCATCACCGATTTCAATTATTCCTCCATTTGTTAAAATAGTTGAGATTTTAACTTTACCAGCATCACCACCGCTAGCTTCAACAATGGTGCAACCTGTAGTAAATGTATTTAATAAGTCTGTAGCAATTTGTGCAGCTGTCTTAGTAATAAATGGTGTAGCAAATGTATGAGTTTTCATAATTCCACCATCAATAGCCATTTTGAATGTCAACCCACTGACATCAAAAGTTTCTACTTTTATTCCAGTTTTAGTAGCTGCAATAACTGGACTCCAATCAATAGTTTCTTTTTTTGCATCTGGCACAAGTGTGTCGTCGATAAGCAAATAATCGGTAGTTTCACGGTATATATTTCCGCTTTCATCTATGACTTGAGTTATTGAAGTAATATCATCAATGCCTGCCATTATCAATGCTTTGTCATTTGCTGAACCTTTAACAATAGCATCGCTCGTTAAATCTTTATCAAGCCTTCCAATTCCAATTACTGCGGGTATAAATATACTTGCGGGTATTATTGGTAGCTGCGGCCTTTTGATCTTGACATATGTTCCTGGTTTTTGATAATTAGGTGAAAAAGTTGGCATTGTTATCCTCCTTTAGATTATAGTCTTTTCAACAGTAATCTTACTAATTAAATTTATTAATGCGCTTGGTACTTCTGTGTCTGCTGTATATTCTGAATAACAAGGAATTGTGATAATTTTTGAATAAAATAATTTTCCGTTTATGTCCTCTGCACTATCAGCACTTAGTCTGATTTTATTATAAGCAATGCCTTTTGTAACAAGTGCATTGCTATAACGAAATAAAAACCTTAATGAAAATGCTACAAAATCTGATATCCTATCTCTATCAATATCTGATAATCCTAAAACTTTAATAGCGATATCTATTGTTTGCCCACCTTCATGCTTTATAACATAAACTAGTTTTGAAACACTTGGTGTTGTATAATTGTTTTGTAACAAATCAACTGTAATAGAAGTATTAGGCACAATTTCAGTAATCAATGCTTGTTCTTTTGTATCTAATGTTTCTATTATTACTGCATCTCCTACTACAAATCCTGTAGTGACTGCTAAATTAATTACTACAGCAGCTCCTCTTTCAGGATTGTTTGTTGCTACTTTTGTGTTTGATAATGTTTCTATATCTTCTATTTCTTCTTCATTATGAAATTCTATATTTGATTCACTGCTAGAAGATGAAACTAAAATAGCTGGTTTCTCTTCTATAACTTGTGGATATTCTTTTTGAATTAAAATTTTTGCTACTCTTGGATCAGTATCATATTTGTATTCTGGTAAATATGCAGATCCAAAAATTGCTCGTAAAGTAGCAACGAATGCTATCTTTGTATCATTAGTAAATGAAGTGTTTAATATGTCTGCCATTTGACCTTCCTATTATATAATAATATTATTAGTTAACCCACTTAATATATTACGTCCAGAGCATCCAGTTCAACGTTGGCTTACCTATCGAATGTGCTATACCATCTGCTATTTTAGCATCACTAATATAATATTCTATATCTCTTTGAGTAAGCCTTATTAGTTTAAATTCTTGATGAAGCGGTAAACCTCTCCAAGTTGAAGTTTTGGGGTCTGTAATTCTGTATCGTTCTCCCAAAGCTCTTGTTACAATAATATCACCTTCAGTTAATATTGGATGATAAATTGTCCAACCATCAAAATCATGATCTGCTACAATTCCTCTTTCATCAAATTTATATCTTCGTGATGGTATTCCTTTTCGTCTTACAAGCATTTCTGCTTTGGGATAATACCCTCCATAAACGCTAGTTCCAAAACAATCAAGACATCTGTTTATTGGCTGAAGTGGTGGGTCTGCTGTTGGGTCTGGATCAAACATTCCACCACCAGGAGTTGTTGTTTCTCCACCAGAAGCTGCTTTATGTTGACAAGGAATTCCAACCCATCGTCTTTTATATAAATATGCTTTTTCTGCAAATGTTTCTAACTCTGCTAATTCTCTTTCTAAGATTTCATCAAAATATTCTTTTAATGTAGAGTCTTGTGTATAGTCCTGTCCTACTGAAGAAAGAGTAGTACCGCTTGCTTCAAATGCATCATATGGAAAATTAGTTACTCCCAAAAAATTCTTATCTGTTTCTGCTGGAATAATTCCATACATTGCTGTTACCCAAAAATAAAAATAAACTCCATCAATCAATGGAGGCGTTGTTTCATAATAAGTAGTAAGAATATTTTGAGCAATCATATTTGTATTATTATAAGGAGCCAATGATGCGTAAATTTTATATGAAGTAGCACCAGAAAATGCATTCCATGTAATTCGCATTTTCTTTTGTGGATCATCTAATAATACTGAAACAATGATATTCTCTACTCTCATATTACCTCTTAAATATTATTTGATTTTTCATTAACAATAAGTCTACTTTATATTCTATACGTTCATTTTGATTCTTAATTTCTGGTATCAATGTTTCCATTATAATAACTCTTTTTTCTATATCTGGTATTTTTAATTTAAAACTTGCTATATCTTGTGTATTAATAGATGCTTGATTTAAAACTCTTCCTGCTCCTAAAATTATTGCTCCTATAGTTAAAAATATTCCTGTTATTTTAATTAATAAACCTGTTGTTCCATTGATTGGAGTTTTAAGCGCCATGACTATTCCGCCTTTCATTTTTTAATCCTCTTCTTTATAACTAAAATAATTATTACAACTACAACAATAATTACTATTGTTAATATTATAGACAAAATTGTTGATAATCCAAATAATTTATTAAACAATAAAAATAAACTTGGAATTGCAACTATAATAGCTAGTAATCCTGGCAAAGCAAATCCTCCTTCGTTGGAAGGATTTCCTGTACTTGTTATTACTCCCGATGAAACTGGAACATTATCGTCGTTATTATTTATAGGTGTAGTATCTATTATAACTTCTGGTATTTCTGATAACCTCGTCATTTCTGCAAAAATCATTGATTCAGTTACGGCATAACTATTTCCTAAATCTTGATTGCTTAAATTACTAATTGCCTCCTGGTATAATTCATTGTATTTAATACGAGCTTCATCTATTTGTATTTGTACTTCTTCAGCAGCTTGTAATATGGCCAACCTATCCTGTTCTATTTGCTCGGGAGTAAGGACTTCTACCTCCGGATAATCTGCAAACACACTTAAAGTCATAAATGATAACATCAAAAATATTATTATTTTTTTCATCTTTATTCCTTTGGCTTCAATATATACAACCCTTTAATTTTTTCATCTGGTATATACTCATTACAAATTCTCCAATCGTCAAACAAACCACCAACGCATCCTGTTGTAACCGCTACACTATAATGATTTCTTCCAAAAACTAAAGAAGTCGCTCTATTAATTACAGAACCAACTATACTGGGGTAAATAGGGCTATATGAACATTTTTCACCATTAATAAATATATCCGTATCAGCAGTTCTATGCCTCACTGCAACAAATGTCCAAACACTTCGTGGTATACTATCCTGTGTTGTAAGATATGAAACAGTACTACCACCATTGTTTGCCATTCCATAATAAAGTTGGTCTGTCACATTCCAGAAACCGAAATGCCATTCTGTATAGGGCGAAGTCCATTCTGTCGCATTATAAGGTTTACTCAATATTTTACCAAATGCATTATGAGTTGATAGATATACCCATCCTGTAATTGTAAATGTACTAATATAAAAATCTGGGACTGTTCCTCGTTGTGTTGCTCCATTTAAACTTAAACGATTTCCAAATTTACCAGAAGCTAAATAACTACCATTCATTCCAAATAAATTCATTATTCTTGGTGATTCTTCGGTAATAGAAACAGCTACAGTTGGCTCAGTAGAAACGCCTTTACGTACTCTTACGTCGTCAAAAGAACAATTTATGGAATATGAAGTAGTATCATACGGTTCACATACCAATCCAGCATAGGTGTCAGAACGTGGAGCTATTGGAGAAGTAATTGCCCATCCAGCAGGTTCATTATCCGTTGAAAGCCATATTTTGCTATAGAGACTTGTTCCACTACAGAACAGTTTTGTTTTATACCATATTCCAGTGTTCCATGAAAAAATAGCACTATTTTTCCATGCAATCTGTGAATCTAATTGCCATATATTTACTTTATCATTGCCACGAAATCCAGTAAAGAAATATCTTTCGTTTACTCCCGTTGTAGTTTTCGCTGTCAATGATACTCCCCCAAAAACATTGGCATTATTATCTATTGAATTAACCTTGATTTTTGCTTCAATTATCAGGTTATCGGACTGCCCAACATTTCTCACTGCCCATCCCGATTTGTTAATTCCTTTTACAGATGCTGTGAGTATACCTTGACCAGTGTCCCATGTCCATGTGGAAGGCGTAACAGTCCATAAGGCAGAAGTATCACTTGAAAAATCATCAAATAAAAGAAACGTTTTAGTGCCACTACTTGTGCTGGTAGCATAACTGTTGCCATAATACATAAAAAGCGTGGTGTTTCCCGTTGCGATTACCGTTGACACCTTCACCCAGAACCCCTTTGTATTTGTTGTTGACGGGTCTATCCAATAGTTTAATTCTTTTTCATTAACATCTACAAATCTTAAATCATTAAAATTTGCTAATAATTTACTTTGACTTATTAGACTTGCCGAATTTATTTTATCTGTGTCTATATATACTTGATAATCATTTTGAGTTGCTACAGAACTCGTTATAGTTAATGCTTTTCTATATTTCCATGTTCCACCACCAGCATTACTAAATACTGGAAAACTTGCTATGGATAATCCCGAATTACCTATCGTAGTCCCTGATGATTCATTCATTCTCCATAATGCAACTGTATTAGTCGTTGATGGAGCAGGACAATTTGTTGATGCTGGCAATAACGGACTTCTCTGTGCTACTCTAACTGCGTAAGTTGGTTCAACTGATATATATTTTCTAACAAAAACATTGTCATAAAATGCATTAATAGCACTTGGAGTTTCTCTTGCAGAAAATCCTATGTAACCATTTGTTCTTGTCGTGTCGGCTGTTATTATAATCTGCGTCATGTTATAATAACATTCTATACCATTGGTCTTTGCCAATGTCTTATAGTGATACCAATTTGTATTAAGGGCTAAAGTATAGTTACCCAATGCAGTTTGAACCCCAGCTACTTCCTTCTGCAATACCAATTTAGTCGGAGCATCCCAACTATTCCATCTGTAAATATAACCATTCTGTATCTCATTAATACCACCACTAATATTACCGTCCCATTGAATCTGGCTTTCAATATTTTCGGATTTTTTTGCTTTAAATTCAACTATAAATGGAGCAGAAAAAGATGAATAACTCCTTGCGTATGCTCTGTTAGCTCCATTGTTCTTTATTTCCAGTTCATTATTCTGTTCATAAACATCTACTGTTCCACTACCTAATACCTTTAACCATTTTGTTGGGTCTAAAGAATTATCATTAAAATCATCAAAGAAACTAAAGGTATTATTCCCATTACTTGAGCTGCTTGCAGATGCATTACCATAAAACATATAAATTGTTTCTGGGATTGCATTTGTTAATGTTGAAATCCTTACCCAGTAACCTATAATTATTGAAGTGCTTTCATCAATCCAGTAATTTAATTCTTTATTATTTTTATCCGTGAATCTAATATCAGCAGAAAGTGCTTTAATACGAGATTTAAAAGTTGTTCCCAGCGATGTAGTTGTAATAAATATCTGATAATCATTAATAGTAGTAGCAGAATTTAATATTACTATAGGCACTCTATATTGCCAGCCACCACCCCCGGCGTTACTTAAAGTTACTGGCCAGTTACCTGCCATAACATTAGTGCTTAAAAGCAACAATAATATAAGAATTAATTTTTTCATTTAATATCCTTTACCAATTCTTTCTATATTTATAATCTTGTCTAATCATTATAGGATTACCACCTGTTATGGTTGAAGTGGCTTTAGTGCACTCCCACTTAAAACACACTTCGGAAGGATAGGATGTTTGAATGTAGTTTGCAGGGCCCCACGAAACAGACCTACCACCATTGGTTATTTGCATAGGTGTTGTTGAATTAAATATAGTATAATATATTCCTGTTGGGCCGCCACTGTTACATTTAATGTCGTAGTTCTCATTTCCATGCGCTGCAGTGCCATCAGAACAATATGTTAATGTTCCACTTGTTAAAAATATAGTGTTTTTTGGACTAATCCATTGGTCCATCATATTTACAACATAAGTATTAGTTAAAAATGTTGATCTGAAACTATCGTGGTATGTTCCGGTTGAATTTCTTAATGCAAAAGTATTCATTAATGTTGCTGACATAGATGATACAATAACATTTGCTCCTAAACTTCCTGCGCCTATCATAGAAGCAACCATACCATAATAAGTAGTTGCGCTTATCGCAGTAAATGACGTTATCTTATTATCAAACTTCCAAGGTGTTTTAACTGTATTTGTACTGGTAATATTTCCATACGGGTCATTTTTCCAGTTCATAAATGCTTGACTTTTTGTAGCCGATAATAATAATACCACTACCATAATTCCAAATAAAAATACTTTTTTCATATGTTCTCCTTTATAACTGTGAGCCTAATATTCCATCTGCACGTATAAATTCAAATTGGTCGTTATCTGTGTTATAACCAAATCGTGGCCCTGTCGATGGTCTAGTTCCTATTGTCCATGTAGTTGCTACTAGGTTAAGTATTTTTTTATTGTTGGCATCTAAATTCTCATACAATTTTGATATGACGGTTCCTCCACTATCCTGTTTCCACAACTTAATTGTTCCACCATATTTAGTGTACAATATTCCCTGAACGTCAACTGTTAAATGTGTGCTTGTATCATAAAATGTCTCTACCCAATTTGTACCTTCTAAAAAGAGTATGGAATCTTCTGATAAATTATTTGCGTTTATTTGATATGCGAAACAATTATTCAATGTGAAATTTGTTGCGCCACTCGGAAAGTCTATTCTATTAAATTTACAAGACTCATATCTACCACCTAAAAGTGTAACAAAAGGTGTTGTATAATATTTCTGGGCAAATTTAGTGTCTATTGCGTTTATATAAGCACTACATGCTCCTGTTATTCTACAATGTCTTAACCATACATATCCAGTGCCTGAAGTTCTTCCTATACACTTAAAACTTGATACACTATTATAAACGTCTATGTCATCAAGTATTAAATCTTTTTCTCCTGTTAATTCAAATAACCAATCATCTCCCGATATTCTTTGTATTACTACATCACCCATTACATAATTATCTATTCCACCAGTGAACGCTCCCATTCCTTTGATACGAATATTATAAGAACTTATCGTCATCTTTGGTTCTGTATAAGTTCCAGGAAATACTACTATTAATGTTGTGTCATTTACTACTGCTGCAACTGCGTCTGCTAAGGTTGTATATGTTGCGCCTCCTGTAGAACTAACCGTAATTACATTTGTCATGTCCTTTATTCTGCCTGTTATTAAAGATGACAAACTATCTATGTATATTTTTGTTAATGTGGGGGCAGTATCAAACCATTTAGTTTGATCATCGTACTTAAATGAAACTCCTGATATTCTTATTGTTGAAGTATTTCCTGCTATAACTGCAACACTTAGCGTACTGTCATATTCAAAATGACAATTTTTTAATATCATTAATACACCAACATAAAGTAAACTTTGATTAGTTATTTGTGGCTGAATAAATTTACAATCACTGAAATAACCATAATCACCAGAAACCATTTTATAAGTTCCTGTAAAATCAACATATGCATCTCTTTGGAAAATACAATCATAAAATTCTGCTCCATCTGCTATAGTCTTTACAAGATAAAAATCTTCATTAGTACAATGTATTTTAGTATTATAAAATCTAGCTGTTCCATAAACATTTTCAACTATTTGTTTAGGACCGTATAAATAACAATCTTTAATAGTTCCATATGCGTGAGCTATAACTCTATCATATGCACCTTTAATTTCACAATTTTCTAATATAGAACTAGCATTTAAAGTTTGACAAGCATAATCACCGCCGCCTGTCCAATAACAATCTTTTGCTTTTCCATAAAGAGCAGCTATAAAATCTACATAAAGAGTAGAAGCAATTATATCAACATTTTCTATAACACTATTAAGCGGAGTTAAAGCTGCTGATTGATTAAATATGTCTTGCTCAGAACTACTTGCACTAGTAATTGTTAAATTTTTAATATCACCTATACCAGATTGAGAAATAAATGCTCCTCCAAGACTACTAGTTTGTAGAAATGTTTGGTATTTTCCAGCACCATTAATTGAAATATAATTAGTATCCATTGCTATATTTGCTTCAATAAATGTTCCTATTCCTATCTGAACTATAATAGGATTCGTTGCAGATGGACTCATTGTTTTTGCTATGGCATAACCTTTTGCCATTGTTAAAAATGGACTAACATTCGTTCCCGTTCCTGTTCCATCATTTCCATTTTTATCCACATAAACATGTTGCGCATAAGTAATTGAATTAACAGCTATTTGATTTACTGTTATTTTTTTCTTTTTACTTGTATCTTCACTATCTTCTATTAATAAAACATCAGCACCTATTGGTGTTCCTTTCGGATCAAAACTAGTAAAATCAGCTGCAGTTCTTTTTAATTGAGCATCGTCAGTTACATTCCCAAGATTTACTTGTGATTTAGTAGTATCATGAGGATTCAATTTATCTGCTTCATGTATTTCTATTGGAATTTTTCCATCATAGTATTGCATTATCTACCTCCTTATAAGTTTACAACATCAATTCTATAATTAACTGTTGCATTTTCAGCGACTGCTTGACTAATTTCTATTCTTACTTCCATATCAGCAGGAGTTATAAATTCATCAGTAATTATTACACTCTGAACTGAATCTGCTGTTTTTGTTACTACAGTATAATATTTTGTAGTAGTAGTATCTTTTATAGATATAGTAATGTTTCTTGCTTTTGCTGTACTAATATTTATATAAATTCCTACTATTTTCTTTTTCTTTGCGAATGTTGAAACTACATCCATAGCGCCAGCTGATAAATCAACAGATCCAGCTAATTTAGTAAATGTAGTATTTTCAACTGTAACTAATGCATTTTCTGTTCCATCAGTTCTAACAACTACCCTTGTATCATCAGTAGCATTCTTTATTTCTACTGCTCCTATCTCTATGTCGCCCGCTACCATATTTACATCAACAGCATTTTTAGAATCAACTGTTGTAATGGTAGCTTCTATAGTCCCATTAGAAATTTTTGTTTTTTGAGTGCCATCGGTTTGGTGTGTTGCTAAATTTGCTAAATTACCACTGGTTTCTTTTGCACCGTTATTTTGTATAACTACTAAAGCATTATCGGTTCCATCAGTTTTAACAACAGCTTCTATAGTCCCATTAGAAATTTTTGTTTTTTGTGTACCATCAGTCTGATGTGTTGCTAAATTTGCTAAATTACCACTAGTCTCTTTAGCACCATTATTTTGTATAACAACCAAAGCATTGTCTGTACCATCAGTTTTAATAACAGCCCTTGTATCATCGGCTGCATTTTTAAGTTCTACTGCACCGATTTCAATATCACCAGCTACCATGTTAACATCTAATGCATTTTTAGAATCAACTGTTGTTATTGTTGTTTCTATAGTCCCATTAGAAATTTTTGTCTTCTGAGTACCATCAGTTTGATGTGTTGCTAAACCAGCTAGATTTCCGCTAGTTTCCTTTGCACCATTATTTTGTATAACAACCAAAGCATTGTCTGTACCATCAGTTTTAATAACAGCCCTTGTATCATCGGCTGCATTTT